TTTTTTTAAATTATTGTCATACCCTTTAAATACCGCTATTTCCCAATGATTTCATCGGTATTGATAAACTCATACGGTGTCTGCTGGTAAACGTAATAAGATACTCATAAAGTCAAAAAAATAATGTTACAAATGCTGATTTTAAGCCATTTTTGCAAGATTTGTCTCCACAAGTACCAATTATACCACCATTGAATCTCCACGGAAAGAAACAATTTTGTTATTTGAAGACATATTTTCGAACTGTTTTTCTGCTAATTCATCACCATATCCTGAAATTCGATCAAGCTCCCTAGATACTTTATCCATCTCTGTCTCCATCTGTTTTGGCATAACTGATGTATACAAATCCATTGTCATTTGCAGAGATGCGTGTCCTAGATATGCCTGAACTGTTTTTGGTGCAATACCAGCTTCAAAACAACGTGTCGCAAATGTGTGTCTAAAACAATGTGCAGAGAATGGTTCTATTTCATCCAGATAATCTTTTGTAAGATTTACCTCTTCTATAATTTTGTTAATTGCTTGACACACAACTTGCGAATTTAATGGTGTGTTGAATTTTGATGTAAATAACAAATCAGCATATTTATCGTCAATTTTCTTTGTAATGGGTTGTTTAGCAGCAACAACAGACTTTTGAACAAATTGTTTCTTTAATGCTATTTCGCACTGCCTGTTGATTGGTATATCTCTTAAGCTAGTTCTTGTCTTTGGCTTTTCAAAATGATATTCCTTTTGACTGTCGCTTTCATATTTCTGATATACGAGAGTTCTAGTTATATGAATTACTCTACTATCCCAGTCAACATCTGTCCATCTTAAAGCAGCAAGTTCTCCAATCCTCATTCCTGTTGATACTGCCGTAACAAACAGATTGTCATAAAATGTTCCCTTACAACAATCAAAGAATACCGTTTGTTCATCCTGTGACAAAACCCTTACACTTTTTTCTTCGTCTCTTTTTAATGATATTCCTTTTGCTGGATTCTTTCGCACATATTCGTTAATCATAGCTTTGTTAAAAATATCAACAAGAAGAATTTTTACCTTGTTGCACGTTTCGTATTGATACCCACTACTCTTTAATTCTTTGATAAGTTGTTTGATTTGACATTGAGTAATACTTCCTAATTGAAAATTCCCAAGACTCGGAGATATATGCTTATAATATACATTATTATAATGTCTTTTTGTGTTTTCACGAATAATATCAAACTTGTAAACGTTCATCCATTTCTTATACCATTCGTCAAGTGTTATATTGTCTTTTACGTTTATTTGCTTGTCATTTTCGTAAATCGCTTCATTATATCTCTTTTTAACATCTTTTAGATCTCTGCCTGAAATTGATACCCTTTTACCAAATCTATCTATATATCTTGCTTCATACCTCCCATTCTTTTTCTGTATTATTCCTTGTCCCAATTCTTTTCCTTTAAGATCTTTGCCCAATCGTATTTCCTCCTTGTATATGGCAAAGAACTTTTGCATGACTGTATTATATCACACAAAAGTTCTTTTTACCAAATTAAATAAAATGCTTTCCAGCTAAATATTTCTCAAATTCAACCCTTTTTACTAGATGTTTGTTTCCTACTTTTAATAGGAAGGGACATGCTTTTTCGGAAAGCAATTTTCTAATTGTTGTTTCTCCAATATTAGAGTATGTAGATGCTTCTGGAATCGTAAGATTTATTTTATCTTTAATTTCAACCGCCTGTTTTATGTATATCACCTCTTTACTTTCGTCCTGTAGAACCAAAACCACCTCTGTTTGTTTCGTCCAAGTGTTCCACTTCCTCAAACTCAATCTCTGGCTGAATTTTATTGATACGGAATTGGCAGATTCTATCATTCTTATTAATTACTGTGTCTTCCATAGCAATTACAGGAAGTTTCCATTCATCTGCATCTCCCGAATATGAATTATCAATGACAGCGAAACAATTCGTCTGTAAGATCTTGAAATTCTTATATGTACTGCTACGAGGCACAATATTTGCTTCGTATCCATCTGGCAATTTCATCCCAACTCCTAATGGGATCAGACGAAATTCACCTTTCTTCAGGTGTACGGTTTCGGCACTTCTGAGATCAATCCAATCACCTTTGCTTATTTTTTCAATTTTATCAATTTCGTCATCAAAGTATTTAATTTTAATTTTCTCCATTTGTTTTATTCTCCTTGTCTTTTAAAAATTCTTTCATATCTTGAACATAATTAAACATATAGTTTACTATTGGACATACAACTAGAAATACAATAGTTGCGCCAACTATGATTCCAAGAAAAAATAACAGAAATCCAATAATGCTATTCATTTGCTTGTACCTCATTTCCAAAATTAATACATTTAGTTTTATATAAATCTTTTAGTTCTAGCAACAAATAATATAATTGTGGACTTACATTTCTTTTAATATCATATTTGCATTTTTCAAACTCTTTGAGAATCTTTAAGATGTTTTCTTCTGTATTGTTACGTGTATTTGAAACACCTTTAACCTCATCTACATAAGCATCAAACCCATTATCACAATCCCTTGTCTTAACCATTGCCATTCCGCTTTGAACAAATACTGCTTCTACAGTACATTCAACAAGAACTTTATCGCCTTTCTTTAATTTGTATAAATCTTCCATTTCCATATTTGTATTACCTCCTTTAATCGCAATATAAAACCATTTTGTTCTGAGCGAGAGACTGTTTTACATCAATAACATGCTGATTCTTACTGCCACGATAAGCAAGTGTGAGATCTTTCTGCTCATCTATATATTCTCCATCAACCACGACATTGCACAAAGAAATTATCTGCTTGCGTTTTTCCATCAATCTATCATTATAAGATTCTTCAATATAATCAAAATCATCTGTTTCTACAGGTTGATAATTCATTATGTAATTCCATTGAAATCCTGTATATAACCAAATAGATTTCTCAGGAAAAGAAATACGGATTTGTTTGACTAATTTGAGGACTTCATCAAGGTTCTGATCCGCTAAACATTCTCCACCAAGAAATGATACTCGTTTAATATACGGTCTATTAATAAGTTCCATAAATTTATTTTTTGTTTTTTCTGTCCACTCTTTCCCACCATTAAAATCCCATGTTTCAGAATTAAAACAGTTTTTACAGTGAAATGGACAGCCTTGGACGAAGAGGGAGACTCCAACTCCCTCTCCATTAGAAATATCAAGGCTACGTATACTTGCATACCTCATATTTAATCCTCCGCATATTCCATGTCGTCCAAATGATAAACACGGTCATGAATGTCACCATATCTACCCTGATTACCACCATTTTTTGCAGTACCAATATAACCACAAACTCTAAATGCTATATCCATTGTTGTATTGTCAGTATTCCCACAGCTAGGACATTCCCATTTAAGTCTATTGTTTTCATCTGATACAAGAGGAATATCGCCATCAAAGCCACATTTCTCACAATAACAACTCTTTGTGTTAATCTCTGCATACATGATATTGTTATAAATAAACTTAATAACTTCTAATATAGCAGGGATATTATGGCTCATACTTGGTACTTCGATGTATGAAATTGCTCCTCCTGGACTTAATTTCTGGAATTTTGATTCGATTCTTAACTTTTCAAATGCCGTGATATGTTCAAAGACAGGAATATGATATGAATTTGTAATATAATTTCTATCAAAACCATCTAATTTTTCAAAGATATCGCTACCGAAACGAGATTTTAGACACTTTGCAAATTTGTAAGTTGTGGACTCTAATGGTGTTCCGTACAAACTATAGTCAATATTTTCAGCTTGTTTCCACTGATTGCATTTATCATTTAACGCCTGCATAACCTTTAATCCAAATTCTTCGCCAATCCCTTCATCAGAATGAGAATGACCAGTCATAAATTTTACACATTCATATAAACCAGCATAACCAAGCGAGATTGTAGAATAACCATCATAAAGAAGTCTGTCGATTTTCTCATGTTTCTTTAATCTGGCATATGCTCCGTGTTGCCATAAGATAGGTGCTACATCAGAAGATGTACCAAGTAACCTCTCGTGCCTTGCTCTAAGTGCTTTATGACACAACTCAGTTCTTTCTTCAAAGATTTCCCAAAACTTATCAAAATCTCCATCAGATGAGAAGGCAATATCTGGAAGAGAAATTGTTACGACACCTTGATTGAATCGTCCATAATATTTGTGTTTGTTTGGATCAAAATTCTTTGCGTTTGCAATATTTCCTACTTTATCTGTGAATCTATCAACGGTCAGAAAACTTCGGCAATTGTGACTATAAATACCACTAACTTCAAAATGTTCACTAGATGTTGTCACATCATAACTATACATTTCTTTATGAATCGGATTAATCTTGATAACCTCTGATTCAATAGCATATCCTGATACATTTGATTCAATATAGTTATCACATTTCTTTTTGCATACAATGTAATTAACTAATTCATCAGTTGGGTAAAATTCAACCCTATATCTAATCAATTCTGGGTTTTTCTTTGTGTAATGATTATGATAAATTTTAGCTGGGATTCCAATAGATTGTGCTAACGCCATTTGCTGAAGTGCCAATTCTTTATTAGTAGAGCCGATTTGAACAGTAGAAAAGTTATTTTCATTTTGATGCGAATTGATATATCCGTCTGCATCAATCATTCCTGCAAAAAAGGCAAGCTTCGCTTCATAATTCCATGAGAATACTTCATTTGGAATTTGTCTATTTACTTTATTGATACCTCCAAATTTTGACGTAAAATAATTTGTCACATATTGAATTCCACCGTTATTATCTGAAATTGCACATAAATCTTTGTATGTTCCTTTTTTGCCACGTTCTTGTAGAATTGTTTTAACATTCAGACCGAAATACTTAGTAAATGTATTGCTAAATTTCTTTTCAATTTCATCTTCTCCTGTTGCAGCAATAGATGCAAACACATGGTTATTTTGATAACATCCATCACATAACATAAATCCCAATAGCCATGCTTTATCAGTATTAAAAAGAATTGATTCTTCATTATATTGATTTGAGTTGATTAAGATTTTGTCTCCAAGTTTCAATTCTGATGCGTGTACATTTCTACCATCTCTTAATGTTAATGGATGATCTGTTGTACATAATAATCTTCTACCATTAGAAAAGTCCACATCCAACCATTCACTTGATACATTACGAATAATTCTTTTTGTTTCAACAAATCCTTTTTCTGTATCATAAATCGTTACTTCTGATAAATCCATATATAAATTAGGATTAGTTTCGGAATACTGGTGTTTAATTTCAAATGAATCAGACAACCTTCTCCACATTCTTTCAAACGATTCTACATATAAATTATTCTTAATCTTATATGTAATAAGTTCTTTTCCGTCAACGCATCCCATACACGTATAGACATCACCCTTTAATTCAAGCATCATTTTTTCAGATATGTAATCAGGGACAAGTCTCTTAGATGTACATTTAGCTGCTAATTCTGTAAGATACCAATATTTTGAATCTTCTGTGATATTATCTTCTTCTAATACATAAATCAGTTTTGGGAATGCAGGTGCAATATAAACGCCTTTTTCATTTTTCACACCTTGAATTCTCTGGTGAAGCATTTCTTCAATTAACATTGCTAAGTCTGCTTTCTCACATTCGTTCTTTGCTTCGTTCAGATACATAAAAATTGTGATAAACGGTGCTTGTCCATTTGTTGTCATAAGTGTGACCAACTGATACTGGATTGTCTGAACACCTTTTTCTATTTCTTCTTTTAATCGTTTATTTGTTATATTAACGACTTCTGCAAGGTCTTCATTATACTCACTAATCAATCCATTATTATATAATTCTTCTGTTACTTTCTTTCTGATTGATTTTCTACTCACATTAACGAATGGTGCAAGATGTGCTAGAGAAATGCTCTGTCCTCCATATTGGTTACTAGCAATCTGAGCAATAGCCTGTGTTTCGATATTGCAAGCAGTTGAAAAACTATGTGGCGTTTCAATAAGAGTTTCGCTAATTACGGTATTATTTTGAAGCATATCTTCAGAATTGACCAACCCACAGTTATGCATGTGCTGCAAGAAATAATCAGCATCATGAAAATGAATTAGTCCATCATTATGAGCCTGAATAATTTCAGGAGATAATAAATATCTTTTTGTTATATCTGTGCTAACAGATCCAGCAATATAATCTCTTTTGGTAGGGTTTAATACAGGATTTTTATTTGCATTTTCATCCTTCCAATATTCATCTTTGTCTTCTACAAGATTGTGAATTTCTTCATCCGTTGTATTCTCATTTTCTCTCTGAAACTCACGAATACTTCTATATCCTTCATATGCTTTTGCAGTAAGTCTCTGCTTCTTAGTAATCAATTTATCATAAACCATTGATTCAATATCAGAAATACTCACATCTTCTTTGTTTTTACACTCTTCTTCAATCTCATTTGCAATATCTTCTGCAATCTTTGGTTTTACAATACCTGAACCATTCTTCATAGCTTTAAGAATTGCCGTTGAGATTTTTGATTTGTCAAAATCAACTTCGGAACAGTCTCTTTTAATAACTACCAATCTATCTTATCTCCTTTCTATTTCTCCCACGTTAAAATTACAAAATTCCAATCCTTTTTATCGCCAGATGGATATTCATAAGAAGTTAGTTTATGTGCGGCATCGCCATCAAGCTCTTTGTCTGCTAAAACCAATGCATCATCACGCATTCCATCCAAAATTTCTTTTACTTCTTTTACTGTTAAACACATATATGATTCTCCTTTTTTAATTCCACAAGAAATCAACCTTTCTTTTCATTTTTAATAAAATCTGCAAAGCCATTATCCTCGTGACATGTATATTCAAAATTATAATAGCTTTGTTTCACTGGATTTGGTTTTGCGGTGGCACGAAAACAATCTCCTTTTACTGGACAATGTAAACTGCTACATAACGTCATATCTGGCATAATTACCTCCAATCTATTCTTCACAAACTAGAACCGTGTGTGTCACTGAATCATCTAAATTTGCATGTGTTCGTTTTTGCTTAACCGTTCTAATATAATATTCTCTGTCTCCAACTTGAACTGTTACGAAATTGTCTTTATCATATAACGCATCAGCAAGACTTCGACAACTCATATATCCTGTGTATATCTCAATCACTTCCTTTCCTAATATCTAACCATATAAAAATCCTTCACATACTGCACAACATCATCCGCATGAAACATTAGTTTCGTTGCCAAACATTTCTTAATCCAAGGGTGAATTTTGTCAAAAATGTCTCCTTTTTTGGCATCTAATACGTCTGAATATGCAATGACAGGAATATTTAATCTATTTGCTTCGTAAACTTCGATTGCTGTTCCGATACTTTCATTGATACCATTGATGTTTGCAATCACAATATCGCTTTGATGTACCATGTTAAGATCAAACTGCATAACTTCCTTTTCTGTATGACCTTCCATGTTATCAAAATCAAAATAATCGGCAGGATTGATGACCTGAACCATTGAATTACAACACTCTGCTGCAATTTCGAGTTTCTTCTTTAACATTTCTCTCCATGTGTTATATTCAGTTTTTGTAAGACCACCCATACGTCCAGCCAAGTAAATAGTTAATTTATTACTCATCCGCTTTCTCCTTTAAAATTTTTTTATACCAATAGTCAACATTACTGATAACATCCTCAATATCATCAGATAAATTGTTATATACAATTCTATCAGCCAACATTTCAGCACCATTAAAATCTTTAATATCAGCTTTCATACGCCTTTCAACTTCTTTTGGATTATCGCCACGAATAGACAATCTCTGTTTAATCGTGTTTAAATTACTATATAAGTAAATGACAGTCATATGGATCTCTATTGCTTGCAAATCTCTCACACCTTCAGGCGTAAGAATCGCTACGGTATCATCGTCTGCGTCATAACAATCCGCTAATGCAGTACCATAATACCAAACACCTTGCTCAGTATCATATTTCTTCCATTCTGCAAAAAATCCTTCTTCAATTTTCTGTTCAAAATCTTCTTGGGGAATAAAATGATATGTAATATCTTGTTTCTCACCTTTTCGTGGTGGTCGAGATGTAAATGTCACCAGACTTTTATAACCATGTTCTTTTACTAATTTATCTCGCACAAATGTTTTACCACTTGCGCTTTTGCCAATTAAACAGAGTATAATCAATCACCTTCTTCCAAAATATTTGTAATCCTACCATCTTCAATTAGTGTTGTTTTGCCACATTTGAATAAATTCATGCAATCTTCTAATGTAATTTCATCTAACTCTAATACCTGTGAATAATTAGTCATTCTTCATATCCTCCTCTGTGGCAAGTTTTGCATATTTCCACGATATCATACTATCATCTTCCCCACTCCAAGATGTTGTTCCACTTGTCCATGTATAAATCTTGCCATTTTCGTATTTCGCAAAATGTCTTTTCGCCCATGTTTTACTTTCTTCATCTCTGACAAAAATTGGTGTATCTACTGCAACTTTAATCCAGTCAATAGGTGGCTCGACATATTCTTTGTTTAGCCATAATTTAAAAATATTTTGTCTTTTACTCTCGCAATTACAATCTTTATTAAGATAACCATAATCACAATTTACACAATATGTTTCATTACATAGCTTTGGGACTCCTTTTACTAATGCAAAAATATTTCTTTTTATTGCCAAATCAATAAGTTCTTCTTTATATTTCTCTCTATTTGTCATTCTTTTTTACCTCATATCTCTTACAAATTTTAGCAAATTCATTAATCTCATTTTCATCATTAGAATAAATAGTTGTTTCTAACGGCTTGCAATGAGACATATTTAACAAGCCAAACATAGATTTTGCATCGACAACACGTACACCGTACCTTGCGTCAACTTCGCTATCTAATTTGTTTATAGCCACTACAAAATCTTTTGCATCATTGATACTTTGTAAATCTAATTTATATGTTCTTTCCATTTCCTTTTTCACCTCTCTAAAACAAACCCCACTAATAAACATTAGATTACCTTTTCATATACTTTAATTTGTTTTACAACCGATTTCCATTCTGCGCAGCAAGAAGATATATCACCATCACGTTTAGCATTTCTGTTCAATGCTTGTCTGTCTACAATAAATTCACTTAAGCAATTTGTAGATATTGTGACGATATTCGCAGAATCGGTGTGTTTATTTGCCTTCTGATCAGCCATAATACACGGGATTATTTCACCATTAGCAAGAATTAAGTCAAAATACTGTCCAATCTCACATCCAAAATGTGAACCAAGAGCCACACAATATCTCCCATTTACCATGCGAATACCATAATCACCTGTATAAGCAATCTGTTGAAGTTTGTACTGCTTGCTCCCTCTGCTGGTAATTGCTGTGTATGGCATCCAAGTCTTATTCTTAACACATGGAACGTTGTAGATTCTGTAATTGATTGGTTTATCAGATACATAGTCCTTATGAATATAACCAATTTTGTTGTCAAGATCGACAGTATACCAAACACCATTCGTAAGTTTATTTCCAATGATAATAACTTTTTCATTAAACGAAACTTGTTTGATAACTTCTGAGTTCTTGCTTGGTTGCTCTCGAATGTTCACATATGTACCTTTTACATATTTTTTCTTGTACTTAGTTACTTCTTTTGATTGAGATAATAAGTTTAATTGATTGCTAAACCCTGCCGTAAGACAGGGCGTAACCGTTATGCAAGGTTTGTTACAACCCCCTGCTTGTGCTGTTGGAACAGAAGTTGCAAGAACTACAAGAACAACCATTCCAAATGTCATTTTTCGTAATAAAATACATTGCCTCCTTTGTGCTATTAATATGTTACATTTGTATATTCTCTGTTTGAATTGGGAATATTTAGCGAATTGTTAATTATAAGAAGGTTCAGATTTGTCATTTCTCACGATTTCAAAAATAGGGAACTGAACCGAAATTCCACCATTTTTATTCTTTGTTTCACCTTTGAATTTAATCTGCACAATTTTACCAATAATCTCATTAGGATTGTTCCAATAGTAATTTCTCTGCTCATCAGTAAATCCAGATCCTACTCCAAGTTCATATCCTTTGTAATCACATTTGATAAGTCCAAGAGTCCCTTTGTATTTGCCATCGCCTTCGACAATATCAGTGCAACGAATATCTGCATGTTTGAAGGACTTAATTTTAAGAATTCCATTATTACGTTTATTTTTCCATTTGGTATCCTTATTGAGCATCAGTCCTTCCCAACCATCTTTATCAGCTTTATCAAGCAATGGTTGAATAACTGATTTATCACTTCCTTTATATATAATAGGAACAACCTCAAGATTATCTGTCTGAAGTCGAGAAATTGCGATTGTTAATGGATTCAACACATGTTCTCTACGATCTTTGTACTTTAATTTACTCTCACCATTTTCAAATTCTTCGTTTGGGATACATTCATAGATTACAAATTTGATGTAAGACTTGTCAGAATCGTCAGAATTGATAATACCAGTTCCAATCTGAAAGTTGTCATTATCAGAAAGATTATCATAATTTTTACGAATTAGCTCACCATTAAACATATAGTTTTCATGTTTTGGTAATCGTTCAATATCTTTAATGATGTGGTCAAGACCTGTAAATGGTTTACCTTGTCTACTAATTAGTTTTCCTTTATAGTATGCGCAGTTATTACCATTAAGCTTCTGAGATAACGCAAACCATTCACCATCTTTGGGTTCATTCTTTTCAGAAATAGGATATGCTTGTTGTACGTCCCATGATGGAATCAAACCATGAATTACACTGTTTACAACTTTTTTATCACAACCAAGACGAAATTTCTTTGTGATCATTTGTTTATAAAAATCTTGGTATTCTTCTGGTTGATTCTCGATAAACCCTTGCATAGTTCCAATATCCATATCGCTACCTGAATTAAAATCAGCTAAGTATTTCATTACTTCTTCAAAAGAGTTCAATTCTGTTCCTGACATACCAACGAATTTATTTAATTTCTTATCGCTGATACCAGTTACAATATTTGAATCAAGTAAGAACACTAAGCACTTTTTGAATAATTCGTTATCTTTGTTTGCTTCAATGATGGCTTTCTTATCATTTGTACTACTTGTATTTTGTATCTGTTTGAAAATTTTAATTACTTCTTCCATTCAATTCCTCCTCTCTTGAAATCAGGATTTAGTTTTGAATTGATAAAACATAATCTCTTGTAATCTCTTTATGAAATTCCGTAATCTGTTTCATAACCTGTTCTGCCCATTCTTTTACTTCTGGATTAGCACCGCCATCAGCACAACGCTCTCTAAATACGTGTCCCCATTCACAAAGATTGATTTTAGATATAAAATTGCTTGGAATACCCAACATATAAAGACCACGTTTTACATCTTTGTTATTCTCATATTCTTTTAAAACATATCCATTAGTCGATTTTACATATGTTTTACCATCATGCTCAATCTCGTTTGGTAATTCAAATCCAAGAATTTTGCAAGCCTGTCCATCTGTTAATACTTTATCCTTGTAATAATCTGACATTTCTCCTTCATCAAATGTTGCTAACCTTGTACTGTTTCTAATAATTCGATTATCAAATCTTCTTGCGTGTGCATCAACGTCATCTTGTCCTGCTCTATGCAATCCTTCTGTCATAATTGTAATGTCAATGTATCTAAGAACTGTAATATGTCTTTTGCCCATACGAAGCAGCATCCCAAGCCATTTACAAAACTTATCATAGCTTTCAACCTCTTGATCCTCTTTTAATCTTCCATCAGGATTTAAAACCTTATCGCATACAACTTTAATTTCTTCGTTCAATTCTGGTGTCCACGTTCTTTTACTCATAAACATAGATACAAATGCTTCATAAAATCCTGTAATACTTGTTACTGTAGCTTTCAATATACTTGATCCTCCTTATAAATATTTATTCTCTTCCTGATAGTGTCTTACAAACTTCATTGCTTTCTCACATTCTTCAACAGTGCCGATGTTTTTATACTTTTCATATTCAATAACATCTGCAAATCTTTTAAATTTATAGTTATATGCATATTCTAAGAATTTGTCCCAGTTAAGTTTAATTTGGTCATACACATCAATCTTCTTTTCAATCTTACTATCTCCAACCCAAGGCTTCAAAAATGTCTCCCATTGAGCTTTTGACCAGAAATAATATCTAAGCATAATATCAAGTTTATTTGCAAATTCTTCTTTTGTGATATTATAATCTGATATCAATTTGTTAAAGTCTTCTTTAAAGCTACCATGATCAAAAATATTGTATGTGACAATATTTCCATGATTGATGTCATAATAATACACATACCATTCCATCTTTCTACCTCCCTATATGATCAAGTCTTTCCATTATTTTCAAAAAGAAAGTTTAGTTTACTGTTACTTACTTATTCTCTCTTTTGCTATATCAAAATACTTTTCATCTAACTCAATCCCAATAAATTTTCGATTAAGATTCTTACATGCGACTCCTGTTGTACCAGAACCCATACAATTATCTAAAATAACATCACTTTCATTAGAAAATGTCTTTACAAGTTCCTCACAAAGCAACAACGGTTTCTGAGTTGGGTGTAGGTTTGAAGTTAAACAATCTCTTTGAAACTTCCAAACTTGTGTTGGATATCTCCATCCAGTATCCTTATATTCAATTACTTTCTTTTCGTTTTCATCTGTCAATTTACCTAACTTGCCGTTTTTAACTTTATTTGTTCGTGGTTTGCCATCATATTTCACCATCTGAGGATTATATGTACACTGTTTCTTATAAAATACTGATATTGTTTCAACTGTTTTGCCGACTCTACGTTTTACCTGATTGATATTTGTAAGTCGTTCTTTCTCCCAGTAAATATCATATTTATAATTATCAATGTTGCTATTCCTTAATAACGATGAAAATGGTTCTTGTCCAAATAACAGAATCGGTGCGTTATCTTTAGTAATACGATCGTACTGTTCCCATAATTTATCAAATGGAATAATAATATCCCAAGAACATTTTGTCGTGCCATATGGTAAATCACACAGAATCATATCAACCGATTTATCGGGTATATTTTTCATAAGTTCTAAACAATTTCCTTGCCATAATTCGTAATTACTTTCCAAATTTTCAACTCCTTCCATTTATTTTTCAAAAGAAATCCGTCTTTCCTTGGCTTTTTGAGTCTCTGAAATGCCCTATTTATGGGCATTCCAGAAATCCAAATTACTCTTCTACTGTATTATTCTCTGTTTCCAACATCATCCAAGTGTTTCTATTATTATGACTTGTTCTAATACACTGTAAAAATGCTTCTGGTTCAGCTAATAACAAACATCTCTTCTTTGCTCTAGTCAACAATGTGTAAAGCATACAGTTATCAAGAAGCTGATGATGTGTATTATCAATAATACCAATTACTGTCTTTCGACCAGCACCCTGTAATTTATGTACTGTCATAGCATAAGCAAGATCCAAAGCAGCTAACTCTTTCTTTGTGTATTCAATGATTTTGTCTTTTCCAAAAATATCAGTGTAAGTTACTTCACAATACTCTTCTTTTTTCTTACCATCATATCTTTCACTGATTTTTGTCACATAACCAATCTCGCCATTAAATACATTTTTGTCATAATCGTTAACTGTTTGCATGACTTTTGCACCAAGTTTGAAAGTTGTATCAAAACCTTCAATACTCTCTAAAACATCACCGAGTAATTCATTTTGAATAACTTTGTTAATTTCATTGGTGCTATTCAAACAATCTTTTCTACGAGGTACTGCAATAACCACATTGTCGATTCCATCTGATTCAACAGATTTAATAAATGTCTTAACAGCAATATTGAATAATGACTGTCGATTTGTACGGAACATATAATACATATCCTGTAACTCACCATGAATAATTCGTGGCTGTAACTTCTCAGATATAGGATTTATATTCTCACGAATCTTATTTGCATCAACAAGAATGCCTGATTTTTCTGCCTGTCTCATAGGTTTTACTAACTTACTCACAATTGATTCATCGAACATTTCAATTAAGTCTGAGAACACGTTACCAAATCCGATAGGTGGTAACTGCTTATGATCTCCTGAAATAATAATTCTTGTATTATCTCCAATTGCCTCAAGCCAATGTAAAAATAAACTGGCATTAACCATACTTCCCTCATCAAGAAATGCAACATCTGTAATCAAATGATTATCCTTATTGTAAGTAAAATCATTTAAACCTTGGCATCCAAGTGTTCTATGAATAGTCATTGCAGGAAATTCTGTTGCTTCTGTAATTCTTTGAGCTGCCATTGCTGAAAGTGCCGAAGCTGTCATCATATAATTATTCTCCATATAAGCCTTAACAATTGCTCGCATTATTGATGTTTTACCAGTTCCTGCTTTTCCAGTTATCAAACTAACAGTTCTATGTAAGCTCTTGTGAATCGTGTCTAACTGCTCTACTACATAATCAAATCCTTGTTCTTCTTCCGCATGTTTAATTGCTTTATCAATCGCTTCATCAGAAATATTGATTGTTGTTTCAATTTTAGATTTATTCAGAATCAAATGATAAATCTGCATCTCAATATCATAATAATATTTCAGACCAATTCGACCATTATCAATATGAAGAAAGTCATTATTCTCTAATAACCAATCAACCTTATTATAACACTCATATATGTTATTACTTATGGCTGCCCTTAAAATCTTCTCAGAACACCATGTATGACCTTTACTTTCTCCTAAGTCTTTGAAATAATATTGGATAAAAGCTACAAGTCTTTGTGTAGAATCAATCAGTTCAGGTTTTAACTTCAGTGCTAAATCATCGACACGTTTGAATCCCAAATTGTCCACACGGGTTAAAACCCATGGATTTTTTTCAATTTCTCTCTTTAATAATACTGGGTTAGGTTCATCAGATAGGAGTTTTTTAATCATTGTATATGTAACTCCCAATGGTTTGAGAAGCATAAGAATATCAGAAATCAAATAATTATTGATTATTTTTTCTTTAACTTTATTCCATGTAATTTCTCTTACGCCTTTGATTTTGGAATAGTCTATCTCTTTCAACGTACCATTTGCAACATCATTTACTAAATTAGGGTATTCGTTAATAAGATTTTCTGCCATCCATTCTGGAATTATAGTTTTAAGAAATAATAATTGCATTTCTTTTGTTTGTGGAACTAAGGCATATATTGACAATGGCTTATATTGATGACCATATTGTTTATTATACTCATACTTTGCTTTGATCTGATATTCTCCACCTATAGACAACTGTTGCATCTTACCAACAATGTTACAAAATTTCTTTTTTTCTCCTGAATTATCAAACTTATTTGCTTCACCATTGGTGTAAAATGGTATATCATCTTCTGTATATGCAATATAACTTCCCCAAGTTGTATCATCGCTGTAATATTTTTCATATGTTACAACAATTTTAAATTCGTAAATATTATCATCAGACAATTAACTTACCTCTCTTTCTTTTTCTATATCCTCTACATATAAGAAAATGTATCCTTGACACGTTTTATTAACTCTTGTGCAACATTTTGATATAGCACTCCTTGAACAGCCTATTATTTCTGCTGCTTCTGTTACCGATTTATATCTTGCAATTTCTTTATATTTCAAATCATATTGGATAACCTCTTTATAATGAGCCTCCTGTACTGCTCGTATCATAGATTCTGAATTTTTCTTCCCATATCTACCATGTTTTTCTTTTGGTATTTTCTTATGAGCCTCTGACATTTTCTTTTTAGATTCGTTTGTGTGGTGTTTCCCATAAAAAGGATTATCCTCACTCAAATATCTTTCTTTTGCTAAATTACTTAATACTTTTTTTGTTTCATCTGTATGATGTTTTCCGTAAAATGGATTCAACTCTCCAAGCACTCTATAATGTGCATCTTCAAGTTCCTTTTTACTTTTTGGTCTTCCAGTATTTGCAATTGCTATCTTCTGTTTTGTTTCTTCTGTATGATGCCTGCCTTGAAATGGATGTCCATATTTTTTCCAATGATCTTTTAGTTTCTTTTTCGTTTCCTCTGATGCTTTTCTACCTAATGCTTTTTGTCTTATTTTCTCTTTCGATTCTTCGCTTAATGTTGAATTTTCACCACCTGAACGAATATTATATCCATATTTGCTATTTGTACTTTTATATTTTTTAATTAATTCTTCCTCTACTATATTAGCCATTTCTAAAGACAATCCATCTATTAATACAACATGTTTGAAGTTGTTCCAACCATACTTATTAATAGCATTATTGAATGCAACACACGACTTATATCCCCACCCGCTATCCCAACGATCCTTTACATCTTCTTGACCTGTTTGACCTATATAAATCTTGCCATTAATTTTATTTATATGAACATATATTTTATAATTTTTCATGTAAAAATCACCATCCAATATTCTCAAAGAGTATATGAAGAACCAGTAATAAGCTGGTTCTTTTTTTAGACTGATACTCCTTTCTTTCTCACATATTCAAGCCATTTGCTATATGGCTTTAATTTTTCTACAATTACCTTTTCTTCGCTATCTTTCTTACAAAGAATTGCTACTTGCTGTCCTTTTTTTACTAAATCTTCATATTCCTTTAATTGACTATGCCATACAATTCCTTCAACAAGTCCAAAACTTGAATAGATATTTATATATGCGAACTGCTTACCATTCTTATCTTTTTTCTTTTGAACCTTTGCTATAATTCCAACTAAAGTACATTTCTCACCATCAGGTACATCCTCAAATGGTGTCAAGAATGTATAAGCTGCATCAAATGGATTATCATTGATAAATACTTGTAATGTTTGGAATTCCCAAAACTGTTCGTCTTCAAGATATTTTTTGTTATCATCTATGTACTTTTGGAATCTTACCTTCTGATTTTCTTCAAACTGTATCTTTTTCAATCTGTTATATTCAGTAAGTAGTGCTTCCTTGTCATATACAATTCGTTTTCCAGATGAAGGAATTACGTACTTCTTTAAGTCAATATTCCAATCTTCTTCGAGTTTCTTATAGATAGGCAATGATTGAACTTCTGAGAATTTTAATGGTTGATACTCTGATTTAAGATATGATATAAGTTTTTCACGCTTATTTTTACAAGGAATTGCACCAGATTTTATCAGTGCAATAACAGATGACTTACCTAAAGAAAGTCTCTGTATCAAATCATTAAACGATTTGTATATACCATTATTCTCTCTTTCTTCGATAATTTGCTTAGATAGTGATTCACCAATTCCACCAATAGCAGATAAACCAAAAAGAACCTTATCTTTATCAACTGTGAAATTCATTCCAGAATGATTGATATTCGGTGGCATAATATCCACATTAAAATACCTTGCATCAAGAATATACTTATTAATTGCACCTGCTTTATCTTTATTCTGATTGAATAATGCTTTGAAAAAGTAAGTTGGGTAATGAGCTTTGAACCAAGCTGTCTCGAAACAAAGAACTGCGTAACTGTATGAATGCGATTTATTGAATAGATAACCGCCTTTTTGTGATAGTTCATTCGCAATTTTATCAGCAATTTCTTTAGAATATCCGTTTGCTACAATTTCACCACGAAGAATTTCTGACTCTTTCTGTACTAATTCAACTATCTTTTTTCCAATCGCCTTACGGAATAAGTCAGCACCACCGTATGTTCTTCCACCAAACTTTTTAACAATATCAAGAAGCTGTTCCTGATAAATCATACAGTAATTTGTGTCTTTTAAAATTTCATCCATATCTGGATGAATTGATGGTGGTCTACTTCCACCTGTTGCCATTTCAACATACTCGTCAAGTGCTCCCATACTATCAGGTCTATATAATGCCAAGATGACAGATATAACCTCAAAGTCTAGTTGTTCAAGCTTTGGTTTTAATCGAATAAGCAAATCTTTCATTCCTGCTGATTCAACCTGGAATACACCATTAGTCTTACCACTTGCTAATAATTCATATGTAGGTCTGTCATTCTCAAATTCTGGATTATTGATATCATAATCCCAAGGATCTAAGTGTAAATCATCCTTAATTTCCTTCACAAGATTAAGTGTTGCTACTCCAAGAAGGTCAAACTTTACAATTCCAATGTCTTCTACATAATGTTTATCAACTTGAATTACATGCTCGCCCTTAGTTCCTATTTTCATTGGCATATAGTCATTAATTGTTGTATCAACGATTCCAACACCACCAGCATGAATAGAAACTGTTTTAACACGACCACTTAAATGCTTTGCAATATCAAACAAATCAGCATACTGTGGATTGTCTGCGAGTAAATTTGGATTTGCTTTCATACAGTCATCCCATTTATCGAATGTAAATTTCTGTGAAAGTTTTTGCATCTGATTATATGGAAATCCAAGTATCTTACCAACGTCAGTAATTGCAACTGTTGGAGTAATATACGAGTAGTTAATAATCTGGCATACTCTTTCTTCTCCATATTTGTCTACAAGGTAATCAATAATTGCATCTCTATTACCAACGTCTGTATCAATATCAGGTAGTCCTACTCGTTCAGGATTTAAGAATCTCTCAAAAATGAGTCCATATTTAATTGGATCAATATCCGTGATATGACAACAATAGCAAACTAAAGAACCTGCTGCACTTCCTCTTCCCTTACCAACTTCAATTCCAAGTTTCTCAGCAGCCTTAATAAAGTCCCATACGAACAAGAAATAACCATCGAACCCCATCGAATGAATAATACCCATCTCGTAGTTCAATCTAGTTCTTCTTACTTGCTGTTCATCTTCGCTAAGATTATCATATCCTCTATCTTTCCAACCTTGTCTCACTAAATGCCATAAAAATTCATTATTATCTCTATATCCATCAGGCAATGGGAATGTAGGTAACTGTGGCTTCTGAAATGGCATATCTACATTTTCAATTAAATCTGCTACCTTATTAGTATTCTCCAATCCAAGACATACATTTTCATATCCAATCTGACTATCCATAATTTCATGGATTTCATCTTCAGATTGCATATAGCAACCTTCATATACCTCGCTATTTTCGATAGCATTTTTGTCGTTGTTACTACTTTTTCTACCAATCTGAATAAGTTTGTCCTGATAATACAAATCTTCTTTTTTAGGTGTATGACTATCTGTTGTAATGATAAATGGGGTATTTGTTCTTTTTGAAAGCTCTAAGATTTTCTGATTATATAAACATTGATCTTGGTGTGAATGAGACTGCATTTCAAGAAAGAAATATGGAAAGGCTTCTTTATATTCATTGATGTATTTTACACATTTCTCAAAATCTGATTCTCTTGCTAATTTGCTTGCTAAACAAGCAGATGATATAACAAAATTGTCAGCATAAGGCTTAATATCTTCGATTGTACACCTTGGCTTAAAATAAAACCCTTCAAAATTACTCTTTGTAATAACTTTGTTTAAATCTTTTCTGCCCTGTTCATTCCTAATCAAGCAAATCAAATGGAAATATTTGTTGTCTTTATCCTTAATTTCTATATCTTCACACTCATATAACTCACATCCATATATCATTTTAATTTCTGGATAATCCTTCTTGATTAAGTCAAAATAAATGTGGCTATATACATTTCCGTGTTCTGTTATAGCAAATGCTTTTAACCCTATTTCTTTTGCTCTGTCCAACATTTCTTTTGGACTACCATATCCATCAAGTAATGAATAATATGTATGGTTATGTAATGAACTATACATAACTCACCTCCTACCAATCATCGTCTTCATCGTTACTATTTGTACTAATAACAGCTACATCTTCGATAATAATCTGTGGTGTTCTAATACCGTTATATTCGTTTATTGAAGGTTTTCCGACAATATTAAATGTAATACTATCGTTATCATCCCATGCGTTTTGAAGAAAATCATATAGCTGATTACCTTCTTTACATTTGAACTGAATGTATTTAATATCATTCACCATAAAACTAATAGTATCCTCATTCTTGCCAAATACTTCAAAACAATCTCTTGTCAATGATATATTCTCTATTGCAAGCATAGGTTCATCAATTCCTTGACAAATAATATCTTCAAACTGTGATAACTTAATAATTAAAGGGATTGTGACATGATTAATGTCTAAGATAAAATCTACACGATATGTAGAATCATATTCAGTATTTTTAAGAATACTGTTCATCATATTAATTGCTTTTTCTTTATCATCAACTGGTAAATCTACAATACCAAAAGCATTTGCATGACCTTTACCATTAATGAATCCTGTTGAATTAACAATATCTTTAAAACTATCAATTGGACTATTATCAATATTTCTTGCACTACCACCAAATACAGTTGTTTTTGTCTTTTTATCAAAATGTTTCTTTAGCAGAATGCAAGGTTTATTATATTGCTCTGCAATTTTAATTGCTACAACACCAGTTAATCCACTATCAAGTAAGTCAGATACATCAACCATAATAACTTTATCATCAATTGGAAGATTATCTACAACTTCTGAAATGGCTTTTACGCCTTTTTCTTTCATTTTATCTTGTCGTGATTTTGCATTTTTACAAAGTCTAGCAGTTCTATCATAAATGCTTTCTTGAATTGTTTCTGCTGGTTTATTCTTTGTGGCTCTTTTTTTATATTCAAAGAACTCATCTTTTTCAATAAAAGCTCTAAATAATAATTCCTTTTCATCACTTGAACCGATACGGATCATTCCGTTCAAAATAGGTGTTATATACCATTGGATATTGTGAATATTAACCTTACCATTTATACTGTAATCTTGTGCTTTAATAAGTGCCTGAAAACATTTATTTGTAATATTGAGTAATCCAAGATTTGTAATATATCTTGTCTCAAATGAACGCATATCCATAACATCGCTAATATTTGCTAATGCACACAAATCTAAATAGTCATCTGCAAACTCATTCCAGGTCTCAGCATCTAATGCTTGTAAAAACTTATATACAACACCTGCTCCGCAAAAATCCTTATTAGAATAATTGTTACTCATTTGATTATTTACAATCAATGCATATGGATTTTTTTCTTCTGACTCATGGTGATCAAGAATAAGTATATCAATACCATTTTCTGAAAGCTCTCTGCACTGTTCTGTGTCATTTGTACCAGCATCAGGGATAATCAATAATCTTGTATCATTAGATATCACAATATCATCATCTAGTCCATGTGCCTTTGCTCTTGCATGTAATATGTAATTAACTTGATAATCAGCATTCATTTTCTTAATATAAGAATACATCATAGCTGCTGAACAAAATCCGTCTGGATCAGAATCTACTAATATTTCTATTTTATCCTTATTGTTAAAGTGTTTCATAAATAATTCTACTGCTTTATTCATGTTATCCAAATTTTGATATGGTATGATAACCGATTCATTTAGATTTAAATATGTTTCTGGATTATTAATACCTCTATTAATCAAAACATCGTTAATAATATTTCCTGTATTACTTTCTTTTTCATATAATCTATAATTCATTAATCACCTCAAGATACCTTTCGTACTTTCTATCCAAATAAATTGAAGCATTTGCATATAATTTATTTAAAAAATCAACCGTTTCTATTTTCTTATTTAAAGTGATAGTCATACATTGATTGTTACTATCTTTTCTTTGACTCCATATCCATTTATAACTTAATATTCTTTCTACAAAATTAAGTAATTGAGGAGTTTTACAAAATGATACAGCCCAATACATAGAGCCTTTATCTTCCCATAACATAATAGAACCATCTGCATCAAAGAATCCTCTTACAAATGGAATATGAAATTCTTCATTAATATTTTTAGGCTCACCTATTATATTTGTTTTATTAGCAATCATCCCATATTTTTTTAGACTATTTACCATATGATTACTATTTATTTTTATACGAGACAATTTTCCATTTGAATAACCCTTACTATTATCATAAGTGTGTATAGTGTGAGATGAACTAATTGCATCTTTAAATTTATACAAGTGTTCTTCATCTTCACTAGATAGACTGATACATAATATTCCACTATGTTCACCTGGTTTTTCATCATAAATAAATCCATCTCCAAAAATGAAGCCTAACCAATATGCTTTGTCCTCTGAATCTATACAATCAAAATAATTTTCATCACATTCTTTTGTTTTTCCTTTTTCATGATTATTTCGACTAATTACTTTTCCATTAAGTAACTTCATTACATGACTTTTCGAGCAATTATATTTATCAGCAATTTTTTGATAACTATATCTATTGTTATAAAGTTCAATCATTTCATCTATTTTATTTTCTAATAACAAATACACACCTTCCTATCTTAATCTGTATATATTATTCTCTACCAAATGCTTCCATTTAATAGGATCATCTGTTGGGGATTCTTTCTCACCAAGGATATTATCTTCATCAAACATATAATAAAGCGGAACACCATCAGGAAATCTTTCTGCTAATTCCTCTAATTCTTCTTTTTTTACATCTTTGTCCAAACATAAAACTATATCAACACCAAGTCTAACCAACATATCAATTTGATATTGTGAAAGTTCCTTTCCACCTGTACCACCAGTGTTTTGATAACCATAACTCCATGCTTGTTCAACAAATTTTTCAGATTCACCAACATATATTCTTCCTGTTCTCTTTATATAAGGAAGAGTTTTATACAATCCATATATAATTTTTGATTTTGCACATGGTTCTAAATAAATATATTTATTCATTCCATCAGGTACTTTTCTATCAAAATATCTTGCTTTTACACCGACTAAATCTCCCAATTCAGAACGAATAGGAATTGTGTATCGGTTTGTTTCTTCATCAAAACCTATCTCAAACTCTCTTTGTGTTTCATAATTTATATGGTCTTCGTAGAATAAATCATTTACATAAGGCTTATAATACGAAAGTATTTTTTCCGAAATAGGTTGTAATGGTTTTTCTTTCTCTTCTGATATATTAGAATCCATATCTTCTAACATTTTCAGTATTTTAAAACTATCTGGAATATCCTCTTCAAAATCGTGATAATAAGACATTCCTATTTCTGAGCATATTTCCTTTAATCCTTCTGGAAATGTAAGGTCTTTGACATAACACACAAGATCAATAATATCTGTTTGTCTGTTCCCCTTTATCATTTGTCGAGTTTTATTCAAGCAGATAAGGGACTCATTATTGTATAAAATAATTGCTCCTTTATTATCTCCATCAGGATTACCAGCAGTCCAATATGCTCCAACTGAATGATATTTGATATGGTGGCAACCAACGGATTCTAATATCTGTTCACAATAATTATTTTCATATATATAATTCTTCAACTCTTTTACATCCAAGCTGCCACCCTCCAATTAGTCACTATTTTTTGATTTTTTAATGATATAACCTATATTTCTCCAAATATTTAAGTTCAAATCAATCTCAAATAACATAATCTTGTCCTTACTACCTGCTCTGTTTTTATCTGGTTTGATACAAAAATATTGTTTACTTAAATCCAAATCTTCCGTCACTGGCTCACCCCAAGAATCACATTCTAAAACAACTTGATATTTATGGTATTCTTCCTTATTTAACTTTTTACCAATATTCAGAATATCAGCTACATGCTTTATCTGCTTTGCATTGGCAATGTTATTACTACTCAAACTAAAAATATCAGTAAACACCGTATCATCACTTAACTGGAATACTGCATATCCACTCATACGAAGTTCTTTTGTTAATTCTTTCAATTTAGTTGCAAATTGTTTAATTTGTGACCAATCATCAGTGTTATAACCTTTTAACGTGTCATAACCATAATATTTAATGTTCTGAACCATCTTTGCTTTACGCAATTCAAATTCAATTCTCTCAGGGCTATAATCATCTCCAACATCTTTAAACATAACTTTGCCCTTACGATCACTACTATCAATCCAATCTGTAACTTTTTTTACATTCCAATATTCCTCTGACGTATCTTTTATTCTCTTTATGTAATCTTCATTACTTTCAAGATAAACACCATTATCATCAATTTTTCTTCTGATAATGTCACCATTTTTATCATGATAAACACCTAATACAATCTCTTTCTCAGGCTTTGTAATATGTACACCATGCAACTCTTGAAATTCTTTGTTATTAATAACAGTCGTAATAAGACAACTACGAAGATCTTCTTCGTCCATCTCATTACTCATAAGAAAAAAGTTCTCGTTCTGCACAAGTGCTACATAAGCTGCTAAAAGTACAAGTTTTCTTGTTTTACCCTCATTAGAAAGGAATCCTTCAAAGAGAACCTTTGTTTCTCTAAGACCAAGAAAAAATTCGTTATACATATACCAAGGGAAAGGTAAGCCGAAATTTGGCTTTTCAAGATATTTGTCGATTTGAGATGAGTTTTTATCAGTAAGCTCAACAGCTTCTTCACCAGCATTAATTACTGTATTTATTTTATCTGCTTTTGTACGAATAATTCTGTAAATGTCATTTGGTGACATTTTATCAAAGTTTCTATGAGATAATATCTTCTCAACTGGAAATCCATTTCTTCCATATTCTCTTACTAATGAATATTTCTTAACAGTATCAAAATAATTTTTCACATCATTTTCATCTGCCAATGTCATAAACCTTTGAAGCGTTTTCCAACCTTTATACTGCTTATATAATTTAAATCGTTCTTCATTCTGACTCATAAACACATTCATTTTTGCTTCATCTAATGTTTGTGAAAATGTAAGAAAATAAGTTTCAAGATTATCATAAAAGAATTTTGTCGCAGGATCAGAGAAATCATACTTGCTTCTCATAAATGTGCTGTAATTTACAATCAAGTCTAAATCCTTTGCTATAGAACCAACAAATAAGATTTCTGCTTGCACATTACAGTCTTTTAATTCATGTTCATTATCCAATATTATCTCCTATCCAAAAATATCATCCACCAAGCCTGAAATATCATCTGTATCAGCCTTACTATCTTTGGACACATTAGTATAACCAATTGATTGACTGACAATATTCTGTGATTTTTCTGTTTCTTTCTCAGCTTCAAGTATTTTCTGTTTTTCTTTCCACCTTAAATAACTGTCATATTTATTAACCAAAATGGATAAATCATACGAAAGTCGTTGTTCTGGCTGCATATGAATACCTTTTACTTCATTCTTTTTCGCAATACCATTAAGCATATCTATTTTTCTTTGCCACATATCAAGTAAGTCTGAAGGTGGAATACCTACCGACATTCCTTTAAAAGTTCCATTATAAATGTTACCCAACTTCTGCCATACGGTAGTAGGAATAATTGTCAAATCATATGCTTCTTTAATAAATTCAAATATCTCGTCTTGCTCTATTGCTACTGCGAGATGCGAATATGTATCTTTTTTTATAGAATCAATGTGGTCATATATCCAAGTCCATTTTGCTGATACGTCTGCCCTTTTATTAGCAATACGCTTCTGACATATATTGATAAAGCAACTACTATGATATGTTTTTTTATCATAGTAGATTGCATCGTCAATATTATTCTTGTTTATATAAAGGTTTTCTCCGCAACAACCACATTTTCTTTTAACACCATTTTTGTTATTGCCTGTGTATCTTGCCATAATCCTACCTTTACATAAGCCAAATTTAATCAAACATTGCTAATACTTTATTAAGAATCTCAACATCAGTCACATTCTTGTATGCTGTAGGAAGTCCTGCTGCTTCAAGTTTTTCCTTCATGGCTTTCTTCTCAATTGGTGGAAGTGCATTTCTTTTAGCAATGATTTCTTTCTTAATCACTTCAATATCTGCATGCCCATCATTAGATGTAGTATCCTCTTCAGTTGGTTCGCCAACCTGACCAAGAATTTCCTTTCTATAAATATCCTGCTCAATATCAACAGCTTTTGTTAAATCATTCTTGAGAACGAATTTTGATTTTCCTGCTGTTTTATCAATAACTGCCTGCCAGTCAACCAATGTTGGATCTTCAATAGTTACATAATCATCATGTACATGGGTTCTATCCTTTTCAATCCATGCACAAACTGTTCCGTCTTCATTTCTAAACATACGAATCTCAGTCTTAACATTGTGATCCATTCCTTTAAATCCATCTGGAATCTTTCTTCCAGTAACCACACTCTGAGTTGTTCCATCAGGTAACTTAATTGTTTCCTTCTCATCTGTTTCTCTTGCAGTTACAATATAATGAACACCAGATGACATTAAATCAAGAATTAAATCCTGACCTTTAAAATTAACAGTCTGGTAATCCTTTAATTCCATTCCAGCACCTTCAATTTTTACGAGCCTAGCATCTCCTACAAGTCCATCTTTGTCAGCTTTAACCTTATTTCTCTTTTTAGAGAACTCTACTAATCCCTGTTTTGTTGTTAAATTAAGAATTGTAGTGCCATCAACAACGATTGCATCTGCTCTAAATGGTTCTCCATCCGCATCTACAACAACATCATCTGTTTCATTGCCATCATCGTCTAACTCATAAAAATCTTCATTATTCTTTACCTTTGCAATATACTGTCTTACTTCTCCAAGAGACTGTGTATAAACAATATAAATATTTTCAAGATTTACACCATTTGCTTCTAAATCGCCAAGGTAATCATCAATTGAACCAGACTCAGGATCAAGATATAAAACTCTGAAAGGCTTTCCATCAGGACGCTTAAAATACGCAAGTTGCATTGCCATAGTTGATTTACCTGTAAATGGTTTACCATATAAAATCATTCCTAATTTACTTTCTGTTACTGACGCTTTTCTTGCTTTTGCCATTAAATAATTCCTCCGTAATTCTATAATATTGATTTATTGGAACGCCATTTCTGACGTTCCACTTAGTTATTCTCTGTTGTGAGAATTAATCCCACGCTTCATCGTCTCCATCATCAAGATCTGTTCCATCTCCCCAATCGTCATTAGAATCAGAACCAAAACTCTCCTCTGCCTTATTTGCATTCTTAATCTTTGCAATAGCCTCTGTTACATTCTCCTCTGTATAAAGTTCCTTATCAATTGAAGAACCCTTTGCTCCTGTGATAATAAACTCTCTCTTTGTAGGTGCAGATACTTTCTCCATGCTGTCCTCTTCACCCCAATTGTCATCATCATCTGTTGCAACTGTCTCTGTCTGAGTAGAAGAAACCATATGTCCACTTACCTTAATTGCATTGTAAGGATTAAGTGACTTCTTAAACTTATTAGCGAGAGCCTTATCCTCGATGATAAACTGAACATCCTCAATATTGCTGTATGTAACAATCTTTGCAAGGACAATAAATCTGCCTGTTGGCTTATCGTTATCATCCTTTTCCTGCTCGATTCCCATGAAAATAATTACCTGGTTGAAATCATTCTGCTTCTCAAACTTCTCATCATCAAAGTTTACCTCTGAGCAAAGTGAAATTTGATTTGGAACAAGCTTTGTAGATGTTCTCTTATTACCCTTATCATCTGTAAAACTGCTATAATCAAGATTTCCACGAATAAATACGCTTGCACCATCCTTCAGATTCTCTTTAACTTCCTTACAAGCATCAAAATCTGTAAGAACCTTCTTGTCATTAACTGTCTTACCCTCAGAATCAACCTTCTTCTTTACACCGATATTCTTACCAATCATGCGATATCCTTCACGGTTATAAGAAAATCTATCAGCCCAAGGTACTTTTACAGTATCAGCCTTTTCACCCTTCTTTTCAGCCCTCTTAGAGAAATAAACATATTCCTGTTCCATTCCCTGAAGATTGACATATAATGTCTCACCGCCAAGATAACTTGTACCAAAATTAAGCATTCTCATAGGTTTCCCACTTTTGGTCTTAATTTCCTTAAATGCCGTATCCTTCTCCATACCAGATACAACTCCCTTTAACTGGAATGCACCCTTTGTCTCAGGTAAATCAAATAATCTTCCTTTTTTCTTTGTCTCTGCCATTTAAAAAATGTCCTCCTTATAATATGAAATAAAATTTTTTGATAACTATATTTGAACAGTCTTGCGACTGGAACACAGAAAATAAATTTATGTAAAAATCTATCTTCAACAGTGATTTTTGAGCGTAAAAACCCAAGGGTATGCTGTTCTTCCACCCATTCATATATTCACTATTCAGTTTTGATTTTTGGAATTTTTGAACTGAATCGTTCAGACTAATTACTAAGCAGTAATCTTTACTTTGATAAATCTATATGGCTGATAAGCATTTGGATATTTCTCTCTATCCACTTTACTGATAAACATATCATATGGTCTAATCCATACTCTCTGATCCTTTAAGTTCTGATACGCAACCATCTTTTCTTCTGTTTCTGTATTAGTTCCAATGGCAACAATCTTATAGAAACCACCTTTGAAATGTTGTACTGTGTCTCCTGGCTTGAAATCTCTGTCATACACAAATAAATCATCTACGCCATTTGATTCCATATGTCCCAATATCTGAACATTCATTGTGATAAATTCACCATGTTTTAAAAGTTCGTCCTTTTCAATAAGTGCAGCTTTATCAATTAAATAACCATCTTCTTTTTCTTCACAAGCAACTATCTGACCTGACTTCCAATTATTTGCAAAATCTTCATTAAATCTAAACTGTGACACTTTCTCACCTCCTCAAAATCCGAATGAAACAGTGAATTACTGTGACTGCTTCACTTACTTATCCTCTGTTTTACTCTTATTATCCAACTCTTTTAATGTTTCCGTTATTTTCAAAACTTCTTCGTTAATATATTCATTCAATTCCTTTTGATATTGCTCAATACTTTTCTTATATTTTTTCAATATCATTGAAATCACTAGATTCACCTCATCTTCTGTTAGTATGTTTTCCGTATTGGAGTGTTTTGAATGAATAAATAATTTTGCTGATGAATCAGTATCATTGTTATAAGATTTAATGTTATCAATAACAATTTTTGCATTACTGCTTATTGAATCAATATTACTAATAAAACAACGGCAAGCGTTATATGTTCGATTATCCATATCCACCTCTTACTTATTCTCTATTCGATTTTCATTTTTATTAGGAATTGTGACTCGAATGAATCATAGATTATAGAACAATTCTATATGCAAGTTTCTTTGTAACAATACCTGATTGATGTAAAACCATACAAGATAGATGAATGTCATCATATATCAAATCTGTCATTGTGCAATTCGATAAGATACTGTAACCACGCATAGTCTTTGACTTAAAATAAACAGCTTCACCATTATATTCTTCAAATGCTTTGCAATATGTATCCCAATCTTCAACTTCAACAATTCGTGACTGATGATCTCTTATGATATTATCATTATCAATACTCAAATTTGTCTCAATTACTTGAATCATATTCTCACCTCCAACTATATATTTTCTTATTCCAATCCTACATTATCTGCAAATTCAACTGTGCCTTTTGGAATAAACACTGTAATTTCATCATCATAATTTATATGTGGTTTAATAGTTATTTCAATATAAGGTTTATTATTTGTCTGTTGAATATTTACCGTTCCTTGAAACATATGAATCTGGTCATTATAACAAACAGTGATCACATCATAATTATGAGATGGCACATTAGACGATATTGAGTGATAAATTGCATAAGTGCCATCTTTTATTTCCTGCAATCCATATGAATATTCTTCTGTGTATTCTACATAAGATGAAAATTTATGAATTCCTAAAAATACTATAATCGCTATTATAATTATCACTACAACAAACATGATATTTTTATATAATTTTTTGATAAAATCTCGCCTCCAACTATATACTCTTCGTTTTCTTTCTTCTCATTACTAATTCAAACTCTGTACTAGAATATGTGATCTGATATTCTTCTTTCTTACCCTCAGAGTCTTCCATATTACCCATAAACCATTCATATACAGCAGCTATCACATCATTCGTAACATCTGTTTTCTGTCCAATCCACATATGTTTTTCTGTATCCTGTGTTCCATAGTAGATTGTATTTGTTATTGGACTTACACCGAAACCTTTCTTTTTCGCCATTTATTTTTTTCCTTACTGCAACATTTCTGGATAAAAGTCATACAAATAATCTCCAAAATCTCCATTTCTTTCTGAATCTGTTTGACTCTGCCAAAAATGTTTCCACTCTTTACCTCTTTCAGTCTGAATAAACTGTTCGTATTTAGGTCTTAAAGCTTCTCTATCTTTACAAATATCGCTCATTCTATATTTCTCCTTTAAAATTGCACCAAGAAATGTCAGTTTCCTTCGACTCTATTTCTTCACTGTTACATTGAAAACTGATTTTAAAATGCAGATAATCAACCAAATACCAGTTGCAATAGACCATTTAAATGTCAAACCAAAGCACATTGTAATAAGCTTGATTATTCCACATGTAACAATCCAACTAAGTCCATAGCATACAGCTAAAATTGTAATGACAATAACTGCTGTTACTCCACCTTTTGTTAATTTTTCCTTCAAATTACTCATATGTATATTCTCCTTTATAATCACCATTTGCTTGTATATCTACTATCTATAAACAACTCTTCCTTTGGTCTTGGATTCATTAAGTCACTGCTACTTAATTTAAGATGATCACCATAATATCCACTCCACGAACCACAACCTCTTACATTTACCTCTCCATCAAAACAGATACGAGTAATTCTATAAGCAGGGTGCTGACAACATTGCCAGTAACTGATTTTGAAACAGTTGTCCGTATTTACATTCTCTAAATGTTTTGGTATAGAATCCCAAATCTCACACTCGTCATTGATTTGTTTTAATGTATATCCATGCCTAAGCATCACATTGGCTCTCTCAATTCTTTTGTGTCTTGCTTCACAAGCTAAAGCCTCTTCAGGTGTATCAAATAATTCTCCACATTCAGAACATCTATATTTAATTACTTTCTCCAAGATTTCACCTCCTCGCAAGAAATCGAAATTTACTATGCTTCATATTCTATTGCAGCCAACACTTCTCTGTACGGTGTTTCCCTTGTTTTTGTGCTTCCCCATTGGGTATATGTTCCTTTCAAACCTGTGTTAAATGGTTTTACAACTTCATACTTACAATATTTTGTAGAATTATTTAAAAACGCCAATCCTTCATGACAAGCTAACATATCGTGCTGACGCTTTTTATCTTTAACATCATATATATCAAATAATTCTTTATATTTATCATCCGACCATATACCAACTCTTGTATTTCTGAAATCATGGCACACATTTTTGCCAACAAGTACTATATTAGATATTCTCTCTTTTCCAGCTTTTAAGACATAATCAGTTGCATTTACATCGCAATTAAAATTAAACGTTCTTACTGTTTCTTTTCCTTTAAATTTATCCAGTTCAAATGAAGCAACGTTCGTGCCAACAAAACCACCATTCATCACCAGCCAGTCAATGTGGTGCATTTTGATATAATCAGCAACAAGCGTTAATGCTCCACCAACAAATACATATTTTGCAACTGGTGGCATTTTCTTTAATACTTGAACGCCCAAACTTTCAAGAATATCTTTTCTTTTCAATCCATCTTCTGTCGTTGGGTATGGGTCGCACACAACACATTTTAATACTCCTTCGTTATATAAATAATGAGCTGCCACAACATCATCCACATCAGCATCTAATTCTGCAATATATACTATTTCTTTATCCAACTTTTCACCTCCACATGAAACCGATATTTCTTGTCCTTTTTATTACTATATATAGTAGTTCAAATTTATACAACCACTATATATAGTATGTATTTTTGTAAAATATACTACTTATTGTATTATTCTCTCTTTTACTTCAATAAAGCAGCAATCTCATCAATTTCCAGTTCTGTTTTCTTATCATCAGAAAGCAACTTGTCCAGCTTACTCTCCATTTTCTTCAAATCAGACTCTTCTTTCTTCAGACTAGATACCTCTAACTTACTCTTAATATCTTTGATCCATGCTACTACACTGTATCCTGAAATTTCAAAATCAGTCATATTAAGATCTTTAGCAGACATTAAATATGAATTCAATCTAATCAAAAGTAACAATAGCGCATCATCTGAACACACATTGAGATTAATTGTCATTCCATCCATATTAAGAACACAATTTGTTTCAGGAATAAATCTAACCTTCCTCTCTGAAATTGATTTCTTCTTGGCTTCAATCTGTTTCTTTAATTCTAAAATTCTATCATCATTTTTACTCATCAAACTCGTACTCCTTTTTATACTCTCTACCATTTGCTAAATATTTTTGTTTGTATACCGGTTTAAGCTTTTCAAAAACTGTTTCGATTGAAACTGGGATCATATGAGTTTCAATTGCCTTTTGACCATAAACTTTCACTTCTTTTTCTTCTGTTTGGAAAATATCAATTGCTTCCTCATCACCATGATATATATTTTGGGTACTATATTTATAAACAGTATATTTGCCGTTATCTTCTGACCTATATGGCGTTGTCATTTCATATTTAATATATTCTCCATTGTTGTCTACCATAAAGCGAACATTTCCATATTTTCTTGTTATATCATCATCGACATATGTATTAATTGCTTTTTTATAAAAATCTTCAAATGAGATATTTACAATTTTATCTTTGTTATTATCTATAGGGGAGAATTGATAAGATGATTCCATTGAATCATAAATTTCAGAATATTTAGATGTGCATTTATCATCGAGACAACTAATAAGTTTGTTTTTAGGAACACTTTTGAATTGCTCAAATTCATACTTTCCATCGCTTAATCTTGCGAACCAATGCATTTTACCATATGAGAGATTGTTAATTCCTTTATAAGAAATCCTGCTATAATATCCAAAACGAGTTTGTTCAGTTGGAATATCTTTATAAGATTTTGTTCTTACAATTTTCCCATCCTGTATAAACTCATAACCATATCCATATGTTTCAAAACATCCCATATAAATCCATTCAATATTTTCTTTTGTAAGATATGTTGCACCAATAATCAAATCTTTTATCTTAATAGATTCATTATTATGTACAATCTTATTATAAGCAGCAATTTGCTTATAGTCAGGTGACTCAACTGGCATAAGAACTAAATCCTTACCATCCCATCCATATATAAATTCTCCTTCAAGTCCCTTACCCTTGATACAATTCGCATTTTCAAGAATATATAATAAATTTTCAATGGTAATTTCAAACTCAAATCCTCTTGGATCATATACTCTACAATAAGCATGTCTGTGATCCCATCCTGTAGAGTAATCACCGGCTTTCTTATTGAGTACAAATCCTTCTGTTGGAACATTCTCAAATTCATCATTCGGAATTTTATCATCACGCCAACTATTCCACGATGCTTCTTTTCGTAGCTTGCCTTTTTCGTCATAGTAAATGACATAAGCAAGTTTTCCTGTATAAGTTCCTGAACGATTTTGATATCCAACATTTATCGTTTTAGGAACAAAAATACTACTGTTCAATCTATTGCCTTCTCCTTTCTTTTCCTGATTGATTACTCTTTCAGAATACTTCCTACTTATTGTTATTCGCTCTTTAAATCAATCCTTTTTCGATTAATTCTCCTAAGTAGTAATATCTATCTAACTCATCTGGATCAATCGAGTCGTCTTCACCAAGAATATATCTATCACAATCTTCTACTTCTTCCATTTCATCAATCCATTTATCCCAATTGTCTACAATTGGCTGACAGAACTTTTCGCCACTTCCACGCAAGAAACATCTACCAACCCATTCAGCTTTCATCTTTCTGCCAGGATAAACTAATGTAAAATAAATTCCATTCTCAATCAAAGCGTCTCTAACTTCTTTATGGCTGCTTACAAAGATATAATCAACTTTCCCAATATTGTCTTTAATGTGCTGGATATAATTCTTTGGAAATTCAGGATTGCGATACCTTTCAATTTTATCTGAATTAACTGGATTATAATCATAGCACCAACTAAACTGACTGCTATCGCTATCGAGAATCTTATAACCTTTTTCATTTAATTTTTTAAAAGCATATGTCTTACCACAAGCATGAAACACACTAATAATTTTTGTGTTCATATATTTATTCTCCTCTTTTTACTCAATATTTAACTTGACTCTTTCTTTATCATATAAAATTCCACCGTTTTTCAACATTTCATCTATGTTAATATTAAGACTTGCAGACTGAGACTTTTTAAATCTATGCAGGATATTTCCATCTGCATCTTTAACATCTGTATATTCTGGTTCGTCTAACTTAAATTCACAAGATGACATCATATTTTCAAACTTATTTGACTGTTCTTTCATAGTTAAATAATCCGATTCAGACATCCTCGCTCGTTCAATAAAATTATGTACTTTTCTTGCAATCGTTTTTAATTTTCTTCTCATTCAGTACACACCTTTCTTAGTCTTATTTCCAAAAGAAACGAATCTTTCTTGTTCTAAATTCACATCATTATGTGTTTCACCATCTGAGTAATAAATGTTCCAATCCTTGAATAACTCAATTAACTTATCATTATCCCAATCATATTCATTGCAATGCGTAATGGCGATTGATTTTTTATCTCCAAAATCTTTTACATCATTAGAACATCTACTATATAATTCTCCTAAATCCAATGTTCCATATCTCAATGTATCCTGGAATGGGTTTGGTACATTTGTTTTGTCAAACATATATTCATTGATAAATCTCTTATTACATTCAGATGGAAATTTACCAGCACCATGTCTTGTTAAATAAGTACGAGATACATAACAAGTTTCAATATTTATCTCATCATTCCATTCAACATTTTCAATTATTCTCTTGGGATTTTTAATACCTGTATTAGACGGTGTTAGATGTGGAAAATATTCTGTGTTGTTCTGATCAAGTAATAAACCTTGTGCAGCTTCAAATACAATATTGTCAAACTGATTTAAGAAATAATTATCTGATATAGCCAATGAGTGATTATTCATAAAATCCCAATCATCTAAAAAGTGTTCGAATATACCATTATCAAGGAATATTCTTGACCATTCATCTGTTAATATAATATTCTCTCTTTCAAATTGTTCTAAGTAATATTCCCTGATATGATTATCTACATCAGTTATGCCAGCTTTATATCTTTTAATTGTTTCAAAAATACCTAATCCACAACTTCCATGTTTATTTTTCCCACGGTTCTCCTCTATAATCTGATTTGCCATCATATCAAAAGGTGTAGTCAACATACAATCTTGATTGATATAAACATTTGGGACATATCCTAATTTCATCAATTTATCATATTCCTGCTTAAAAATAATTGGATTAACAATAAAATCCTCAGATAAATATGTACTTGTATGATTGAATGTTCCAGATCCAAAATGATGAAAGACATGTCTGATTCCTTCAGGCGTTGTTACGGTATGTCCTCTCTGAGCACCACCATTTGAACAAACAACAATACTATTAGGTTTCTGTGAGAAGTAATCTGTCATAAGACCTTTTCCTTCGTCTCCAAAGTTAGCACCTATCACAATCTTAATGTCTTTCATCTTTTAAATCTCCTATCCTACCAAGTAATTCCTTCTGTGTTAGAAGGTGTAGTAACTGTATCTGTTACATTATTCTCTGCTTCACTAACAATAATATCTACAATCTCATTTGTAATACTATCCATAGTCACTCTTCTAAAGTGTGTATCATCAAGATACTTCTTGTAAGACTTCTCAATTTCTTCTTCATCCCATCTGTGACCATGATTTACATCTAAATGATAAATGTTAAACTTCTGAGATGCCTCTTCATATAAATCCTTAGTCTCTACATCAGACTGAAGATTATCACCTGTCACCTCTGATAAGCCACGACCTCTATTCTTAAATGGAAGATATGGATTTAACTGCTCATCACCCATTGTAATAATAATTCCTTTTCTTCCACGGTTTAAGCAATCAAGTTTTGTGTGACGAGAACCGAAATACCATGCCGCTGTGTAGGATTCATAACTGTTTCCACCACCACCAAATTCAAAATAAATCTTATCAAGCTGTTCAGCAATACGAATATCTGACTCAAACTGTGAAGCCTGAATTGGACAGCTATCGCAAGCTAAATCACCAATACCCATGATAAGGAACTCAACATCTGTAACCTTTTCATATAACTTAGTCATAATTACATTCAACTTCTTTGCCACTTCAACAGCAGCCTGTCCCATAGAACCAGTTACATCAAGTGCAAGAATAACTGGAATTGTGTTTGGATGTTCCTCTGTATCGCAACACTCTCTAATAACATTCTTAGGATCAAGTGCAGAATCAATATTTTTTGCCTTAAACATATCCTGATTAGAATAAGAACCGCTAATCATACCATCCATTGAAACACTCATACCCTTTGTTGTTGAATAACTTACATAACTATCTCTTGTCCATGAACCGCATCCCATATTATGCTTCCTCCTCTTCATCTACTTCTGTATCATCGTCATCATTGCTACTCATATCAAAATCGAACATTCCGTCAAACATATCACCCATATTTCCACCCATCATCATAAGTGGTAACATAGAACTCATTCCACCGTTTCCATTCATTATGCCAGTAGAACCGTTGTCACCTTTCATCATCTGAGAAAGCATCATATACTTGAAGATATTGTTTGTACCTTTCTTACCCTTGATAATGTCACTACCAAACATTGAAACAATCTTGCCATAAAAATATGTATTACCCATAAATACATGTCTTTCAGGAAGTACAGTTTCAATTGTTGAGTCCTCATAATTAATGACCGTAATCTTTGTCTTATCAGCTTCAATAACACATCTAGGCTTGCCATTTACAAGAATAATATCACCCTTCTCTACCTTATTAGTTGGAATAATAAAGAAGAATTCCTCTCCAATATCAAATACAAAGTTACTACAGTTTGTGAGCTTGCCAGTCTTGATGTTATATGTCTTATAACCACCATTTGTCTTAACTGCAATTCCACCATTCATAGAAAGTCTACACATTCCACTTCCTACCTTGCCAAACATACCATTTAAAAAATTGTTCATCATATTTATTTCCTCCTATGATATAAAATTATTGTTTACAAATATTTATTCTCTTAACTGCGACATTCTCATCAATTCTTCTTTTTCTGATTCTAATAATGTCAATCCTGCTTTAATCCAAGCTTCCGTCTGTTCATCGAATTTCTTCTTATACTTATCTTGAATTGTCTCATTTCCACTCAACAATCTCTTACAATTCTCATACTGAATATTATTTGTCTCACGAGCATTTCTAAGATTACTTTCTAAGCAACGAATAATATCAATCAGCTCATCTTTTGTCATAGATTTTAATGTACTGTCGGAATATGTTTTTCTTCCATCACCTATTGACATGTTCCACCATCCTTAACTGCTTTTATATAATGGCTTACTAAAATGTATTCCTCACAATCTTCGCATAAATATGAATTACCCTTTCCACCACAAACTACTGAATTACAGAATCGTTTATGTGTTTCTTCTAATTCTTTCACGACTTTATCTATATTGTAAGCACAGTTTTGACTGCCAAGAATCTGCATTACATCAGACTTCCTTACAAATCCCATTTCAGATGGCAGCTTAGATAATTCTTTTCGTAATACCGTTTTATCAATTAACTGTCCCATGTACTTATTCTCCTAATCATCTTTATCTATAATGAACCAATATAAAAAACTTAAAAGTGCAGAAGTAATTCCAAGTATTTTATTTTCTGCTTGATATGAATACATCGTTACACCACTACAGAACCATACCAAAAGAAATGCGATTGCTTGTCTATAATACTTTTTCATTTCACATCTCCAATCTTCTCAGCTACTTTTGCTTCACATATTCCACAAATACAGCCATTTTTCTCATCATACTTTTCAAGTTCACTAATAAGATTACTACAACACCAACTTGATTCATTAAGATGAAATTCAATCATGTCATCAGCCCAATCCGAAGGAAAGTCCATTGGAAGATTTATTGTCCACTGTATAGTTTTGGTTTGTCTGTCTGCCATATAGTTATTCTCCCATTTCTATCTTCTGACCAACGAATTTCTGAAGCTGTTCATTTACATCATCAGGATAAGTTTTTACAACGTAATCAGTACAAACATGAATTTTAGTAATAACACTATCCTCGTCATATTCAATACTTCCAAGTGTTCCACCTGGAATTCTGATAGGCAAACAACCATCCTCATAATCACAAAGCACATAATGTTTCCAGTGTCCATTAGGATCAAGTCCAGCAAGCTTGTCCAATTCTGTTGTGATTCCACAATAATATTCATTCATTTTTGAATATCTTGAATTTGCATATTTGTTAATCAACTTCATGATATTATTCTCCTATTTGCATTTGAAAACCTTTCTTTCGTATTTTCTAAAAACAAATCCTTATCAATGCTCCATCCACCACAATGACTTAATATTTCTTTCCTAGCATTTCTAAATTCGTCCAAATGGTTTCTGAAATAATTAACCGCATCGTTTTCGCATTGGAATTCATCATTATATTCCCAAAAGAAATGTCTTTGATTTGTTGCAAAAAATGAATCTGTATCTAAACAATATGCTATAACCCATGTTGCGTATTTATCTGAAAAATTTTCATTACCTTTTAATTCTTGATACATATTCACACCTCCACTCTTCACAAGAAAGAAAAATTTCTTGCTAATCTAACCATCTATTATCCAAATAGTAGAACCCAAATACCATTCCACCGATTAAAATAACCCAAAAGATCCAGAAAATAATAATTGGAAAATCAGATTCTAGCCTTTCTATCGTCTCGTCAATAGTCAAATTATTATAAAATGATGTGTTATCAGAAATGGTTTTATCTCTCAAATCTGTAAAAATTGTTCCTTTATATTCAGTGTCAACACCATAATACTTATATCTCACATGACTTGACTCTTTAATTGTGTCAATATAATCAGTACCAGGTAAATCAATTTTATTACTTGTGAAAATTACTCCACAAAACAATATTTCTTTGCACTTAATATCTTCACTTCCAACTTTATCCCAAGTCCAATATGTTTCTGTTGTATAATAAGTTTGTGATTTGCCATTAACAGTTCTTGTATGAGCTACTTGTCTTGTATGCATCGTATATTGCTCTTTAATTTTTTCTACATACATATATTCTCCACCGATTTCAGGATATGTAACTGTATCTACCGCTTTTAAATCACCATATACAAACGCATTACCAACATTTGTGTCCATTCCGTATTGGAACATTTCTTGACTTTCTATCTTAACAGCCTTATTATAAATTTCATTTTTATCCATTTGGCATTCTGAAATCTTGGAAGAAATCAGAATACCAAACAGAATCATAACTGCAATGATAGAAATACTAGCCAAAATTTCACGTTTTGTTATTTCAAAATCGCCAAAATCAAAACCCTTTCTACCATGTCTCATATACTAATCCTCTTTGAACAACGACTGTGGAGCATCAACTGGCGCATTGTAATCCAGATACTCATATTCCTGCACTTCATATCCAAGCAATCCAAGGAACTGTCTTGTAGGGAACTTTCTTACATATCTCTTGTATTCCTTAATCTGCTTATTGTAATTGCTGCGATACTCTGCAATCATATTCTCTGTCATAGATAACTCATTCATAAGAGTCTTATAGTTCTCATTTGACTTCAACTCAGGATATGCTTCTGCAACTGCTGTAATAGCTGTTGTTACATTCTCAATATCTCCTGTTGATCCACGACCATCTGCAACTGCTGTCAATGTATCAGCTTCATGTTTGTCATACTGTTTTACGCAATCAGCAAGGTTATATACAAGGTCAACTCTTCGTTTTTCCTGTACCTTAATATCTGATGACGCTGTATTTACCTGCTCCTCAAGTGCAATAGCTTTATTCTGCGAACTCTGTACACCAAATACAATCATCAAAATAACTGCTAATACTCCTACGCCAATAATTACTGGCACTTTCCAATTTGTGTTCTTCATTTTAATCTCCTTTATATGTAATATTTTTATATTTTGAGATTTTAAAAACCTTATTTACAAGGCTTTCGTAACCTCTCAATTTGTTATTCTCTACTTTTTATTCATTTTCTTTACAAATTCACGATACTTCCTTGTATATTCGTAAGAATCTCCAAAAATATTATTAACAGCCTTATAAAGTTTCGGTTCATACTTTTGAATTACTTCTAATTCGTATTCAAAATCTCTACCAAATGGGCAGCCTGCACAACCAGTTCTTTTCAGTCCATATTCTGTATAACATTTGCTGTGTTCAATGTCATAAGCATTTTCATAGTCTATTTTGTCTGAATCTTTATACCAAAATAAAGGTCTATAATTATCACAACCAGAATCATTTTCATCAAAACAACTTTTATATGCAGTTGCTCTTGCTCCACCTTCGGCTTTTCTTACACCTACAATATTTAGGTCAAATGGTATTTTCCCATCGCCATATACACCTTCTCTTAAAAGCTTATGTGAGACATCTTTCTTCGCATATTGACAGCATTTGTTAGAGATTTTAAATGTTGGTGGGTTTTCAATCATAAATTCTTTTAGCCATTTATTATGAGTGATATTAAATTGACTACCATTACCTTTTATTCCACACCACCATTCCAATGCAGATTTACACTTCGGATACTTCTTATATAGTGTATCAAAATCCTCATCTTCCCATTGGAAATTATGTTTTTGTAATCTTTGGATAAATTCACTGACTTGCTTAGATAGAAACGGTTGTCCATATCGTTTACACGATAGTGGGATTGGCTTAATTGCTTTATATGAATCAATTGTTATATCATATTTATTTTCTAAATATTTGAGATGCTCTTTTGTTGCAGAATATTCTAATCCAGTATCAAACCAGACATATTTCACTTTATTATTTTTATCACATCTATAGACTATATCCAACATATCATCACTATCTGATCCACCTGAAATAGAACATAGTATATATAAATATTTGTGGCTGTTAATTTTTGACCACGCTCTTATTAAATTGTCTCCTATTATTGAGTTTACAGGACAATCCTGTAATAATTCTTCAATTGTATTAGCTTTCTGTACCAATATGTACTTTCCTCACTGAAATTTATTTCATTTCAATGAGGTAAAGCCATACTTAGTGAGTGTCTTTTTACGTCACTATCACATTACTTTTTCGATTCATATAAACCAATGATCCGTTTTATGAATCATTGTGACAACCTTTGCTAATCAAAGGCATTAAATACATATGGTGAAAAACTAACCAAGTGGTAGTACAGCCTCGCAGATTCGTTCAATACTGTTGACTTCACATTTTGTCATTTTATGGTTTGGATTATCTTTGTTATAATCCTGAATAAACATATCTATCCAAAAATCTACATACTCATCATCTGACTCCGAATCCATTACAGCATATCTATCAACTGTCTTGTAATTTCCTTTTTCTGTCACATAAGATAGATTTATCTTATAAACAGGTAAGGTGATTTTTGTTTTTAAGAAATTTTTAGGATGAATATTTTTTAATTTTTGTTTCAAATCTTTATCAAAAATTTCAAATGTATCAATTCCAGTCCTCAATGAGCAATTTTCAAAAAAATCACTTGGATGCACTACTTTTCACCACCTTTCTGATATTTTATTTTCTTGTTTGTTGGGATTCCCATAGCCGAATGGCTTAGATATGATTAAAAATTTTCAAAAGAAAGATTGGTTTACTGCGAAACCACTACTTACTATTTTTTACAGAAGTATTATTAACTGACTTCTGAATATTCTTCATAAGCTGAATATTGTCGTTAATCATAAGTGCTAATGCCTGATCCTCTGTAAAACCAACACTTACATATGCATCAAACATATTCTTCTTAGTTCTCGCCTGAATTGCAGGATACTCAGTGTTCTCAGAATAATCCTTTGCAATAATCATGAGTTCCTTCAAAATATCATATACAGGCTCTTTGTACTTTGTAATGTATGTCTTTACTACCGCTCCTAAACTTTCTGGATTCTCTGCTAATAATCTTAAAATTGTTTCCATGTTTAATATTCTCCTTTAAATTTATTCAACATCTGTTCCTTCTACAAAACAATGTAAAATATCTACAATGTCTTTCGGTGTGTTCCTTAACAAATCAAAACACACATTAATCTCTGTATACATTCCCATTATGTTTTCACCTCCAATGTATTATTCTCCACTCACAATCTCATAAATAATATCATCGTGATATTTACCACTCTTATCTTTAATTGAATCTTTCAGAACATGTTTCGTTCCATTATGTCTCTCGATAAAGTTATCGTAACCTCTACAAGCAGGATTTCCACCAACAGCTCTCCATTCAACTCTATGTAATGTTTTAATCAGTTCTTCTAATTTATCGAATACGTCCCTACCAACCAAGATATTTCCTCTGTCAAATGAGAACAATCCAAAGTTATATGCTTTAGATACATACCAATCAACGGAATATCCTAAATAGCCAATGAGTTTTTCGTTCTTATCAACTATTGCATATTGGAATTGACTCTCATTTGGATATTCTGCAATTTCAGGACTCCAATTGCACATACAACCAGTTTCATACATCATATCTGTTGTATAGTAATATTTCTGAAATTCTTTCCCAATCTGTTCTTTATATAAAATTGCAGGTACTAACACTTAATCACCTCTTTTCTATAATCCAAGGATATGTTGCTTTCTTGTAAAGTTACTCCCAACTAATTACAATATTTCTCAATACCTTGTGTCATAATATCTCTTAATTCATCTTCCTCATATGTAGAGCCAAACTGCGACCAACTACAACTATATTCTATATCATTGTGTACTAACGCAAGTTCAAATACACTGCCACCATAATTCTTATATGCATCTAATTTGATAGCTTTAATATGAGGAATTTCTAAACGCCAATTATGCTTTTTATATTCAAACTGAATATTAGTAGCTTGCCCAAAATTAAAGTCAATGAATTTAACATCATTCATATACTCAATATCAAGAAGCTTTTTAATATAATTGACATACCAATCATATGTTTCCTTTTCTTTATACTTCTTTCTTTTGTCAAGCTTGTTACCGTCCGTATCCTGATTTTTTAATAACATATTTAACCATTCTCTACACATTTTAATCGTGGACGGCTGATCAAGCAGCATATACTGGATGTTTTCTTTATAAATGCGAAATGTTTGTTGTTCAATAAGGTTATATTCATTCTTCATATCATCCAATGCTTGTTTCTTTGCAGACAATCTTCTTTCTGCTTGTGCAAACTTATTTAATGAACCCATTTCATATTCGCCATTATAGTTGTATGTGTCATTTTTATATGCCAAAGACATTAATCGTTCACCTCGCTCTAATATTCTTTCTTTGTAACCAAAAGAAACCTGAATTTCCTTACCAATAGTTACTAGAATCATTATCATTATGTTCAAAATCATCCGCTGTTTCTGAACACTTTCTTGACAATTTCATCGTATCTTCGTCATTCCAACCATATTCTGAATCAAGTTTATTAAGCCCCAAGTGTTTCTTAATGTCATCCTGATTGGCTAAAATCTGACTCAATGCCTGAAATAATAACTTTGTTTCTTCGTCTCTCATAAACAATCTCCTTTACTTACCATTACAAAGTCCAACTTTGTAATCGTCTTTCACGTCAATAGTTACTTCTCTCTGAAATTTTCCTTCCTTATCATAAAGGGATAAATAATATCTGTTACCACGCTGCTCTAAGTCAAGATTCTCATTCTCGAATAATAATACTCGTCTCTGTTTCTGCACTGGTTTAGTTTCTACTTTTGGAGATAATATAATAGGTGGAAGTTCTATTGTAGCTGTTTCAACTTCTTCAAGAATACAGCTAATATCATCATCTAACTTACTATCGTCATTCGTATGCCTATCAACTGCTCTAATAATATCTTTCTCAAATAATAATCTATTTGCCATTTTATTATTCTCCATTTCTACATATATAAATGATATTTTCTTCCAATCTGATCAATAAGTTCACTGTCCATTGGTCTAAAACCAATTACAGTAAGTGTTCTACCATCTTCTTCTGGTTCTAATTCAGTGTGATAGTTATCCTTTATGAGCCAGAAATCTTTGCCTTCAACCATTCCTAATTCTTCTGCCATAGTCTTAGCTTTTAGCAACTGATTCTTATTCTTGGCTTGAAGAACACATTTTGTAAATTCACCCTCAATCCAATTGTGAAGAATATCTTCGTCAATATAGCCATCGACATGACCATCTAAATCGGCATTATTTCTAATAAACCAACTAAGAAATGCCATAGAGCCGTAGCTGACTTGAGCTGCGAGCTTCCCAGAACTCATATTCAAATCTTTTCTAGCAATAATAATTTGTTTATACATATACGTCCTCTTTCCACTCATCTAACCAATAGAAACTATCAATCTGTTTATCAAGCTTTCTAACTTGCTCTCTTAATTCAGATTCTTTCTTCTTACTATCTGTTCTCTGACACTTCTTCCATAATTCATTACGCTGCTTAGATAATTCATTGTACTTATCAGATACATTAATCTCTTCTACGACTGAAATCTCAATCTTTTTGCCACAATGAGGACAAAACTGGATTGGATAATTGTCTGTCTGTTCCCATTCATCTTCATACGATGTAATAACTTCTGTATGTGAAGTACAGAGCTGAGGAATAAAACCATATTCTTTATCATAATCAACATTAAAATTTGTTAAATTTTCGTTTGTAAATTCTATGCACTCATTATTCTGAATTTCATCACAACAATACTTAAATGGCTTATACTTGTACGAATGAGTGTCGTTAAATTTTAATCTAATTAATTCTATCCTCATATCTTTATTCTCCTAACTTTCTTCCACACCAAGGACAATATGCAATATACTCTTCCTGATGAACAAATCCATCGTCATATTCATCCCATTCTGATGTTTCTATATCCAAATAATATTCATTCGTCAATGGATCTACATATATTCGATTATCAGGTGAGTCATAATCACAACGATTACACATACACTTACCTCGCTTTATCACATTCATTGAAATCTAAAAGCATCTTATATTTATATTCTCCAAATCTTTCTTTCCAACGCTGCTTTGCTTTATCAGTATCCCAACTAAAAGGCATCATATGGTAATTGATGAGGAAACATATATCTAATACAACCTTATTAAACTCTTCCATTAAACTCTCTAAAACCAAATAGCATCCGACAGATGGGTGGTCATAATAATGAGCTATACCATTTTCATCAATTGTCTGGCAGTATAGTTTGCCATAATCATGAAGAACTGCTCCAATATTGTATTCAGCTTTATGTCCTTTTTCTGTAAATAAATCATATGTATTAAAGCAATGATTTTCTAAAGTCATAGTATGATGAGGATTCTTCTGGTCAAAATCTTTCATTTTAGCAATCAATCCACCTGTGGTCATTGCATTAGCATTATGAAATTTATGAATAATAATCTCATCGAATCCTTCCTCGTAGAACGGAATCTGATATTTTCTAATCTGCTTATCCAACACAAAATCAGGTACAGGATGTTCTCTATGTAGATTATCTTTTTTGCACTGTTTAAATGGCTTTGGAATAATTACACATACTTTTCTGACATTTAAACCATTTACTTTCATCATAATTGCTCTACGAGATTTCATAGTTAGATTAGTTGCATCTGCAATTACATTCTTTTTATTCTCCAAATTCTTGCGGATTCTATCGTGAAAAATCTTAAACACTTCTTCGTTATGTTCTTGATCTTCGTAATTACCTGTTAATTCTTCACGAATTGCGTCTGATGATACGATTACTGTATTTGGATTCTCATTGGCAATCTGAGTAGCAATGGTTGACTTGCCACTACCACTCAGTCCAACGAGTACCCACATTGTAGGTTTATTCATTTAAAGTCTCCTCAAATAATTCTTCAGCTTCTTCCATATCAGGTACATCAGATGTATCTTTGGCGATCCCCTCAATTACCTTAAATTCAAACACCTTATCCTTATAAGCCGTGAATGTTGCTCTGTTATCAATACGAACAACTACACCTTCGGCAACATGTGTCTTACCGATTTCATCTGCTGGCATACCATCAAGATATTTATTTACTCTTTCTTTCAAATCTTCTGGTGTAGTAAAAATAAACTTCTCTAAATCAGGTACATGCTTAACACCCAACTTGTCACACCATACCTCTACAATCTCCCAAGGCACTTCAACAACTGTTCCGTCTGCTGTTGTCATTGTCATTCGATATACATACATCTCATTTTCGCCTGGCTCACAACCATATGAGAATGTTGTGATGTCACCAAATTTCTTTGTAAATTCTTTTTCCTTAACTCCTTTATTAGATACTGAACCCATAATTGGTGTTGTTTCATTTACATATCCTACAATTTCATAGAAAATCTCAGCACCCTCAGGAAGCTTGTCTTTTAATAAATCGTGGTACTTCTTTCTAAATCCATTATCAGAATAATATCCATCATTCTTTGTCATATCCTTTAATACAACTCTTCTGCTACCAGATACAACAGAAACTTCTCTTGTAACCTTTGGCTGCATATGTAAGAACTTTCTCAGTTTACTATTCTTCTTTGTAACCTTAACAGTCTTCATAGTACGAGCTGATGTTCCATGGAGCTTACGAGTAATATAAATTGTATCTCCTGGCTTAAATGCTGACATATTATATGCAAGCTGTGCAGTATCTTTATGCTCCTCAAAAAATGGATATGATACTGTTTCTTTCTGAAACTTGTTCTTCTTATTTGAACTATTTCCATCACTTCTTGAACGATTCTTTCCACTAGGAATATATTTCTGACAAATCTCATGACCACCAAGAACTGTAATCTGATCGCCATCTTTTAATTTTGAAATATCTGTATACTTAGAAAGCGTCTCAACAGGTAATACAAGTCCTTCTGACTTCTCACCTCTAAGTCTAATAGCGGTTACATTTCTCTTCTCAGCATCCATATAACCACCAATGTTGTTTCCGCTTTCGTCTTTCTTCCTTACAAGGTTGTTATCTGTTGCATACTCAAGTGATAACTGACCGTCAGATGGGAAGAAGACCACTTTCTGCCCTTCATGATAACTCAAATCTACAATTACATTCTGTCCAAATACTTCTACACACTGTAATCTATCAGCGTTACTATGTTTTCTTAATCCTTTTAATGTTGTGATATAAGCACAATACATAAGTTCCTCTTACCTTAGTAAGTAGTGCGCACTTTATCCTATAGGAACTTTTCTATTTTTCCTTTCTTATTTTTAATCTTCTAATTTGTTGCCTTTTGCTTCATTACAAAGCTTACACATTGTTTGATAGTTACTAATATCATCAATACCACCTTTTGAGCGTGGTATAATATGATCTTTTGTCATTAAAATTTCATCACCATTATCATCAACTGCATACAAATTCAGATGATAATTCTTATCCTGCAAATGTCTTTCTTTTGCAAAATATTTTCCTTCAATTCCACAAACTGCACATTTACAGCCTTTAGTGAAAAAAGTCTGGTATCTCTGGCTGTTACCCTTAATTAAATCCCCATCGAAATCAACTTTTGCAAGTCTTTTATCTTTCTCAAATAAAACATCTTTAACCTTATCGTGTACCTCTCCTATGGAGTACGTGGATTTTCTGATGAGATTGTCATGTTTTGGTTTAAACTCATGCAATCTAATATCTTTATTTGAAATAAAAACATTTTCTGTATTTTTCTTGCTTAATAAGTTAACCAAATCTCTTACTGTGTGAATTTTATTGGAAATAGAAATAGTATTACCATTCCATTTAATTCCTGTAATCTCTGTATCAAGAGTAGGCGACAATGGATTATTGTTCTTTGGGAATTCTGTGTTTAAGAAATCCTTGATTGTCTTATATTTACTTTTCAAGCCTTTCCCATTTATGGAATAATTAAATTTCAAACCTTTAAATTGTTGCTTCTTACTCATAAAACATATCTCCTTCAAACTTTTATTGTCGCTTAATTATTCTCTCTTTTATTTTGGAAATTGTGAGCAGAAACGCTCTTAGATAAAATCAACAGGAAATGCTTCTTTCATCTTATCGCATAACAATCACTTTTATTGTCGCAGAACTCAATTACATCGATCATAGCAACATATCTATAATAAGAATTCTTACATTTAACTTTAAAATATGTATTATCTTCACCACAAACTTCTATGACTTTTCCATGCAAAATATGTGTCATTCCTTCCTGCCAAAATGCAACCCACTTACCAATCAACATTGAATAATCTTTATATACTTTGTATCCATGATGTTTTAATAAGTCTATGGCTGCATATATCTGTTGATCTTTTGTCAACCCCATAGTTTTATTCTCCCATCTGATCTACAATACTCTGTAACTTGTCAACAAAGACTTGTGCTGATTCTTTACCACCATATATATGTCTAATATCTGACGGAATAATAGTAAGTTTAGCTTCTCCAAAAATCTTATTATCTTCATATACTCTCAAAAAATCACACATAGTTCCCAAGTCAACATAATCAAAATTAGGCTGAAAACAAATCACATCACCCTTCTGTGGATGCAGTTTTCTAACCTTAATAAGTGTCTGTTTAAATGATTTCTTTCTCTGTCTCTTATTCATATTTCTCACCTACCTAAAATATTGATACATGCATTCGTTTCTATATTTTTGTATTAAACTCTGTTCGATCATCTTTTTATCAAACTCATCCAATGAATTATACATATCCATAATATGTTTGCTTGGATTATTAAGACAGTCAGTATACTCTTTGTCGTTTTCTACTTGCAATTTTATATAATCAAATGCATCACATTGATCACCAAATCCGACATTAAGCTCATTACCATTTTCATCTTTTATAAATATTACTTCACCAGATGCATGAGTTTCTGGATTAGGACTTCTGGTTAATTTGTATCTTTTCATACTGTTATTCTCCTTCGAATATTACTCTTATTGGCTTTATAGTTTCGTCATTTGTTGGTATAAGAATCACTTTGTCAGCTCCAACCTGATCTTTAAATATTTTTGGAGCTTCAACAAATGTAACTCTTTTTGATCTATCACTATCCAGCCACTCTTTAAACTTTTCAAGATTTTCTTTTTCAGAAATTGCAGCACATGGACTTACTTTATCTATTAACTCTAAAAATCTTTGTCTTTCATCTTGTGATAACTCCATACTGTTATTCTCCTATTTCTACATGGTCATTATCCAACAAACCAAATTTTCGTAAATAGTACTGTTTGGTTTTATCATCGACTCTACAATAAAAATTATGTCTTCCTGACTTCTGCAAAGATAATGTATTAATATTAAGCTCTGCGTTCATAATAATCAGTAATTCGTTTAATGTAATATCATAGCAATGAAACGTTTCGCCTATTAGAAGCTTATAATATTTCTTCTCTAATTCTGTTGTTTCTTCCATATTGACACCATCCTACGCTTCTATATATTCCAATATCCAACTGTCGTATTTATTTTCTTTAATTAATTGCTGATATAAATTTATCCATTCTTGTGCTGAAAGACCTTTGTACCTCCAAACGCATTCTTTCCAATGTCTGTGTATAAAATGACCTCTTGTTTTTAACTCAATACATTTCACACATTTATCGTATAATTTCTTGGAATACCAATTCGATCTCCTTCTATTCCAGCCATTAATCCCGTTATCTATAAATGCTTCAGTCGGATCATATCTGCTTCTCATATCAGTAAGAGTTCTGTCGTATAACTCAGTTTTTGCATTGTATAAACAATGAAGCAGAAAATAGATGTCTTCATAATCATTTTTAAAATTCCATTCTTCAATATTTAAATCAAAATACATTATTCTTCATTCCTTACTACATTAAACTTAATTGGTAACATAGCCGTAAATCTACTCTTCATCCAAGGTTTTTCTTTTGTTGCAAATTGATCACCAAATTCTTCTGCTAATACAAAATCTCCGACAGTGTAGACAATAGAATATCCAGTTAAATCTTTTGGAATCTCCTTATTTACATTACAGGTTTTAAGATGAATCATTTTATCTATGCACTCACCCATTAAATCTTGAAAGAATACAAACGTTCCATCACAATTGCAACGCTGCATTGTGAAATATTCAAAATCTGCATCTGGATCATGCTTAATAATTACATTAAAATAAGGTTTGTCACCTTTAAGATAAGGAACATCTATTAAAATTGTTCCATCTTTGGTGTAAGTAATAACCGTAAATAACTCTCGTATATCCTGTTCAATCATGGATTCATATTTATTATTCTCCATGCCATTACACTGACCTGATGCAATTCGTTCTTTTACAAATTCTAATGATTTACTCATTGTTATTCTCCTATTTACTCACTCTAAATACATTTGCATCACCAACTGCCAAATCTTTTTCTTCAATAAAAGAATTAAAATACTCATTATTCTTAAAATTATCTTCTAATTTTTCGGTAATAATATCATCCAACCGACCAAAGAATTTTACAGAAGGATAAAACGCTGGATATTTCTTTAAACGGTATTTATTAACATTCCCTCTTAATACAGATAATCCATGTCTTCTACGCTTATTGTTGTTCCAATGAATAGGATCAGCATAGAAAGCATTTTTGTTTCTTTCATACTCTTCCTTTTCTTCCTTCGCTAATCTGTCAAGTTCTTTTTCTCGTTCAGTTTTTGAACGAGGCTTCATGATTTCTTTGACATTTTCTCGAATTATATTATTCGCTTTTGCTTTTTCTGAATTACTCATCTTGTTATAGTTCATAGCAGCTTCTAAAAATATATTTTTCAATTTCTCACCTACTTTCATAACCAAAAGAAACGTGGTTTTCATTGCCTTTTTCAACCTCTGAAAGCCTTGATTTTAGGGCGTTTCAGAAATTGAGATTTTAATAAAACTATCCATATTTCTCAAAATTACTTTTTAATAAATTTTCACATAGAGTAAGTTCTATTTTGTTATTACTGAGAATATATCTGCCATCTGATAATTTCTGTGCTACGAACCAAATAGAACCAATTTCTATTTTTATTCTTTCTACCTCATTTTTATCAAATAAGGTTGTTTTAAATTCTTTGGTACATTCATACATTCTCATACTTTTATTCTCCTAATGGTCTTTCATATGTAACCAATTTTTCAACAATTAGATCCTTTGGTAATAAATCTCTACAGAAATATGCCGTTGCAAATGGACTACCCTTTACTACAGAGTCCATATGCTCTTTATTGTGATAGCAAATTCTTGCATCAAAACTAAGGATCTGAATACCATCTTTGAAATATTTATATCTTGTTTTACCTTGTAGGGAATTAAGCGGTAGAAGAACCGCAAATGGTTTATTGAATGAATAGAGTCTTTCTAAGACTTTATCTTTGATTGAGAAGGGTGGATTGCTAACTATGATATCCCATTTTTCAGGTTCGTAATTGAAGAAATCCTGACCTTCAGCTAATGAACTTCTGACTACATTGTATCCTTCCTCTTTTAGCCTGTTATAGAAAGCAGACCAGTCTTCATCAAATGGACACCATATAATTTTATCCTTTGGACGATATTTAATAATGTGATCTGTTGCGTAATAGGGCGTGTATAACTCATTATCTTCCTTATCTGATGTTAAATATCCAATATTTAATGCCAATATTCGTTCACCGATAGTAGCTGCGCAGCTTTACTCACATGTGAACATTTTCCTTTCCTTAATTGTAATTACTTTGTTATATTCTCTGTTACTTCTTTCTAATGCTCCATAAATAAGGACTGCTACATCCACAATTATGAATACCGTCTCCAAGAACACATCTTCTGCAATCTTCATATTCTTCATGTGCGCTACAATACTCTTTAACTGTATTTATAGCATTTATGATGTCTTCATTTATGGACTCTGGTTCAATATATTCTCCTTCTTCAATTCTCATAATCAATCACCTTTGTCGTTTTTTTGATTGTATTTTTTGCTTGCTTCTGAAAATACATCATAGATACTTCTATATCCACCATCACTATTTTGTATATCTGTATCAAATAATTCTTTAAAGAATACTTTAAATGCTTCTAATTGTTCTGATTCTGACGCATTTTCATCAATATCATGATTTATGATTCTTATTGCTCTGTCTAATTCCAACAGACCACCTCCATAGGAAACCAAAATTTCATTATAGCTTTATTTTAAAAAAACGGGGTTTCCATAATACAATGATCAACCATATCTCTAAACGCAAATGGAGAATCTATAACTCTGTCTGAATATCTAAATCGTTTCAGAAAATCCAATATATCTCGTGCATCTTTATGTGACAATGGAATAAATTTCACATATTCTGGATGACCTTTAATACATACAACCGCCCACGAATGGTCATCAGAATGAAATCCTATATCTGTTCCAACATCCATCATAGAATTTATTAGTTGATGACAATCATCGACTAATTTAAACGACCAACCATATTCATCCTTTGCAGCATTTAGATACCCTTTTGCCCTATTATATAGGTCTTCTGCATCTTTATAATTCTGTTCTGCCGATTCAAATTTTGATAACTCTTCTGAAAATAACCATTGTCTTAATTTGTTTCGTATTTTGTTTTTAATTTTCACTGCTTCACCTCGATATTTGCTAATCTCTTATGACTCAAGTTATATTGATATTCTCCTTAATCAATTTCTTCAAATGCAACACTATTAAATTTCATATCTGGGAACTCTTCTATATAAACAATTGTGTGCCAAGAATGAACAATAATATCTTCTAATGTATATTCTTTTCCTATTTCCAATAAGTGATGATTTTCACCTCCATCACCCCATACGTCTTCATCGTTTCTAACACATTTAATTTTTCTTGGTTTTGTATTATAAATATCCATCTTGTTTCACCTCACCCACACACCTATATATTCTTGTGATTCCTGTTTAAATCTTTTTAGCATGTCAATCAATGCATCTACTTCTATCAAATCGTCAAAGACAATTTCAGCACTATTTCTCTTTTCTAAGTCTAATCTTTTTGCATAAGGAAATGGTTTGATAAAACATTCAAATTTAACATCTTTTCCTTTATGACGAAGTATGATTTTATTAATATTTTCTTTATTATTAATCTTCAATACTTACCCTCCTGTGAAATGTGAGTTTCAAGTCCACTCTTCCAACTTATATTCCTTGCCCTTTAACGACTCAATAGCAGTTTCTTTTGAAAAGAATACAGTCTTGCCAATACTATTTTTTGTGAAAGTTCCGCAATAATAATACCTACCTCTTACAGAAAACGTATATCTTGCTCTAATCTGTTTCTTATGTACATGACATTCTTTGATTGAATATGTGTCATGATAATCTCTACTAATAACCCACACAGTCTGTCCAATTTCTACGTCTGGAATGGTATTCTTCTTGTATTCATCAAACACTTCTCTTAATGACATTTCGTGTTTATTCCAAACTCCATCATCAATATCAAATCCACTATCTGATAGAAACTGTAATAATTCGTCAATGTCTACCAACTGCTTATTGATTAATTTATCAGCCATTTATTCGCCTCCGTTTCATTAAACGAGATAATCATAAATATCTCTTGCATCAATAAATACTCTACCATCAGCAACATTAAAGAATGTCACCTCATAACCAATACCCAATACATTAGTTATTTCACCTTCCTTGTCACCAATTTTTACTTCTCTTCCAATTAATTCAGCCATACAATAAACACCTCCGAGTATTTATTTTTCAACTACAAATAGCTTTTCTACTGCTTTTTCACCTGTAACTCTATCTGACTTCTGCAACACTTTACGTTCTTTCTGCCAGATACACTTAAAATCATTAGGCATATTATATTCACTTACCAACACTATATTATTTTCTGAAAGTTTACGAAGAAAATCGTAAAAAGAATCGTAGTCGATTGACTGTTTAGAATACTGTTTCGTATTTTTATAGGGTGGATCGAAGTAGAAGAGGCAGTTCTTATAATCTGCAAAGTCTTTATAATCGTTACATCTAATATTTATATCTTGAAGTAGTTCACAATCTTCCTTGAGATTTATAACTCTTTCTTTGTACATATTTCTTCCAGTATTATCTCTGGCATATCCACCATCAAAATATCTACCGCCATAGGATGCACAATATCCAATAAGTGCTGTATATTCTTTTGAATATTTGTTTGTACCTAGTTTTCTATTTTCTCTTACATCTGCATAATGTTCAAAAGAACAATCTTCAGGGGCAATAGACAAATTTGTATCAGATTTAGTATATTGTAGCAACGTTATCAGTTCATCATTTACATCTGCTGCAATTCTGTTATCGCATTGAATTTTTTCAATAATCGAACAACTACCACACATAGGTTCTATGTAAGTTTTAATATTATTATCATCAATATACTTCTGAATAATTGGCACTAAAAATTTTGCCAATCTATTTTTACTTCCTTGATATACCATTTAATTACTTGGAGTAAGGAATTCCTTCTTGTGTACACGAACCTCATCTCCTTTCATTTTATTTGAACTCTATTTTGTTCCTCTTTAATACTTTAATTGCTTTATCATAATTAGATTCAGCTACTTTAATACTTTTCATCTTAGTCGGTTTAGGCTTAATCCAATGACGACATTCAGTAATGTCTTCGTCATACCACATTAAACCGCTTTCGCAATATTTATGCCATTGGCAGTCATTATTACCGCATTTACTCATTTATGTATTCTCTCACTCTCTTACTTCCAACCTCAAAAATATCCTTATCTTTCTCAAAACATATGTAATTTCTACCTGTATTCAAAGCTGCAACTGCAGTTGTACAACTTCCTGAACACGAATCAAGAACTAAATCTCCTGGATTGGTGTAGGTCTTAATAAAATACTCACATGCTTCAACAGGCTTTTGGCACTGATGTAAGCTACTTTTCTGAGTATCCCACTTGAACTGCAGAACATCTCTTGGATATCTTTGTGTACTGCCACCACCTGAAATACCAGTCTTTGTAGCACCATAACAGTTGCCATCTGTTGTATGTTTTGTATAAGAATGAACAGGTGTATGTCCTTCTGTCATTTGTGGATTGTAAGTAGGGAGTTTTTTATAGAAAATCAAGACATTTTCGTGTGCCTTCATAGGCATTTTCTTAGCATTTAGATGACCAGTTGCTTTGGTCTTTTCGATAATCCATTCATAGCGATACAATTTTTCATTACTGCAAGCGAGCCTCTTATCAAATGGTGACTGCGACCATAATGCAATACAACCATCATCTTTGATAATTCGATTGTAATGAGTCCATAAACCATCTTTTTTGTTCTCATAAAACCAATCTCTTGTATATTCAAGACTACTATTTGTTACTTGAGCTAACTTAAATAAATCTGTTTCATAAAAATATTGACCTGATAACTCCACATAATCATTTAACGGCATTTCACATTCCCAAGAATTATTAGTCGTATTATAAGGTGGATCTGTGAAGATGAAATCAATTGACTTATCATCAACCTTTTTCATACCTTCAAGGCAATCTTCATTGTATATTTTGTTAATCTCTAACATTTCTTACTCAGAGCAAATCCAGATTTAATGCTGCAGCAAATCTCATGCTCCTTTCAATGTATTATTCTCTTATTTGTGATAGATTACATCAATATGTTCCATGCACCATTTCCAACATGGAATTACTTTAATACCACCAGCTTCATTCCAATCTTTCTTTAACTGAATTTGTGTATCTTTATCTAAACAAGAAACTAAATACAAAGAACACTCCATTGGTGCTGTTTTTCTGTATTCTTCACTAAAATCTTCTAAATTTAAATTCGCCATTTCTACCTCCTAACTCCAAAGAAACTTCGGTTTACTGCGTTTTTTTTGTAATATCGTTTATTTACTATGGTAAGTCAACAATATTATATCTAACAGTACCATCGTCATATTTCTTGGTTTCTAATATTCCATCAACATATTCTCCAATTTTGTCTGAATATTTGTTATATGTATTACTACCAGAAATGTTATATTCTACACCGTTATATTCAACAGTAATTCTATAAACTGCTGGATGCGATTGTGGCAACATCGTTTTAGTCGCAGGATTATAATACATTGTCGTATAAGCAGCCCTATGATATTCATCTATTATTTTTACTTCAACTGTAGATGTTTCTGTACTAATGCATTTTGCACAGCCAGTTAATATAAACATAAATGCTAATAGTAAAGCCAAACTATATAAAATTTTCTTCTTCATATGATTTATTCTCCTTTATCATATCCAGTCTCTTCAAGGAACTTATTAAATTCCTCTTTTGTCATATTGTTTGGATAATACATGTCCACCGCCATATCAAACGACTTCAAATAATTATCCAACACATCTTCAGCATCTTCTTTTGCTTCCTGCATTTTCATATTGATATAATCTTCTCGTGTCATATTCCATGCAGTAGGGCAATCCGTGACGGTCGAAAATCTACAATATAATCCATTCGGTTGCTTTGATATAAATCCTGCCATATTATTCTCCTTTAAATTTGATATTATTGCTTTTCATTGTACTTAATAATTCTTCTAATGATCTTCTTCCAATATCTTTCCAACGAATGATGTCATCAGATGTGTAATTACTCATATCTTCAATGTTTTCAATTCCGTGCTTGTGTAAAATTGTGTACAATCTAACCGAAATATTCATTTCTGCAATTTTCAAAATATCAATTCTCCTTCCCAATTAAGATATTATTCAAATCGTCTATAATGTCATCACATATTGCAATTTTCCCACGCAGATATCCTTTATCCCAAAATCCATACTCTGATAGTTCACTATCATCTGACATCTGAGAAAGCTGCTTCTCATACCTTAGTTTTCTTTTTTCATATTTTTCAATTAATCCCATTTAAACCTCCAAAAGAAATCTATGTTTCTTGGTAAAAATATTACTATATATAGTGTCTATATTTTGTACAAACACTATATATAGTATTTCATTTATGCCTGATACACAAAACTTGGCATTGGCTGTAATTTAAACAGATTTTTCTCATGCATTGAATCAATCTTAGCTTTTACTTCCTCACTTGGCTCAATTCCATCTCTGATATATGCATCTAATTCAGCATAAGTAAATCCAAGGTTGTCTTCATCTGTCTTTCCACACAGACCATCGGTAGGTGTCTTATCAACCAACTCTGACGGAAGCCCTAACTCACGACCGATAGCTTTAACCTCTGTTACTGTAAGATTTTCTAGTGGACTAAAATCACCAGCAGCATCACCAAACTTGCTACAATATCCAACCCAATTTTCTGAAAGATTGCATGTATTAGCGACACGACCATTCATAGACTGGCTGATTGCATATAAAGTTGCCATTCTAATACGTGCTGGAAGATTTGTGACAGTCTGTTCAGAAATATCATATCCATTAAAAGGAAGATTATTTAATACACCACATACTGCATCTTTGATATTCACCTCAAAATTTCTGATATCTAAAAATTCAACAAGTTTTCTAGCCATATCAATATCCGACTGTTCTCCATTCGGCATAAGTACACCAATTACTCTATCTTTTCCAAGAGCTTCTACACTCAGGGCAGCTACAACACTTGAATCTTTACCACCAGAAATTCCCACTACTGCCATACAGTCTTTACCGTTCTTCTCGAAGAAATCCTTAATCCACTGAACGCAATCATTAGTTACTTTTTTTACATCAAAATTACTCATGTCTAATCTCCTCTCTAACTCTCATAAGAATTTTTCCTAAATTATTTTCTCCAACACCATTCACAGTTCCCCAAATTTTATCACCCCAAGTATTACCTTCTTCGAGATGCTGATTATCAGTCTCAAGTAACTTTGCTTTGAGCTTTAAATTTTGAGTAAATTTCGCTTTTACAATTTCGTACATAACGTTGTATTTCACATCTTCCCAATCAGATCGAAGCTGAACTCTTCTGCCAAGTTTCTTTGCAGATGATGGATCTAAATTCGTGAAACATTCTCTATCTGAAAAAGTTTTTGCTGATTGAAAAGCGGCTTCATTATTCAAATATGTAAGTCCTTCATATGTAACAGGAGAAGAATAAAAGTTGCTTAAAAAATAATATTTACCTCTAAATTCATTTATCATCCTTTGTCAAGCCTCCATAATTCTACATTGCAATCATAAAAAATATTCTCTATCATTTGATGTACTTCCTCCCAATTTGCACCGCCACGAACACATCCAATTTTATATGGCATTGCAATACTCATATTTTCCAAAACTGCATATGATTTCAAATTTTCAAAACATTTTCTTAAAGCATTAATATCTGTATACTGTTTTCCGTCATAGCCATATGATTTTTGTGCAAATAAATTTGCATATATTCTTGCGTCAATATTAGACTGAAAATATCTAACAGAACCCAATAATTGTTCAGGTGTATTAATCGAACAAAAACTATGATAATCTTTATATACTTGCGCATCATAATCACGGATCGCTTTTGCAACACCAGAATTAAAAGCACCTTTGCAATTAACCTGGTGCGCAATAATATCAGTGTTCGAAGTGAGCAAGTCTCCATCAATAATTTTAATCATTACTTACCTCCGTACATTCTGTTTCTGATATCCGCAAATGTATCTTCTCTTACTAACTCTCCATCTTTAAATACGGTAGTAAGTAAACTGTTATCACTCATTTCAAGTAACTGATCTTGACACTTTAATTCACCGTTATCATCGTATACTCTACAACATCCTTTATGAGATTTCTTTAAGTGACTCGTATCTGTCTTAGGATCTTTGAAAATCATTAACTTCTTACCATCAATTACTCCATATGTAGCTTTCATTGCAATACCAAAAGTATCTCTTGTAACAACAATCATCTTGCCATTTTCAACGATTGCAGTGAAGCAAAAAGCTCCTACACCATAAGCAATATTATTAGCTGCGAAACCACGCTTTTCTAATTCTTTCCAAATAGTTTCTACATTAGAAAGTGTGCAGCCATCACCATAAATAATACCGATATGCGGATTTAATACCTTATAACCTTTACCATTTACAGAACCACCAAAAATCTCCCATAACCTTTCAACTGTCTTAACTGAAATCTCTACAATATCACCACTATCAGGACGAACCAAGAGCTTTCCATTATGATTCATAATCTCTTCTTTACACTGTGGAAGAATATTATTTACCATATTCCAATAATCATAAGTATCTGAAACCATACTAAATGATGTATTTGGATATAACTCTGTTAAAAGTCTCTTAACGAACGTAATCTCATCTCCATCAATTGAGAAATTAGCCCCCCATTACAGAATGCTCAGTTGAGACAGCACCGATTCCAATACCATTGTTCTTACAATCGGCATTGTAATATCTATCAATATAATTAATTGCTGGAATTGTAGATGTCTTATTAAATGAAAGCAACCATGATGCTGAACATCTTGTAGCTTCATCCATATAAGACATTCCTCTCATGCCAAAATCTGCACAAGCCATATTTCCAGGCAACCCGTCTGTTGTCTTGTTATACCAATAATCTGCAATCTCACGATACATATGACCGATAGTTGCATGACAACAAGGCTTCCATAATTCTACCTGAAGAATACATTCGATCCACTGAACAAGCCAAGCAAATTTATCATCCGTATTTGTAATCTCAATACAAGGAACACCCATAGGAACAAGTGTACCTTCTGGTAATGCTCTAATCTCAAGTGGTAAATATCTTAATCTGTGAAGCTCTACAATTTTATCTAAATCATAGTTGTCTCTACCAATCTGTACGTCCATCGAATCTGTATAAAGAGTTAGCATCTCATCTTCCGATAAATCGAAGAAATTTTTCTGAAAATATCCCATTAAATATTCTTTGATAAATGCCTGTAATCCAAAGAAAACCATTTCATTCTGATTCTCTAACATTGATTTTCTAGGCACCCAATACGACACCAATTTAGTCAAACCATTTGGGTACATGCGATCATGACACTGTTTATAAGTATCTGATAATAATAAAGCCATTGTGTTATCCATAATTTTAAACCTCCATAACTGTAATTTTTTCATGACTACCATTAAATAAACTGTTTGTCGTAAATAATCTGTTCACTGTATTATTCTCCAAAGACTTGATCAACGTTCCTTTTTCTTTATCAAGAATTGAATTCTCTGTATGTGTTGCATACGCATAAATCTCAGTTACACCATGTTTCTTTAATTCTTCTGCGCTATAATAAAGTGAACCGCCATATGCGATAATATCATCAATCATTAACACAGCTTTATCCTTCAAATCAATACCATTTGTTCTAATGTCTAATCCAAGGATTTTACCAGTCTTCCAATCTCTCTTCTTTTCACCATAACAATACGGTAACTCAGGGAATAAATCTGAATATCTCTTAGCTGCACCTGCATCTGGGAAATAAAGTACAAGATTTCTCATACCAATCTTTGAAATAGCTTTATCAACATACTCTTTTGGATTTTCTTTTACACAATTATTGAGTAATGCAGTAGAAACATCGCTATGAGCATCTAAAACATAAACTGATGAAAATCCTAACCAATTGATAAAATCGCAAAAATACTTCAATGTGAATACTTCATCATCATTTTTTACTCTATCCATTCGTGCATTAGGAATATATGGAAGAGACAAATAATAATCCACATTAGTAAAAAATCTTTCAAGATGTTTCTTTACTAACATCAGATAAAATATCTCATCGTTACTCTCATAAATCCATTCAATCCAAATACAAGGAGAGCCATCATAAGAGTCTTCCTCAATGTTGTTTATATCAATATTTACTCTTGGTGTTCCATCTGGAAACTTGTTGATTGTTACAATTTCGCCATTAATTTTAATCATATTCTACTCTCCAATCACTTCGATCTGACACATCTTCATAGTTGCTAATGCAGCATTGTGAGTATCAGGTGTGACACCTGCACAACAGCTTGCATCTACTGTAATATCTGCATTAGGGAACATTGCCTTTAAGATTAAAGCATTTGACACTACACAAATGTCTGTACAGAGTCCAACAAGTTCTATATCGTCTTCAAAAATTAAATCATTCCAATGCGTCCATCCAAATGTAGGCTTATCAACATAATAACAATTCTCTACTTCTAATCCGTCTGCAATTTTCCAACCATGAGTACCATAGATACAATGTTCTACTGGAAGTTTCTTTCCTTCTGGTGTATTGAGATAATTTGTATCATGTGTATCTCTAGTGAAGATGATTTTATCTCCACGATCCTTATACTCCTTAATTTTCTTTGCTACATTCAATACAATTGCCTGTGCTTCCTTTGTACCAAGTGAACCATCAATAAAATCATTCTGCATATCAATTACAATTAGTGTTTTACTCATTTTGTTACCTCTTTTCTTTATTTTTATATGTATTTATTCTCTGAAAACTCAGAAGAAATGTGCGTTTCTTTCTAATGTAAAATATATACCATATATAGTATATATTACTTATTTTTAATACTATATATGGTATATCAATAACAATTACTCACTTAATTCTGCAAGTGTCTTATCCAGCTCCTCATCAGACATATTTTCAAGTGCTGCATCCTGTCTCTTAGCCTTTATTTCAAGCAATCTCTGTCTCATCTCAGCATTTTTCTTAGCGTCTTCTCTCTTCTTCTTCTCATCCAGCTTCACACTAACAATATACTTGACAATTTCAATCTTATTAGAAACCTCTTCATCTTCCTTTGACTTGGTATTCAGAAGACTTTCTTCCTCAGACTTCTTTGATTCTGCGTTAAGTGTCTTAAATACTGAGTCCAAATTTGTAAGAGATAAATCCCACAAATCAATTACATTAATCATTCCTCTGAATGGAAACTGATAGTTTGCTCTTGTTGCATTGATAAATAATTCATTGTTTGTCATAATAATAATCTCCTTTTCTAATTAAAACTTAATCTTCATTACACGCTCTGTTGCACCCTTAACCTTAACAACTAAATCTGCTCTCTTTGTCATAGAGAATCCAATTCCTGAAAGCTGATCATCAGTATCTTCTACATGACACTTAGCACCTAAAGCCTCGAACACTCTCTTATGCTTCATTAAATCATTATCAAGGAACTCAAGATAGAATCCATTAGGCTCTTCGCTATTTACACAATCCTTCAAGAAAAAGAATAAATGTCTATGACCAATTCCATCCTGCTTGTCAAAATAGTTTGGACTGTAACTAATTACTGATACAGGAACAAACTGATTTGTATTTACACCCCAAATCTCACGACTTGAGATAGATGAACTTCCAGATAACTTTTCCTTAATTGAGAAGTTGCCATTCTCATCAAGTGTAACTTCTGCCACCTGAACATTCTCGCCAGTTCTCATAGGGTTGTTATAATCAAATGAATAAATCTCTCCATTGAACTCAATTTCTGCTCTGAATCCATGCCTTACTGCACCTGAATACTGATGTACAAAGAATCTATATGTTCCTGCTCTCATTCTTGATAAATCCTGCCATGTAATATTCTCTACTGCAACTTTTCCACATGGATTAATAACATCAACATCTAACTGACCGCCCATAGAAGTAATTCTTGGTGCTTTGTAACTACCATAATAGATTTCTGTTCCATTTGGCTCAACACAATGGGCATCAAGGTCATAATTGTCATGTTTATCTTCGTTCCACTGAATTGAAAATCTGAGTACACCGTCAACATTACCGCCAGCAGCTTTTACATTCTGTTTCATATCAGAGTCAGTAATGTTTCCTGAATAAGCCCAAGATAATCCATTATTCCATTTGAACATTGTCTTAGCGTCTGGATTAACAGGTGCAATCATAGAAACAAAGTTCTTCTCATGCTTATTCTCTACAAAAGCTTCAATTTCTTTTGCGGTTGGAAGTACCTTATCAATGAAATCCTGTGCTGAAATCTCTTCAACCTTAGAAAACTTCTTAGGACTTACAGCAACATCCTTTTCCATCTGTCCAAAAATATCATCTGCACCAACCATTCTTCTTGCAGCACTCTTATTTGAGAACAGTACATTATTTACAGTAATATCATTCAGATTAGCAAATCTTCTCTGCAATGAATCCATATATCCAAGTTCTGTAATGGTATTCTTTGCTTCCTCAAGCATCTTCTTTGTAAAAATAGCCTTTGGACGCTTATAATTGCTTGGAGCGACAATCTGCTCATACTTCTTAACTGCTGTGTCAAGATCCATATCCTCACTCACATTGATAAGAAGTGTTCCAATAGAATGATTTCTAATTCTACCGATAGCCATACCTGCTGTTACCGACTTCTCCCAAGCATATAAATCCTTTTCAGTATCAGAAGTCAGCTTATCATATTCCTTCTTATACTTCTTGAACTCTGTGAGTACGCCTTTCCACTCTTCGCCCTTGTAAAGTGTATTTGAATTGATAAGTTCAAGAATTGTATCAAGTGCTTCCATAGTAATTTCATCAAGAGAACGCTTAAATACATTTCTTGTATCTCTGAACTGTCCTTTAACTTCCTCATTAGAACGACTACTTCTATTTACAAACTTACTTGGAAGCTCTAAGAAGAAATGATCCCACTGATGAGACTTTCCATTGATTTCCTCAAAGTTAAACTCTGTACCAATCTTAGGGAACTTAGTTGTATAAATATCTGTAACTGTATGAGCTTTTACAAAAGCATCAAGTGCATCACATACTGGCTGATATGTTGTATCACCAAGATTCAGTTCCCAAATTGTATGAATCTGGTTATCCTTGATAGTGACAGCAGAACCAATATTCTTAATAAACTGTCTACAACAACTACAATCATGTTCTCTACGCTCTCTGAAAATCTCATTTGTACCAGCAGGGAAGCTATCAAGATATGTATTCCATAATTCATCCTTATCTACATTTACCTCAAATAAATGTGTTGCCTCTTTTTGCATTTCATCGAAGTGCTTCTGTAAAGCCTTCTTAAACATCATAAATCCATCCATGTTTTGTACCTCTTCTTTCTTATATTTATTTTTTGTTAATTGTTCCTACTGTTATATTCTCCGTTTATAATCCAAAGGAAACGAAGTTTTCTTGCTTATCGCTTTCTATATCTTGTTTCCGTATAAGCTTCATAGCCTTCTTCTACATTGTAGTTACGGCTCATCTGCTCGTATTCTGCTACTTTCTGCTCAATTTCCTCATCTGTAGCATTATCATCTACATAAAATTCATAATCATAACATCCTAATGCTCTAACACTAATATATCCTGATACTTTTTTCATGTTTCTTAAATCTCCTTTTCTTCTTTATTGTTTTTATTTTCATCTGCCGTAATTCCATTTATTTTTCTGATGACAAATGAGCCAATCTTATCAAAAAATGGCGACAGCAAAAACCAAATTATTACGATACCAATTAAAATCAATAATACTAATGCTGGCATATATTTATTCTCCTTTTAAAATTTTTAATAATGGAATAACCCAACTCAGAACGAGAAGAATGCCAATTTGGTTGTTGATTTAACCTCAAGAAAAGATTACAATATATGTATATCGACTTTTGGATTATTCCTTTAGTTTGATATGAGAGATGGACAACAGGAACTTCACGACACATCGTTGTCCATCTTTTTTATGTAAAAGCTATTGCTTATTACCAAATTGATTACGCATTTGCTACGAAATTATCAAAACTGCGTTTCATATATGTATAATTAACTTTCTGTGATGGACTAAATTCGGATTTATTACGATAATTTTCAATCCATCTTTCAAAATCTTGATCCTTGTCATTCTGACAAGCATAAGCCATGAGTGCTACTAATGCCATTCCACACTCTTTATAAACTGGATCGTCAATCTTCACACAATCTTCTACCATGTCTGTGTAAAGGTTTATATCTTCGTCCGTCACATTTGGATTCGTATTTTCTTGAACAAAGGAAAGAACACTTTCTTCCGTATTATCTTCAGCATTTTCTTCTGTATTGTTATTCTCTACTTCTGTGCTACTTGTTTCTGTTATATCAATATGTAAAAATTCATTCATCAATTTTACAAGTAAATCAATTTTACCTGTAATAGTTGCCTTTTTCTTTGTCTGCTGATCCTTAAAATCAGCCATAGAAACACCATCAATTTCCTTGTCTTTTAACTCTGTGTTATATGCATTTAAGAAATCAACAAAATTAGAATCATCCATATTATATGTAGTAAATTTATCAAATACAGCAATCCACATTGGCATTGTTGTTGGAGTAAGTAATAATTTTAAATCTTTGTTATCTTCTCCTAACGCCAATTCTAATCTGTTGAAATGTGAATTAAGTTTTAAGAACTGCTGTTCTGTTGCATTTTCATCAACATATTTGTAAATTGTATCAAGTTTTGCTTTCCAGGAATCACGGAAGAACATTAACATTATTGATTCTGCAACAACACGTTCCAACTTTCCCTTAATAACATTATTATCTGTAAATTTCCCACAATTTTTAAAGAATGTGTTTTTCTGCGAAATATTTTTAATATATCCCGCTGTCTGTGCAGATACATTAAGAAACCCACCCTGCTCCTTATTCATACTCGCATGATTGTTATAATCACGAATATGATCTGCAATCTGCTCATCTGTACAATCAAAGAACTTTGTTACGTTTATATTGAAATTATTGAATCGTTTCTTTAACTCATCAGGAAGATCTTTATAATATTTCCCTATAACATCAAATATTTTCATCTCATATTCTGGTAAGCCATCTTCATCAAGTACACGATTTCCATTATCGTCTAAAACATAATCTCTATACTGAATTAAATGTCTCTCTGCTCCTGCTGAACCAATCTTAATACGATTTTCTTTGAAGGCTTCAGCATACGAAAGTCTTTGCAATCCATCAATCAAATGAGAAATTGTTAAGCCTTTTTTCTTCTGTTCACAAAGAATAATTTCAGGAATAGGAAGATTACTTAGAATACGGCAGAAATATCTATTTGCTTCTTCTGTAGTCCACTGAAAAGGTTCACGTTGCAAAATGTAGTTGCAGTTCACGTCTCCATTTTTCTTATCCTGTAACAACGAATACATACTATACTTGTCCGTCCTGTAATTTTCAGATTCGCTAATTTCAATAATTCTGTCTTCCATATTATTTACCTCCACATCATAATTCCCATCATTTTTATTCTTTGAAAACACTGAAAGTCCTTTATTTATCTTAATTGACTTCATAGCACTACTATATTCTCTATCTGATATATTCAATTTTTGTTTTATATTATCAGCAGGAACATTCTCCATCCGCATCAGCAAAATATTTTTTTGTATCTTCGGTAAAGAATCAATAAAATTATCAACTTTTTCATCGGCACTAAAATCGAACTCACTCTTGTCTTCTACGTTAAAGTCAGATGCAATTTTTTCTACTAAATCATTATCTTCTTCAGTAGGTGCATCAAATGAAGTATCTGGAATAATAACTGGTTTTCCTTTATCGTCATCTGTTACATTTCCATTTTTATCAACCTTTACTATCTTTCCATTTTTATCAGTTAATAGATTTTTTCTTTTACATCTCTGATAGTTGTCTCTATACCAGTCAATAACAGATTTTTTAATATTATTGATAAGGTAAGTTTTAAAACTCGCACCTTGAGATGAATCAAAGTTGATAACACTTTCCATCAGAACATTCATTGCATCATCGTACAATTCGTCATGTTCATGTGCTGGAATCCCATACCTGAAAAATGCATTGTAACTAATTTTCTTCAATTTTGACATATCATTTACACAGTATTCATTAATCCATTCCAACTGTTGTGATGAAAGATTATTTAATTTTTCACGCAATATTTCGTCTTTCACTTCATGCACCTACCTTACTTCATTTCCTTTTTCTTTCTAACTCTCTATGTAAATATTCTCCAAAATTTAATTCAGAATCGTCTAATTTTGTATGTCTTGTTTCTGCCCTACACTTAGGACAACGACAAAACTTCTCATGCTTGTCCTTTGAGAACGACATAACACCAATCATCGGAATATAACAATTTTTACAAATCACCATATGTATATCCTTCCTTTACAAATCAAACAGCTCGTTCATTACTCGTGGTTCATATGTACGCTTATCCATTTTCGACATGGATTCCAAAATCTCATTTGTAACTGTGTCAGAAATCTTTTTATCAAGAATAATGTTAAGAATTTGTATCTCATTTTTGATACTTCTTCTTTTTATCCTCCGTTCCTTTATCATCTTATATGCTTTCCATCCTTGTGCTGCATTAAGATTGCAAAATTCTATATAATGATTGATATCAGATAATTCCCTATCTACAAAGCTAAGTTCTTCACACAACTCTTCTTTTCTATGTAATGCATCTGTTGCCAATCCATTTAGATCAGTTATTTTATTGATCCATTTCTGAATATTTTCGGCAACCATAACCTTTTCAGTGTTATTTTCCACTTCCGATTGAGTAATCTGCTTTACATTATCAGGTGGAGTGTCAATTTTTTGGATATAAAATACTGATTTCAAGGCTTTGGGTAGCGAGTTATTATATAGATTATTGGCTGCTTTATTTGAAAATGTATCAGCCAATGCCTCGCAAGATGTTGGAACATATTTACCATTACGATTTCTCATAATCCAACGAGAACCGTCTGTAATTACATATTGTGCCAACGTAATCATCTCCTCTCTTTGTTTGATTTAGCAATGGATCATCAGAGACTTGAACTCTGAGCCTTTCGGTTATGAGCCGAATGCACTAACCAATTGTGCTAATGATCCAAGTAGCTGACACTATCGCAAGTTTATCAGGAAGTTCTATAGTATCAGCTTGTAATCCGTTAGTGGATTAAACTATGGTAGAACTATAGCAACTACACATTTTGCTCTTACAAGGAAATCACTTGCGTTCTGTAACATACCGGGTGGAATGTCACAAAGCAGGGCATATCAGATTCGAACTGATGTAATGCAGGAATCAAAATCCTGTGCCTTACCACTTGGCGAATGCCCTATAAAATTATTAAATTTTGATAAAATATTGGAAACAGGCTATGATTTTAGCCATACTGAACTTGACATAACTGGAAAATTATGCCAAAATATGTAATGACTTAATCTTGGTTGGTTGAGTTACAGTCTGAATGACATATGTGGTTGCAGCCACGTCATTCGGACTGTTTTTTATTTCCATTATTTCTCTTACAATAATAATCATAGTCCAAACATATGTTTGTGTCAAGTATAAAACAAACACTTGTTCGATTTCTTGTTCATGTTTTCATTCTAATATGTATGGTGTCCTAATTATAGGACACTAAAGTTATTCTTTATTAGAAAATCTGGGTAGTAGCAACGTATTCATTACACCATTTCTTTCTATATTAAATATATCTTGCCTTACACTGTGCATGTCAACTTGTGACATGAATTTATTCTCTGAATAAATCATTGTTTTTGCTGCATTTGCAATTTCCAAAATGTCTACCTTATTTGCTATCCGCTCTCCTAATGGAATAATTGTCATTCCAAGTTGAGTTTGGATAATATTGAACTCTTTATCTTCTGGATATTTATCAAGCAATTCTGTCAATTCTTTCTTTGTGATAGTCTTATATTCAGCCACAACTAACCCTCCTTCTAGGTACATTTGCAAAATATGCTTTAACGACAAGATCACATTCACCATCGTTTAAAGTGCCAATTTTGTATAATATCGAATTTTTGTCAATTACCCTTACTTGCTCTCCAAGCACCATTGAATCTTCCGTCAAGCCATTTTGTTCATTCATATGTAGGACTTTATGACATGGCATATTTAATTTCTTGATTTCACTGGTCAAAGGAACAGCTATTGAGGTTGGAGAATATTTGTTCCCGATGTCGTTCTGAATGATCACGCCTGGTCTTACTCCTACTTGAACTGAATTAATTTTGTCTTCTCCAAAGTCAATCATCATAACATCCCCAAAGTTTACAGTCATTCCTTTTACCTCCTTTCTTCTTATGTAATGTCCTACGTTTTTTATTTTGTCTACTTCTTATGCTTTGCATTATATACTTATACATATCATATGTCAAGATATATTATTGAAAAATATAATATTTTTTGCTATTATACCAATAGGTAGTTTATAAGGAGGAAAATAAATATGAAAATAAACCTTAAACAAATTCTTGACAATCAAGAAAAAACTCAATATTGGTTATCTAAAACTACTGGAATTTCTAGTAATAATATTGGTGACATTTGTAATGGGAAAACAAAAAGCATTCGTTTTGATACTATAGAGAAAATATGTCAGGCGTTAAATTGCACACCAAATGATATTTTTATCTGCGACACTAACAAATAGTGTCGTATACATATTCACACAAACTCAACCAGATCAAAAAGTCGCACTTCCATTGCTCTTGCGACAAAATCCAATACTGTAAAATCTGTAACTGGGCTTCCGTTTTCCCATTTATTAATTGTACTTGGTGAGACTTGAGCTGATTCTGCAAGTTCTCTCACTGTTATTCTCTTTTCGGTTCTGATTTTCTTTCCAATATATTTAACCATATCACATCTCCATTAATCTTTCTCTCATACCAACAGCTCCGTTTGCATAATTATTAACTGTTGTATTTACACTACTATGCCCTAACTGCTGCTGAACAAATGCAAGATTTCCATTTCTGTTCATTATACTGGCATAATAATGTCTCATCATATGTGGAGTAATACCATTTCCATAATGCTCAAATATCTGTTTGATATTTCTTTCCGTTGTACGTGTGCCATTTTTATTAATAAAAACTGCTTCCGTATCTACGATATTATCTAAGGTACTTCTGTATTCTAGCCATTCTTTTATAGCTTTTAAAGCAGATCCGCTAAGATATACCGTCCTATTTTGCATTTCTCGGTACACACCTTTACCAAGAATAGTAATATATGGCATTTCTTCGTCCAAATGTAAATCAGATAAATCTAAACCAGCAAGTTCAGATTCTCTTATTCCAGTTCCTCTTAATACACGAAAGATAGCAATATTTCTATTTCTTACTGGAATATCCTTTTTCCACATTATTTTCTCTTCCATATCATTAAGCTGTTTTTCTGTTGGAAGTTTTTTAGTTAAATTGTTTCCAGATGGAATTCCTTTATATGTTACATCTTTGAAGAATTTATCTTTAATTTCAGCTCCCATTACTCTACTCATATAATCCCAAAAGCTACTTATCATATGCTTTCTAGTTTCCAATGTGGTTGGTGACATACCATTCTGTTCTTTAGTTTTCAAATATAATGTAATATCCTCTGCCATAATATCGGTAAAATCCGATGGCTTAATATCTGAAATATTTGTTTTGTCAATAAGTTTTTCTTCAATAAACCAATTGAGTAAATCTACAATAACTCCAAGATAATTCAACGCACCTGCTTTACTCTCTATTCTAACAGTGAAATATTTTCTCATATATATAGGAAGATTTAACTCATCCAACTTCCTATTAAGCTTCTCTGCGTTTCTATTTTGTACTTCTATCTTATAACACATACCAATCACTCCTTTACATAATCTGATATCGCTTTTGCAATAGCTTTAGCTGCTCTTTTACTTTTTAATGATTTCTGAATAGATTCTGTATTCCAAAACACATCACTAAGCCCAGCTAACTCGCCACCGCAATTCCAGTTCGGAATACTAAAGAATCCTCCATTTACATATTCTCCGAAAATTACACTATAGTAATTTCCATTATAATCAACACCTATATGGTGAATATTTTTAATTTGAGTATCACCATTATAACTAATTTTATAATTTTCCATACTATATTCCACCTTCCTACATATTATTCTCTACTTTATCCGTATAATAACGTGATCTAATTCGTTGAGCATAATCCAACATTTCCAGATAATCGTCACACCAACGAATTTCTACGTTTTTCGTGATTTCTCCATTACAGCCTTCATTAAAACATGTTAAGTCTTTGATATGTTTCTTCTTACGCTGATTTCCATTTCTCTGTATACCACTTCCTAACTGATTAATTTTCATACAGTGAAGACATAAAAATCTTGATGCTCTTTTTGGATTTCCCATATTCATTATTATCACCTCGTTTTCTGCATTAAAAAAGAAGCAGTTTATTCTGCTTCTACTTTCATTTATTCCAAATATTTATATTTTCCAGTTTCAACCAACTTATTTATAAGTGTTTCAAGAAAATTAACACAGGATTCATATGTATTTCCTTCGAAAATAACTTCGTTAATAGCTGTATTTTTTACATACCATTCTATCTTATTATCGGTGGAGATGACTGCCATTATCCAATAGCTGAATTGATGTTCCTCCTCTCCGTACATTCGGATTTTATCCCAAACAATCTCCATTGTAGATAGTTTATTTTTTAACAAGTCAAAATTTATCATAATTTTCCCCTCTAAATGTCTGTTTCATCAGGTTTTCAAATCATCAAATTTATGTTTTCTAGCCACGGCTCTGCATACTTCTTTAATAACATTTCTCTGTCTTTCTGTTTCTGCTTTTTTAAGCAACTCTTGTTTTACTTCCTCAATAACAGATTTTTGCGCATTATATAAGACACGTTCATTCATTATTATTCACCTCCCTTATATGAAAGCAATTTTTCTTTAGGTTTAATATCCCAATTTTTTCATACTTTCTATATTAAATTTCCAATATGTTTCAACAATATTTCCATATCTCTTTATAGCAGCCTGTCTTAACTCATCATTTGTAAAAATTAACCCTGTGTTTTTTAAATCGCTAAATAATTTCTTGCTCATTCTAGGAGTTACTTTGTTGAATCCATGTCCAATTTTTTGTGTTACAATTTGATAACAAGCCCCATTATCAAGTATCAAATCATTTTCACTTATGTCTAATATATTTCTTCCAACTTTTAACTTAACCATAATATCATATCCTTTCTTTTGAAACAATTCATTCATGTCATTTTATTTTGTATCCATATACCCATTTTGGCATTAATTTGCTATCATGCCAATTATGAAGCCCAACAGTGAATCTTTCTAATACCCCATTTTTATATAATTCTGTAAGATATCTATTAAGTTCTGGAACTTTCTGTGTTCCCCATAACATAATTTTTACATTCTTTGGATTACAATCATTTATATAAGAAGTGACAAAATCTTCCATGTATACGTCCTGCCATCCATTATCACGGATATATTCAGTAATCCAATTTAATTTTTCTTGTTTTTTCACATTTTCTCCTAAAGAAATCGTCATTTCTTTTAACAATAGTTATCCATTGCTGGTATGTCTTGACTTGCAACAATATGTTCATCTTTTATTTGTGGAGCTGAATCAATAAACTCACCATTGAAATTAACTAGAGCTATTGTATCACTTTCAATACAAATAATTCGTGCTTCAGGATTATACACCTGAATCCTTTTTAGAATATATTCCATTTTATCAAAGCATTTTTGCATATCACGAATGTCTTTCTCTTTAATGCCATTGGTCATTTTATATCACCTCCTCTAATCTACTTGTATAGAATTGATTCTAAATCATCAATCACAATTTTCAGCTGCCTCTTTACCTCTTCTTCTTTAATTTCTGTAAGAGATATTTTATAATCTTTAATTTTCTCTTCAATTTGATCACAACACCATGTAGAATTATTTCGTTTTCTATCCATCAATACCACCTCTTCTAATCTTCCAAGTAAATCATTTATTTTAACACTTATATTTTAATTCGTATTTATCGTTATTCGATAATCCAGTAGATTCATCTAAAATATCTTCATTTAATTCATACATTCTTAATGCAACTTCGGTTATCCTTAATTCTTTTACAGTAAGACATTTTGCTGTATTGATTTTTTCGATAATCTCTTTTGAAAATTCGTACATTACATCACCTCAATCCTAATTTATCAGCACATTTTTTACAATAGAATTGATCCTCAATTCCATTATAGAATCCATTGTCATAACTACCTCTGACACATTTTATATTGCCTGTCACATCTTGCTTTTGTTCTGTTAGAATGAATTTCCCACATTTACAGCATGTAATATCCCATTGTTCCATTATTTATTGTACCTCTTTGTACTCAGTGTCTAAAAATGAAGCCAATGAATATATATCATCAACTCTTTTATCATTTTGATTGCAATATGCAACGTATTCATCTTTTAATGCAAATAAATACCCAGATATTTCATCTATTGATAAATTCTGTTGCATATCTGTTTGTAATTTTTCATACTGTTTCATTTATATCACCTCTTTCAATCTTCCGAGTAAATCATTCTTTACTTCAATTAAAACTTGAATTCTATTTTGCATACTTATAACACCTATATCTCCATTACTCTTATAATATTTTTGCAATTCATTTTCACACCTATTAATTTCTGTATCAAGCTCATTAATATATTCTCTTATCTTTTCTCTCATATCTGGCTGATTTTCATACTGATACAGTTTTTGTAGTGGTTCTTGCATTTTTTGATTGGAATCTAAATCAGCTTCAGCATATACAAACATACACTGATTTTTTATAAATGGCATATCCCAATTTAATTTCTGTATTAATTTACTAATTGTCTTTCACCTCAATTCCAAATATCTCACAAAAATCTTTGTCCTTAACAACATCAGCTATCTTAAAATATCTTCTTGCAATCTCATTAAACATATCCCTTTCACAAATTGCTTCCGCTGCTTTAGGATGATTGTTTTCTATAAAAGACTTATATTCTATTACTAAATCAGAAAATAACTCTTTTTTATTTTCTCTTTTACAACTAACTCTAATATAACTATCATAGCATTCTTTTAATTTGTCATTTGGAATACCTATAAATAAATTTCTTCTTAATATAATATTCTCCATTTCTATACCAAAAGAAAGTTAAATTTCATCCTGACATGGTGTTGGAAACTCAGCCCAAAATAATACTTTCCAAATTGCTATTCTTCCATTCCAGCACCATGTAGGAACTTTCTTTCTTCCCTTCTCTTCATAAGTCATAACAAAAGTTAATCTTCCATTCACATTTCCTTCTCCCTTATATTCACAAGTGACAAAGTATTCTTTTGTCATACTATATTCGGTTGGTGGTGTTTCTGCACTAATCCATTTAATCATTTTAATATTACCTCCTGAAACTTAGATTTCTTAGTCTGTAATTTTTATTTAAAGTGAATTATAATACTTAATAATATCTGCATCTGTAGCATAATAATTCTCCCAGCCTAGAACAGTATAAGATTTACCATTTTTGATATCAAATACAATTCCAGCTACTTCTTCTTTTGTTAACTTATATAAACACTTAAATGTAATCATATTCATATCTCCTAACGAAAACTTGGTTTCATTGACTTATTTTATATAGATACTTGGTTCACTCTTTATTAATAAACTAACTAGATTCCCAAATTTTTCATGAGCTGCATTAAGAATAAGTTCTTCCAGATCTCTTAATTCCCAATACTGTAAATTTTCTGCTAGATGATTTAATGTACAATCTGGTTTAAGTTTCCCGGATTTATATTTCCATTCATTTATATCATTGCACAAATTTAATAAACCATTTGCATCCATATGATCTATATAATATTTCACTTCATCTCTACTCATAATCAACCTCCAATTTTCCAATTGAAAACTATTTAATTCCAACTTCCTTGCACAATTCTAAAAACTCATCCTGGCTAATTTGCATTTCTGGTTTAATAGTTGTCTCATAATAATGAATTGTATCTGCTGTAAGATTATAATTCTTATCAGACTTTGCAAGATCAACCATTGATTCCAATGTAAATTTTACAATTCCTATGTATGTTTTCTTGTCTATTTTATCCATGTTATTCACTCCAATCTTCCAATGAAACTATTATTTCAATAAAATTCTTCCCTTCTCCCACAGATACCACGTTCTAAATTCCATTGGCGAAGGTTCATTCATCAATTTATCAAGTTCATCCGGGCTAATCATATCCATAACTTCACTGATTCTTTTATCCAAATCTTCTGGAATGTGCAATGGAGTAGCCTTCTTTACTAACAATGTAAGATATTTTATTGGAAATATCTCTGAATTTTGATATATATCATGTTTTCCTCCATTTAAAAATTTTTGCAAGTCTCTGTAAACTCCACCAATTAAAATAGCTGTTTTTTTATCATATACCATGATATTTTCCTCTCTTTCTATTTATTCTCTAAAACAATGTTAATACAAGGAATTCTATATGAATAATCTCTGTTTCCACCAAAATCGTGATCTGACATTCTAATCACAAGATTTTTATTCTTGTAATCACTTTCTTCATATTCAGAATATGTATCTGTAGTGTTAATCCCTCTAATTGTTTCTCCAATATTAAGGAATCTATCAATATTATTCTCTGCAACAGGAACGTTTGTATTCAAATATACAGACAAGCTACTTCTCGAAAATTCAACATTATAATCAATATTGTCTGGAAATTTTTGAACAATATTTGAATATCCTTCAGACAGTCTTTTAATTTTATTCATTTGTCTTTTGTAAGGCTCATATGTATCTTCCATATCTATGTCAATCACTTCGCAAATAAAACTATAATGATTTTGATATGTATTATAATCCATTAGACAATCTGAATTTACATCATCTCTAATTTCCTTAAAGTCATTCTCATCCACTTCATCCAAAAAAGTTTTCAAATTAGACTTAAAAATATTGCTCCAATATTCTTTTGTTTCCATGTCTTTATTTTTGCAAATCGCATTTTCAAAAAATTCTGCTGTTAATTTGTCTTTTTTCATTTTAATCACCTCATTGACATATTTAATATTTAATGCTATTATATTTTTTGTGTTGGAAGATTAGGTTTAGTACCTTTTCGAATTACGTGACTAATTAAACAGAGAAGGGATCACCTTCTCTGTTTTTATTTTACGCAATTCCTTCCCCATAAGTCGTTTAATACTTTCTGATCACTTGGCAGATTCGAATAACTGATTCCAACAGTCTGCAATTTATAGTATTCTTCTTTTGTAATGTCGATTCCATAATCTCCTTTAACAGTTTCTCTGTAACCGAATTTATCTTGGCATTCAGGTCTGAAATACCATTTCTTATAAATTGGCTTATCTCCATGTTCCCATGCAAAAAGACAAGTAATTGTTCTTCCTGTTGCAATTTCCGTTGTAACTTCTCTACCAAAATAAGGATTATATTGCATATAAGCTAATTTACCACGCTCAATTGCATCTTGTTTATCACGTTCGCTCATAGCAAATAACTGCTGCGTACCTCTTCCATAAGAGGTATCATATACTTTGCTACTATTTACGCCAACGGTTGAATATAATTTAACTCCGTTTCTATCAGTTGTTTCAACTCTCTTTACTCGTTCTCCATTGATGTAATCATTGCACAATCTGTCCATGTAATGTATATTTCCATCTTTATCAACAGTGCGAGTAGTTTTCTTCATATCATAGTTATCTTTAGCTGCCTTTGCAGCACTTCCTGCATAAATTCCTAAGAATGCCAATAGTCCACCGAACATATTCGTCAACCTCTTTTCTCTTCTATATTATTTTCGCCATTTATCCATTTCATCTACCGACTTCTTGTTGAGATTATTATACATATCTTGTCTCTTACGAGATTCTTCCTTTTTGTTCGCTCTCCATGGAAGATATATACATAAGTATCCTGCAATTAAAAATCCGATTAACTGTGACATAATAATTACCTCCGTTTTTCCAACTATTGAATATCATTACTATAATTTTATCACATGACTTTAAATTTTGCACTATATATCCAAGTATTAAAATGATCCATATTTAGTAACTTCAATACATCCTCAAAACCTTTAATGATATCCGTTGCAAACAAAAATCCTTTATTGTATCCTTCGTAATTATTATTAGGAATAATTATAAGATACTTTCCATTCTTATGTACTTCATGTCCTCTTTTAGACATTTCCTTTTTAAATTCTTTGTAATCAAACATAATTTTCACCATTCCTTTCCAAAAAAATAAGAGATTGAATATTCCAACCTCTTACATATTCTCCAAGTAAATTTCCGTTTCATTAGATTGCTTCTTCTAAAAATCCATCAGCTTCACCTTTAAGATATAATAATATATCTTCTCTTCCACCATATCTGCAATGAATTTTAGATAATTTACCTTGATCATATAACCATCTTGCGGCTGCATATCTATGCCAACCATCTACAATTACAGGTTGAGGAAGAATAAATCTACCATTACACTCATTATCAATTTCAATATTTCTTATTTCTATTGGATGATTAATAAAATAAATTATTCTACCAATATGCCACTCTCTTGATTTCTGTTCCAATACTGGATGTTCCCATATATCTCCATATGGATCAGGTACTTCTGGAACTGCTTCATGAATTGCAATGGAAATATTATCTAAATTAATTTCGCCTGTTTCGTCCCATGACCAATGTTCAGTGGGAAGAAACTCAATCAGTCTATCAATTCTAATAATATCACCAGTATATTCTTCCAACGGTTCAAAATCACCATGCATTTTAATCACCTCCTGAAATCATCGTTTCATTTCTCTTTCAAAAATAGCCATAGCATCCCTCAATCCTTGATTATATGCTTGCGCAATTTTATATTCTTCTGATTCTTTGACATTTTTAATAGTTGTATCCATCATTTTCATTGATATAATGATTTCTTTTTTAATTTGATTTATCTTATCCATACTTATCTCCAATCATACAATTATTTAATAGTTATACACACCAATATTCTTCTCCATCCATTGCTCTTTTAATTTCATCAATAGACAAATCATATAAATCAGCAACAAAATCTATTGCACTATCAATAGATTGCAACGAAGCAAATTTTCTTCTGTCTCTAAGACAACTAATAGCTTGCTGCAAATTTCTCTCCTTGTGTAATAATTCCTGCTGTTTAATTACTGCGTATTTTTCATAATTGCTTTGACTCATAATTTCACCTTCCTTTTGAAATCCTCATTTCTTATGATTTTTTATTTCCCAATTTTCTTCCACATTCAGGACAATATTTTATTGGAATGCAAATAGAACCAACACCCTCTCCGTTAAAATAACCAGGACAAGTGAGAACTAATTCTGGAGTAATGGTTTGATAATCATGAATAACACCGTCCCATTTTTCATTCTCTAATACATTTCCATTCAGTTTGCCTTCGTTTAGATTATCACTATGGTATGGAAGTTTCGGTTGTTCCCATCCAGATTTTATATCTGTTCTTCTTTCACAATACATGCACATATTTATTCCTCCAATCATCTAAAGAAATTCTTGTTTCAAATCATGTCTTTTAACATTTTAATTGCATCTTCCAATGCTTTTTGCTTTTCATCTAATTGCTTCGTCAAATCTTGTATCATTGATTCTCTTTCTCTAACCATAAATTTCAATTGTTCTTTTGTGGCATTATATATGGTTAATCTTTTCCCTTGTTCCCATTGGTTATGTGTCATATATCAATCACTCCATTTTTATATTAATTCATCGACTTCAACTACATCAGGATTATCACTAAACCATGAATCATTCTTTGCAATTTCCTTTAACTCAATAAAATCTCTTTCAGAATCAAAACAATCGTTGTGTTCCAAATAAGCTGCTTTCACCTTTTCTCTTGCATCTTCATATGATTCTGCTTTTACAATTCCAACAGCTAATTCTTCAATCCTGTAAGCATATAAATTTGTAATATCTAACATATTAACCACTCCTTCCTATAATAAATCTCTTAACTTTTCCGCAAATTCTTTCAATGCGTTCTCTTTATATTCCTCGTTATGTACCAGATCAACCACACCAGGAACACCTTGAAATCCATTTCTCTTTGCTTCTAACATAAGATATGTTTCTTCTTCAACATCAAAGTCATCATAAAGTTCCCACATTTTTTCGTGTAAAGTCTCTATTAATTCTTTCTTTGTCTTTGGATTCTTAATTGTAATTTCAGTACACCAATCCTCATTACAAGGGTTATCTCCCTGCATGTATAACTCAACTTCACCATTCTTTATTTCTGATCTTCTAAAATCAAAATCTGTTCCATCTGATAATTCATCAAGATATTTTTCTAATTTATCTACTTTCATAAAATCAACCGTCCTTTCTATATTGTATATGTTAATTTAATTTCATCACTATTTTGTCTTCCATAATAGTCTTTACTCCATTCATAAGATACTGTCTTTATTCCAAGTGCTTCACATATTTTTATACAAGCTGGGATTTCATCTTCGTTATAATTTTCCACAGAACACTTAGCATTAAAATATCGTGCTTCATACATATGTAATGACAATGGAGGTATGATTTCTTCCTTAATATTTTCAAGATATGCTTGATAACAATTTGACAGTTCAACATCCCTTGTTATAAAAACTATTTTTGCATTTGCCTCATGAAGAATTTTATTTAAAGTTTCAATTCCTATATAGGCTATTCTATGTGCTTTTTGATCATATTTTTTAAATTCTTTATTCATATATAATCACTCCAATCTTAAAATGAAATTGCTATTTCTTATTAAAATAATCTAAAGGAAGATCAATTTCCTTTTCATAAAACTCAAATTGACTTCCATCTATTTTTCCAGTATTTGCAAGTTTCATGCTTTCCGTATCATCTAACCAATGACCTGCATACAATGAATAATAATTATCATCATTAGGTATAGTAAAACAAACATCTACTTGATCTTCCCAGTCAAGAGGAATCTCCTGAATTTCTGCATTTTGTGGAATATTCACTAAATCCATTAGTTTCCGTGCCAAATCACTTTTATTAAGACTTCTACAATCTGTAGAAGATATAGTACATATTTCATGTACAATTTCCATAAAATTCACAATAATCATCTCGTCTTTTGTCATTTTCATCACTCCAATCTATGCTTCATAATCAAATTCGCTTAATCCACCACTTGCAAATACATATTCTGCTACATCTGGAACAAATATCATAAGATTATCAGGATATTTTCTTTCATCCTTAATTGCAAAATATCCTATTTCTTTTACATCATCATTTTCAAAGTAATAACCAAAAATCATTTCTATTAAATTTTTCATTGATGTTTCTGGCTCGTATTTCTGTTCTCTAATCCATGCAGCCATATAATCGTAATCGCACCATTTTTCTTTTGGATATGTACTATAATCTTTTTCTTCCGTCCACTTTCCTGTCCATTGATCTACCATACTTATACCTCTTTGTAATCTTCCAATAGCTCATTTAAGTTACCTTTTCTCCACCGATGAAGTTTTCCATCGCCAGTATAATTTCTAACAACTCCAACTTTATGACCTGCAATTTTCTGATCGTGCTGTATATACTGACGAACAGAATTATGATGATGTCCATCATTATGCACTTCGATGTATTTTCGTTTATTTCTCTTGTTTTGATATGTTCTTATTTTCATTTTAATATCCCTCCAATCGACACCATCTGTTCTCATCAATCTGTTTCCATGCCGTAGGATTTAAGCCATACAAATCCTTTTTTGAACAATTCATCATATCTTTTGTCCATCTGCTATTTGGTATTGAACATTTCTTCGTGGTCTAAATTACCTTTATTTTCACCAGACAGCTTATATAGTACACCATAAGCCTAACTCATTCATTACTTGGTAAATTCCCTTTTGCAATGAAGTACCTACATATTTATCTACATCATCTTCAGTAAAGTTATCATTTTCCTCAAAAATATCATTAATTTTTTGGCACAGATTACTCAACTCTGTTTTCTGTTCTTCTGTTAATTTGTTTAGTAATTCTTCCATTTAATCACTCTCACTTCAACTCAGCATAACCACCATCGAAATTTTGTTTCCAACTTCTGTATATTCCATTTGTATCTCTAAACTCTAAGTAATATGCCTCTCTCCAATCCCAAGGCTCTTGCCATGCAATTTCTGCAATCTCACAAACAATTCCTTGAACATGAACAACATCACCAGGTTTTAAATCTCTCATACTAATCACTGTCCTTTCAAATTAGGACACAAACCAAGACCACCATCAATTTCAGGCAATCTTCTATATGCATCTCTATGAATGCAATCTTCCTTCATACATCTTTGGCAACAGCATTTCTTGTATTCCTCGTAACTCATTTTATAATTAGTCTCTTTGAATCTCTCTTCTGTCATCATAATTACTGCACCTCCAATGCTTTCTGTACTTTCTCATTAAACTCACCATATAAAGATTTCCATTTCTCAATCATTTCTTTTGTAGGTTCACCAATAAGATTGTATCTTTCTTGCCTATATTCTTCGGGATCTTCACAACATTCTGTTACAAACACAGCAGTTCCAAATTTATCTGCGTCACATCCAAAACCACCAGTTGCAAGTACAATTTGATATTTTGCATCTCTAAATTCTGGTTTGAAAAAATCTGGTTTAATTACTACTAACTTGCCTTCAATATTGTCACTTAATGGGTTACATTCGCTTCTATCAATTGTTGTTTCATTATCGTTTACCTCCTTCGCCCAATCTGGTTCAATTCCTCTTGCTCTCCATTCTATTACAGAAACTTTGTAGCCTTCGTTTTCTGGAAATTTTTCTTTTAATAATTTGTAAACCCGTTTTGCTTCCCAATCGTATGTAAGCTGTCCTTGTTCTGTTGCGAATAAATATTTGCCATCTTTTGACACATTTATTCTTGTATAATCAACCATTTTACTTGCCTCACTTTCTAAATAAACAGTTCTTTCCTTTGGTTTTATTTCCATGCTTTATTTCTTAAATCGTTGTAATTAATTCTCTGTTTTACTACCAATTCACAATCATCATATATCCCACGTAACTCAGCAAATAAATCAGCATACTCATTTTCATTTGCTTTACGAGTAGTCAAATAAAATTCATAACTTGCTTCACCATGTTGACCAATATGCATATATGACATAATATTCCCGTAATTTACTCTCGCTTCTGGGAAGAATGCAATCACATCATTATATTTATCTTTTCGGAAAATTACTTTTACTTTATCCATATCAAGCCACCTCTTTTATTTCCTTTACTGTTTCTTTCCAACAACTACCTATCAATCCATAAACTTCATCAATGTCATATCCATGCATTTTACATCCCTCGACACAAAAGATTGCGTATTTAATAGGTAGTTTCACATCTTTATCCAACTCTATTTCTAATACAGAACCACCGCCAGACCAAGGATCATATAATCCGCACATAGTTTCCTTTCCAAGAACCATGTAAGATTTTGAATTTTCATTCTTTCGTGGATCATATTTTCCCTTTTCGTCATACTCTTTGTTCTGTAGTTCGATTAAGTCAAATAAATCAAATAACGGCATTTTTACAAGAAACGTTACGGTTGCCATATGTGATGGAAGATTTTCAAATTCCTGTATGCAGCTTTCAATAAATTTGTCTTTATTCTTATCTCTATCTACATAATATCCGTCATCCCTATGTACTTGTTTACAAGCTTTTCTTAATGCAGTTGCTTTACCTTGTGTTTTTGCTAACCACAGCATAGATGACTCTTTATCAATACTTCCATCTCCTGAATTTCCATACCAATTAAGAACATTATCGCAAACGCAATCGTAATTCCAATTACCACAATCCACCATGATATTTACTTTGACTTCATTATTAAAATCCTCTGCGTTGTAATAAAAATATGTATTTTCTTTTACGTATTCCCATATTTCATCAAAATTATCTGTAAAATACTCTTCCTCTTCATCTGTCAGTTCTTTACGAATATCCTTTTCAAGCTCATCTTCTCCGTACTCTATCGCATAATCCATAGCCCAATCAGCTAATTCATCATTAAATGCCTCCCTTGGATTATCATGCTCAAATATCTCTTTTAAAAAACTATCAGAAAGTTCTCTTTCTCTGTAGTCAGTATAAATTTCAATGCCACCATCTTCATTTACACCCCACATTTTCTTTAATATTTCATCTATTCTGGTTTTTAATATTTCCATTGTCATATCAATCAACCTCGCTTTCTATGCTATCTGCCTTGCTATATCTTCAATGTTTCCATTCATTACAATCACAGCATCTTTGTTATCAGGATGTTCATTCATAAAATCTCTCATTCCTTCAAACTGCTCATTGTCTGCATTTTCAATCATCTGCCTTACATCTTTATTATGCAGCTTAATCAGATAAACATTTTCATAATACTGTTTGAATAACAGATTTTTCTTTTCACAATACTGCTTGATCAAATCAATCTGTCTCTGTTCCTCTTCTCTGATTGCTTTAGCCCTTGCTTTCTCATTGACTTCTGCCTGTTCTTTTCGCTTACGATTTCCAATCAGATGATTAAATAATGAGTTTGTTTCACATAGATCCTTAATAACTGCATTGTCAATGTCATATGCATCAGGATTATCTTTATCAATCCACCATAAAAAATTATCAATCGTTCTGTTGAAATTCTCTTCAAAGATACATCTGTTACCAAGATTTCTGTTGTAAATTTCCTCTCCGTTTCGCTCAATCCGTAATGATGTATATACATTTTCATCTGGTTTATTGTTATAGATAGTCCATTCATATCTATCCTGTCTGCCATATACGGTTAATCCGTATGCACTATATAACTGTTTCTCTTTATTGTTTAAATATAAAAGTCCCATTTCGCTTACCTCCTACAATAATTCGTTTACATGTTTCTTTAACCATGCATATGCCTTTACCATTGAATCAAATGGTTCAATATCTAGCCAAAGCAAAACACCATCTCCAACAATTGCTATTGTCTTTAAACAATACTCTTCTTTATTAATTTCCCATTTTCCATCATGTCGCTTTTCTACAACATATTTACCTATTCGTGGGGTAATTTTTCCAAAATAATTCCGTGTAATCATCTTTACATTCTCCTTTCTCTAAATTTTTCAATTCATCATTAGAATATTTCGCCCATTTTCCTGTATAAACATCATTCATTCTTTCTTCAAAGGTTCTCTCTTTCATTCCATACATTTCTGTTGCAACTTTATACATGTCATAAACAAGATCCTTTTCTGTATCAATAATCATAAAATCTTTAGGATTTTTCAAATTATCCAACACATACTGCATAAAATCTCTGAATGTAATTAGTCTGTTTGTTGTACACCATACAAGAATTTTGTTTTTGTCTTTGGTGTCTCTTGTTACAAATTGCATCAACTGCATTTCACATTCTCCTTCCTAATAAATAAGACAGACACATTTGTTTGCGTCTGCCTTATTATTCTCTGTATTACTGTTCGTTATCTTCCTTTGGTGCAATAAGCTTTGTAATCTTCTCTCTGAAAAATTCACAATATCCGTTAATACTTCCGTCATTGTAAACCCAGAACCAATCTTCATCATAATTCCAGAAAATCATTACTTCATGACCTGCTGTAACACCGTCAAATACATATTTATCTCTCGTTCCATCTTTTGATTTAAAACAATCATTTACCGTATCATCACTTGCTCCATTTTTCTTTAAAACAAGGTATAAATATCTTCTAAGGTTCTCCAAGTCTTTTTCTGTTTGAATATCGAAGATTTCCACTTTTTCATCACAGCTACAATCGTCATTTATGTCGCAATATGATAAATAGTTTTTGTTACCCATTCTCTTTAACTCTTTGCTGATTGCAAACAGTGCTGATTCCTCATACTTTTTGCACTCCTCTTCGCTGCCAAATACAGTTCCATCATCTGAAACGTATTCTATTCTTACAAGTTTCTCGATTGTTTCTGTTTTTCTTACTTCGTTTATCTTCATAGTTTTAGTCTCCTTTTTCCTATACTATATATTGTGGTTGCTCGTTTTATGCACCACTATAACTTGTAATTATTTTACCAAGAAATTACAATTTCCTTTGACTTTAGAATACAAATACTGCTGTTGTTCTTGATGTAATCGCATATAATTTTCCAGTCTTATTTCCTTTTAACAGCATTCCATTACATCCATATACACCACTTGAATATCCGACTTGTGTGTAATATCCTTCTGTTTCTTCGATCTGCCTTCTCGTATCATTATTTCCGTATGTAATATCTTCTGCAAGTCCATCTTTTACCATCTCTTTTAACTGTCTCTGTGTATACTTTGTCATATCTTATTCCTCCGTTTCTGTTTCGTGCCACTGCAATCCTCTTGCTTTATATAATGGAATCCAATGACTTTCATAAAAATCATATCCAGCTCCATCAATTCCAAAGAAGTAACCAAACTCTTCACTTTCATAAATTCTAAATCCGCACTGTGACATCAGTTCAATTCCGTTATCTTCTTCTAACCACCAATCATCACACCTATCTCCAAAGCTCCACATTGTTCCCCACATTGGAAGATAATCATCATGATTAACTTCAAAATCGCCATTTTCACATCTGATTTCTTCTCCGTTGTCAAGTGAGATAATGTATTCTTCCGTTTCTTCATCAAAGTCTGTGATTTCTCCATAGTCTCCATTATCAAATACATATACTCTGTCATATTTGCTTGGCTTTGTAACTTCTGTCCATTCATCGGGATGATCCTGAAATAACCGTAAAATCATTCCCTGTGGAATTGCATTCATTTCATGTACCCATGCTTCAGTTGCTTCTTTAATTGTTTTAAATCTGCTCATAATCGTTTCCTCTCTTTCTTGTAATAAAATAGGCAGCTAGGTATTTATTCTCCTAACTGCCTTTGCGTTTACTATAAATTTATTGCATTTCCATCTTCATCATATTCAATCGGTGCAATGTGAACTGCATAACCGATTTCTTTTTCTTTGTCATAAATTTCCATTGTACCACCTGCACAAAATTCAAATGAGAACCGCTTGTCATTCGATTCAATCAGCTTAATCAAATGATCCGTAAGTTCATTTAAGTTCCGTGCATCTTTTTTTGATTTTTCAATACTTGTCATTTCGCTTCACTCCTTTTCATAAATCTCTAACTTATGTAACAAATCAAACATTGCTACATATCTACCTTGATTCCGTTCTTTGAGTTTATCATTGTCGTTCTGCATTGCATTGTCATAATCTTTGTTTATTTTATCAAACTCATCCGCAATAATATCAAGGATTTCATCCTTTGTCTTTTCACATGTATATCTACTCATTTCCATCACTCCGTTCCCTATAATTTTCAAATCCAATTCCACCACTATAATTAATAATCATTTGTATATAATATGGTAAAAATTCCGTTCCTTTTTCAATCATATGTTCTTTCTCCTTCCATATCATGAAATCTTAGTTTCAATTCCAATCTTCCAATTTATAACCACGAATCAATAAGTCATAAATTATATCATCAAAAAATTTTTTGATAGGAATTTCAATTTTTCTTCTTTTACTCTTTCCACCTTCTAAGTCTCTATTTTTAAAGTGTTGTTTGTTCAGTCTAACTATGGCTGTACCTTCGTAATTCAAAAAGTAAGAATATATAATATATTCTTGCTTACACTGTTTAGCTAAGGAAACACACTTATTTTCTTTAAAATAATCTTTTATTCTATTCATTTCCTCATTCATTGTTTTTTCCCTCCATTCTGCCTTTGAAATGCGAATTTATTTACTCTGTTTCTACTTCATATATTTTCCAATCAATATTGTATGAATCCGTCTGAATATTCGCATCATATTCATCAATGGACGTTTCATCTCCTTCTTCTACTAAATTCTCATATCTGCTTTTCATTTCATCATAAGCTTCTATATAAGAATCATATGTGTCCGGTTCATTTATATTTTGATTTTCAACCTCTATTAAAATCCATTTACTCATTTCTCTTACCTCCATTCCAAGGAAACACGCATTTGTTATGCTTCTTTAAACTCCTCTTTTGGATCAACAAACTCTATCTTCTGAACCCAAATCGTACACTGATATTCTTCTTTCAGATGTTTGTACGCAAGTTTTGCACTCTCTTTATTATCTACAGCACGAAGACACTCTAAACTTCCATCTGTGTTATAACAACCTAATCTGTACTTCATGATTCTATCCTCCGTCTTGTGAAATATCCATTTTCTATTCTTCAACCTTAACATTCTCAATATGTTCAATCTCTGGATAACTATCCATATCAATCGCATAATCAATATGATGCTCCCACTTTTTAATTTCTTTTACATCTGCATTATCATTTAAAACAACGGTCATTGTTACTTTTACTTTTTTCATGCTATTACCCTTTACCTTTCATTATGAAATATCTGTTTATTCTGCTTTTACATTCATCGAGATAATAAAATCCTTATCTTCCTGCTCATTATCTTTTTGGGACAATTAAATTTCCTGTCAATGTAACTTCGATTCCATTTTCACACTTTCTAAGACTTCCCTTTTCAACCTCAAAATCATTATATTTAAGAGAAATACTATCTCTCCCATTATATTCAGCTACAATTTTTCCATCCAACCATACATAAACGTTTTCATTTTCGCTTATATATGATAATAAATCACTTAATCGCATGAACTATACCTCTTTGCATTCTTTTGTCTTAATCAAACTCTCTTCATCCACAATGCAGTAGCATCCAAGTGCATCTCCAACTCTGTCATTATCAACCCCAAGAGATGAAAGAATTTCGTTGAATGTGCCTTCCGTATAATCTTCTCTGTAGATTTCAAGGTATTTCTGACCTTTTGTTACATAATTATCTTCTGTTCCACTTCTGAAACAATCTAAAGCATTCTGTAAGCAATCTGCTTTTCGCTTTATGTCATTCCAATAAGCAAAATATGTTCCATGTGACCATTGTTGATCTTCTGGCAGCGTTGGATCGTAGCCACTTACAACCGCATATTGTGTATCACTTTTACTTTGCAACAATGCATATTTGTCTTTCCGTAATAACTCTGTCCATTTCATGTTCTTACACCTCCTATTCAATCACTTCTACTTCTTCGCTTGATCCAATAAGCATTAAATCTTTCATTGGACAATTTTTGTTTAAACAATCTGCCTCAAATATGAATCCATCATTTGATGTACAGATCCATTCTTCTTTCATATGCTTAAATTTTGTTCCCACTTTAATATTTCTTGTCTGCATAATTTATACCTCCTGCAACTTATTCTCTTTTATAAGTCTTTCACGAACCATTCTGTTTAAGTCCTTATTCACGGTGATAATTTTATGAGAAGTTCGATTCATGTAAATAAAATGACTTCCCTTGCACCGTGCAAATCTGTATCCATTTCTATACAAAATGGGTTCAAATTCTCTCAACTGTTTTGTCTTTCTATATGTCATAATTCATCTATCCTTTCCTTATTATAATGTGTTTGCCCGTATAGTCTGATAGCGCATCTTAGTTTCGCTTTTACCGATGTTTCATGTTGATCACTCTCACTTTCTAATATGTTGTTCTCTGTTTTATGCCGTCTTTGTCTTTTTGATTGGAACAACTCTAGTTCCAGAAACTTCCCTTGATTGTTCAAGTCCAAGATTTTTAACAACCATATCTTCTGTGTAAAGAGATACAGCAGTTTTCATATCAAGCATTGGATATTTTACAGTTGCCTTTGCCTTTAATCCAACAGGTGTAATCTGTCTAAGTTCTTCAATTAAAAATTCTTTTGTTGCTTCACGGTCATTCGCATAGAGCTTATAAATATCTCTTAATGATCGCATAATATATGTAGAATATCCGTTTGGTTTCCGATCAAATCCAGCTCCTGCACAAATATCAAATACATATTCAGCAGCTTTTCCGTTGTCTAACTTGCATAACCGCAATGTCTCTGTATACGAACCAAGAACAGAAGCTTCTCTGTTTCCCTTATTTGCAACATATTCAAAGCCATATTTCTTTCTCATATTCTCCAATGTTTCTGTTGATGGATCATGTAAAACCATCATTGCACCATGCTTCTGAATAGGTGTTAAATCTTTTACATCTCTATTCTGGAATGCGTACATTTCAGCCTCAAATTCAAGTCTTTCTTCTGGATCAGTTGGTGCATTTAAGATCATCTGTACTTTCAAATCTTTGTATTTCTTTTTGTTTACAATCTGACTTGCAATCCAACGACCATAACCATCTACAATGTATACTTTACCTTCTTCCCAATGCGGAACGCCCATAAGTGGCATAAGTTTCCGTTCATCCCAATTCCGTACAAGATACTGAAGATCTCTTTCCGTTCTTTCGTCTGTCTGATAACGTGAATCAACTTCCATTAACTCAACAGGAATTTTAATAATCGCAATCTCTTCATTGATGTCCGTATACATCTTTGTAAGACCTTCTAATTTGTCTACACTTCCTTTTGATCTCTTTCCTGTTACAATTTCAAACATTTTACACATAATTTTTACCTTTACCTTTCTTAAAATAATTTTTTGTATTAAAATAGCGATCACATTATTTTGCAGTCGCTTTAAATTCATTTGCCTTTACCATCGCATTATTCATTTCAATACAAATTCCATGACAAGTTCTGCGTTCTCCACATCGCTTACATAGTGAAACGAACAATGTTTCCTTAATTTCCTTTGCCATTTAAACCTCTTCTCTCTCTAAAAGTGTTTCGTAATATTCGCTTTCGCTTTCAAAAAGCTGGTATTTTCCATTGATCCAACCCATATAACCATCCGGTACTTCATATCCTTTCATTTATTTTTTCGCCTCTCTTTCTGTCCTCCTTGCCAAATTATTTTCGCTGTCTGGGCAGATTCCCATAGCTAATAATGCATCTTTTGCTGTGCATCCTGTAATAATCGCATAGAATAATGCATCCCATGATGCCTGATTATCCCGTAATGTTCTTGCCATGATTTTCACTCTCCCTTCTATAACAATCCACATGCAGCTAAAAGCTTTTTTGCAAATGGATGCTTGTTTGCTTCGAGTTTGCGTTTTAAGTCTCTGTTGTAACGTTCCTCAAAATAATCACGCTCTGATTGTGCGATTTCAGCTTCTGGACGATTATCAATAACGTCATAACCATCCTTAATGATAATTATCATTTGCCTTTCCTCCTTTTGTGCATTAAAAAAGCGATGCTAACGTCTGTGCTAACATCGCTTTACTCATGTTATTGGTTTTGATACCATGATTTCGTTTTACTTCTACCCGGACAGAATAGATCCGTGATGGTCTGCTTACTTTTGCTACTTCGTAGTCGCAATAGGTTGCGTGAATTTGTTTTGCTTTCTCTGACATTGTTTTTACTTCCTTTCTTATCATTTACCACTCTGCACCGCTGTATCTGACCTGTAAGATAATATCATCAGTTACCTTTTCTGTTCCGTTACTATCCATGAGCATAGATACTACATCTCCATCTTCATAGTCTTCACAGCCACGGAATTTCCATTTGTTTCCGCTATAATCCTGTACAGTAACAACGTTTTTCTTTTTGTTTACCTTTATTACTTTCGCTGTCAAAGGATATGTTTTGTTTTCATCTAAATCTTTAAGATGCGGAAGTTTCTCACAGATTTTTGAATACGAATATCCATCTGCCTTATTGAACTGCTTTGTTGTATCGCCAAGCTCAAAGCAGAGATATCCATATTTGTCATAGAAATAACCAGCAATGTCACAGATTGGAATTGCATTTGTGACACTGATCTGCTTTGGAGTTGAGGCATTGACTGTTTGCGTTGGTTGTATTGTGCCTACTGTGTAGGATGTAAGGATTGTTGCTGTTGTAAAAATGAGTGATAATAATTTCTTTTTCATATTTATTCTCCTTTTCTGATTGTTTTTTGGTATAAAAATAGCACCTACTTTTCAGCAGATGCTAGTGTGTGATGAATTCCATTTTCGTCTACACCTATGAGATATTTAAAATCTCTTTCAAGTGCGTTAAATAAAGACTTTGCTTTTTCAAGAGATTTAAAAGGAATTTCTCTTGAATAGTTTCCACTTCTTGTTTTGTACCATACAATATATTTTTGCATATTATTTTCCTCCATAAAAAATAGCACCCGGAAATTGGGTGCTTGATTGGTGCTGTGTTTTGTAAATTATTCTTCATCAAAATCATAATTTGAATCTATCAACTGAAATTCATGATCATAATATTTACGAACCTCTGAACAACGGAGTTCATAGTTACTTCCGTTTGCTGGATAACCTTCAGCCTCACACTGTTCAGCTATTTCTTGGCATTCTTCTCTATACTGCTTTTCAAGTTCGCAGATTGCATCTATATCTGCTTTTGAATATACGCCTGCTTCGAGCATATAACTACGCATTTCCTCTATTGTTGGCATAGTGGGTTCCTCCCTTACATTTGTTTTAGTTTCTCTTAAAGCTCGGCTATTTCTTATTCGCTTTTACTTCCGCTAATTGCTTTTGTAGAGCATCAATTTTCGCTTGGATTTCTCTTTCCTTTTGATCTGATTCATTTACCCATTCCATTATATCCCCGGGTTGAACCTTTAGAAATGCACAAACTTTATCTATCATTTCCGTATTCATAGTTTTATTTTGCGAAAATTTTGTTGGTGTGTTTACAGAAATACCTGCTTTGCATAAGTCTTTCCATTGCATATTACGTTCTTTTAAAATATTCTCTAATTTATAATAAACTATCAATTTATTTCACCTCCATTTTTATACACCTCCATTCTATCACAAAATCTTGTGATTAGCAATAAACTCTTCTAAAATCATGTAATGGATTTTTTGTACACTCATAATCCGTTATTTGACCACAGAATTTTCCTAAACGCACTCCACCAGATCCGCATTTCCGTTTACGATCATGTGACATCATTTGTTTATAATTCAAGCGTTTTGAATCATCTTTGAATTGCTGCGTATAGTCATACATCGCCTTTGTATATTCATTACGCATTTCAGTTTTGAGAAATTTCTTTCTACCTGGAATATGAATAAGCACAGTAATTTTGCCTTTTCTCATTCTAAAATCAGAGCAGAAAATCTCTACTCCGTTTTCGCTACGCAAAACGATTGTATTGATCGGAAATTGTTTTCCATGGTAAAGTTCATTTCCAAGTGTTCGTCTAATTTGCATTTTCATTTGCGTTCACTCTCCTTTTATTAAAATGCACACTATTAAAAGGCAGAACCGAAATTCTGCCTTTCGTACTATACATTTTACGTTGCTTTTATGCGAAGTAATGCTTAATTACAATATTGCTGATAGTGCTTGCAAGTCCTGAATAGTCATAAGTCACTTCACCTGTCTTGCGATTCTTTTTCGCTTTGACAAGTGTGTTAATCTGACGCTTTTTGAATGAGACAGTTCCTTTCTCATCGTCTACATCAAACTTGTTGCTGAAGCCCTTGATATAGCAATCGTTCAAAAGCTTCTTGTCCTCTGCGGTGAGTTTAACCCTTGTTTTGCTTGTGTACGGAGTTTCAAAAGGCAGAGAAAAAGTTTTCTTGATGATTGTTTCGAGTTCTGCGCTTGCCTTTTTATAGGCTTCTTTTACCTCTTTAGACATTACAAGGTTTCCGTCATCACCTGCTTTGGAGTTAATATGAATTGTCTGTAAAGCTTCATAAAGTTCAGGTGATTCAAAAGCAGGAATAATTGCATACTTTACAAGCTTAGAGTTATCCCATGAGCCAAGTACACGAAGTACAGTTCTTACAACATCAGCAGAGTTGCCAAAGTGATCAGCATTTTTCTGTGACATATCAGAAATAACTTTATTGTATACTTCTAATGTGTCTGTCTGTGTCTCTACAAACTTAGCCCGTGATTCATTTGCAGAGTCTAATTGTACCTGGAAAGCTTGTACTTCTTCGGGTGAATAATTGCCGTTCTCGTTAGCAATCTTCTTCTCAAGTTTAGCGATGGAATCATCAAGCAACTGAATATTCATGTTACAAGACTCGTGCTGTACTGCTGTCATAAGTTCAGACTTAGACTCTTCTGTGATGTTCTTTGCATAGAAATTGATCTGTAAGTTTTTCATAGTATCTCCTATTCTCCTATTTAACGCATAGGTGCTATATGATTTTATTGTATTTATTGTCATAGTGTTATGCACACTATAAAAGAGCAGACTGGTAGTGCTGATCTGCTCCTCTAACTATGTATAACTCTGATATACAGAACACAGAGGTACAACGGTCATGTGGATTGGAATTACCCAACACCAAGAATAGCAGGTGTTACCCTGCTACCTGCCACTTTATACTTGTGTCTGTCTCTTATGTATTTATTGACTTAGTAAGTATGATTATGAACCTAAGTCAATCACGCTTTTTGTTGTAGCGCGGTTTTTTAAGTTCGTGCCGTTTCTAATCAGCTTTAACGTCACTCCTAGAAAATAACTAGGCTTTTTGACCGTATACACTTGTGAGTGTTCTCTCACGTATTTATAGCTAAAAATAAATGCTATAATTTGTTGTCCAAGGTAATAAACCGGGACAGCTACACTATTTTTTCGAGACTTTGTGTCTATTGTCTGCTATATGTTCCTGCTTTTGGCAGTGCTTTGTATAGAGGAAACATTGGATATTAAAACCTCTAGCAACCCTACACACTTTTAGTCTTTTGCTTGTCACTCTAGGAATGGCAAACAGTACCTATACATGAATAGAACTGTTTATATTTTTGTTGTGGAATTAAAGCGGATATGCTAGAATTGTTTTGGGAACTTTCCTAGCTTGCAACCTGCTAGTTAGAATTGCCGTTCTGCTAGTGGGTGCTTGCTTTAATTCATGTTGATTAAATATGTATCAGTTTATCAACCTTCTTTCTTATTTGTGCTTGAATTGTATCACATGTTTATGTGATTGTCAACAAAAACTTTTGATTGCAACTATGTGAGTTTGCAGAGCCTTAGCACTTTGTTGTTTTCTTTGTTTTGTTGAGATTATCTTATCACAAGAACTTGTGATTGTCAAGAACTTTTTCTAATTTGTTGTTTTTTGTGGTTCGTTCTTGACTTGTCTATACTTTATCATATGTTTGTATGATTGTCAACATGTTTTTATGATTTTATTAGGAATTGTTTTGTATAAATAAAAGCTATGTTAAACGATATGTCATAGTTTTAAACTATACAAAATAATAATATCAATACTATCTCATATAGTTTTAAAAACTACATCAAACTTGATCAAAGGATCAGAAAAAGAATGGTCAATATATATCTATTATACACTGTTTTTGCCTAACCGGGGGTAGTTAAAACTAATTAGATGGACTGGAAATGCAGTAAACCCTATAGCTGATTCATCTACACACCAACTCAAAAATCTAACCCTCTTCCAATCCTCAAAATCCCCAACAAAATCAAGCAAAATCCCAATTTTACCATCTCAAACCACTTATCGTACCCCATATCGTTAAAACCCACTAAAATCAAGCATTTCAGCCACTTCCAAACCAAAAATCAAACTTCTATCTTACCAAAAATCACACCCACAATCCTATTTTCTTCCTTATATATAAGCGTTTTCACCGATAACGATTTTTCCATCAAAAGCCACACTCAAGAATCTCAACCTATAGGGAGGTATATTAAAACCATATCACAAATCACCTTTTAAATAGAGATATCTATATATAAAACAGCAATAAAAAAGGACTACAGCCAAAGCCATAGTCCAATAGACAAATATTCAACAATATACAACTAATATAAATAAATCTCAATTCTCTGGATATCATATTTTTCTTTCATATCCAATAAATAACGATCAGATATTTTTATTTTTTCACCTACAGGTATTTTATTTGTTTTTATACTATAAGAAGTGTTTATGCAAATTGGTTTATTATCACTATTGTAATACAATATAGAGCATGATGCTAATTGATTACGATTTGAATTATTATTAAATATAATATCTCTATATTCAAAGTTTTCATTAGTATATGGATTAGATATGCTATATTTTATATCTATAGGATCGGCTCTATAAACATTGCTTAAGTTTATTTTTGTATATTCATCATATGATATTGGAATAATAATATACCTGTTAGAATTTACAACACCTCTAATTTCACCATTTCCAATATAAAATCCGTCTTTATCGTAACGTTTACATTTAATTCCAGCTTCAACAGCAATATCATTGTTGTTTATTATCTTAATAGCATTGGTATTATTTCTATTAAAATCTTTGTTTTCAGGAATATCAATCAACTCATAACTTACATGATCTTTTAAAGCATCCTTGACAGTAACCTTACAAACATAATTTTTATTATTATATTTGGCGATTATTTTAACAGAACCATGTTTTAATGCTTCTATATGTCCATAATTAATAACTTTCACAACATTTTTATTAGAAGAAGACCATCTAGCAGAATATATTTCCGTTTTCCCTTCATGTATTTTCAAATTCTTTACTTCGCCAACATACAAAGTAAGCTTTGTATAGTTCAATTTAACTTTATTGGCAGCATAAGTATTTTGTGGTACTAATTGAATAACGGTAATAACCATTATAATGCATAACACAAAACTAAATATCCTCTTTAATCTCTTCAATTTCTTCATATACAATTCCTCCTTTAAAATTAGATATATTTATTTTACTACCAAAAGAACAATAGTGCAATAATCACATTTTTATAAAGAGAGAATAATACATCAAAGGAGGAATCAAATATGATACAAGAAAACGAAATACCAAAATATCTCAAATCATCAGAAAGCAATATCTCAAAGAGTAACCGCAAATCAAAGCACAAACATCATTATAAAGAATGTTTAATCCAATATAAATGGAATTTTAAAAGTAACGTATTTACTCAAGAAGAAAAAGAACGTATTCATACATCATTATGCAGTTACTGTACTATCTGTGGAAAAATTGGAGGAATAATTAAAAATAGTAAATATCAGGAAGAGATTGAAACATTGCAGAAACAAAGACAAACGGGAAATAATTTTTGGATAAGTATATCAGGTGAAGAACTTTATGAAATGTATCATGATAAGCTGCCAGTATTCTTTGTAGATGATATTTACAAAGAGAAGTATGTTGATTTAGAACAAAATTGTAATTCAGATTGTAATTCAGAAGGAGAATAATTAAATGAAAGAGTAAAACAAAAAATAAGAGTTTAATTAAAATCATTGTAATTGAATATCATAGTAAATGAACTATCTGCAAATTTGTACATTTTTGAGCACATTTTTTCTCTACACTTGGGGAGTGTACGTGCATAAATTTGTACATTTTTGCACCATGGTTATTCATAGTCATTGATTTTTAAGTGTTTTACTCTTCTGCACTCCTGTTGGAGAATATATAAGCGAAAGGAAGTGAACAGATGCAATTATGGCTAAGTGAAAAAATATATAAATCAGACAAGCTTTCTATATATGGCTTAGCAGCCTATTGTGCCATAAAAACCCTTTTGCCTAATGAAGATGTAAAAGAAATATGTACATCTTGTGAAATACTAGCATATCAGCTTACAAAATCATTAGACTATCCACGTAGATTTTATACTGGTTTGAAAACTGGCTACGATGAGTTAATTGATCAAGGTATTATAAAGCGAGTTAAATCAAAAGGTAAATTTGACATAATAGATTGTTCTGATCTTTTTATCACAGAAGAAGGTGAATATTTTACAATTATTACCTACGAAGAGATTTTAACGATATGTCGGCTAAAGGATGTTAATACTCTTCTATTGTTGAAATACTTTATCTTCCTTATTGGAACTATCAGTTCAACGATTGATGTATATATAGACGCATATCAGCACAAATGTCGAGTTGTTGGTAATCTTACTATAGAATACATATCTCAACTTTCAGGTATTTCAGAAAGATCCATTATTGATTACAACAAAATATTAGAAAGCATTGGTCTTATTTATATTTATAGGCAGAATGATTTTATGATTAATAAAGATTCAGGTGAAATAACCCGTTTACCAAATGTATACGGCAGACCTGAAGATCAGTTGTATATTGACGCTTTTGCTGTTAGCCAACGAAAATATAAAGATTCATATAAATATGTGGAGAATAATATAAGGAAGGCTAATGCCAAAAGACGACTTGCTCAAATGTATAATCAAATCTGTAAAAATAAAGATTATAAATATTCTGAAGAAGATATCCAACAAGTCTATGCATATGTCTTGCAAGAAAATCACAAATATGAAGCAACTTACAAAAAGAATAATGATGAGTCATGTTTGGAAAAGATTCGTGATATACGAGTATTTGATAAATATGACTTCATAACAAAGGAGGAAAATTAAATATGGGAAGAATGGTAAAAATCGCAGGAACAAATGAGATAGGTGACTCAAATCAATTATATAAAATTGGTACAAAATGGTTTAAGAACAAAGAACATTATATCATTACACTAAAATCGTCCGATCTATCATATCAGACCGTATTAGACTTATTGGAGTCAGATAAAAATTGTTTATTTTCTGATAATGTTAAAACAAAGATAATTAAATTATTAGAAAATGAATTATAAAACAGCGAATAATAATATGTAACCATTAACGCAGCACTCAAAGGAGTTGATTGCAATGAACAAATTATTTTTAAACAGTAAAGGAGAACTATTAAATGAACAAAACCGTAACAATTACACCAAAGAACCATAAATACCAGAATACATACGGGGGAAATATTTGTGCTTCAGATTTTTGCACCGATTATGAAGGAAGTCGAAAAATAGCAGAACGTATTGAATCTGACTGGCGATTTGATAAGTCATGTGCAAGAAACAGAGTTATATTAGATGATTACAAGAAGGGACAAGAATAATGGCAGATAAAAATATGACGGTATCAATTGAAGAACAGGAAGTTTGTATCAATATGATGCGTGACGAGAAATTCGCAACAATTTATGCTTCAGATTCTACATATATTACTAAATTGGATAGATTGTGCAAGGAAAGCCCTGATATGTACTCTCTCATTCAAGATACTGGTAGAGGTAAGAAGTATTTATTAAAGGATAAAACATTAATCAGCTTTAGAGCAAAGAAACGTGAACTTACAGATGAACAGAAGAAACAAGCGGCTGAACGTATGAGAAAATATCAAGCTAGTAAATCTAACTGAGATACCCTTTCTAGCCAGAATTTCTAATGTACACCATTGTACAGAAAATTCTACGCCATTCTGTGAACAAATACCCATCTAAAAGTTGTAACTTGAAAATTTAAACAACTGTATTAAAGGAGAATTAAATAACTATATGTGTAGTATATGTGGAAGAAATGACGGTCTACATGATTATCGGTGTCCTTATTACTCTCCACCTCATCCAAAGTATCTATGCTGTTATTGTGGCGAAGGTATTTATCAAGGTGAACGCTATCTTGATAATGAAAACGGAGAATATATGCATGAGGACTGTATTGGATGTTTGGGGACAGACAGAGTAATTAATTGGCTTGGATTTAAATACAAAGAAATGGAGGACTACGATGAATAAAATTGTAAATAAACTAAAAGATAAATTACCTCAATTTTGCAACACACAAGATTTCTGGTATGTGAAATTTAAGGATAAACAGTATTATATTGATAAAAAGAGATTTCGTAAAAAGTTAATATATAAATTTCTAACATTTATATCAATTACTTTCATTTTTGTTTTCGCAATCATGGTTGACAATTTATGTATTAGAACAATAGGATTGGTAATTTCTGTTGATACATTTGGAATTGTAGCTTTCAACGAAGGAAAATCTGAAAGTGAGTAAATAGAAATTTCATTTGGAGAATATATAAGTGAAACATAATAAATAAAAGATAAAAGGAGGATTTATGGCTGGTATTAGCGTACCTCAATATGAGATTTTTAAAATTGGAACAAATAAACTAAAGTATTCTAATTGGGATTTACAGATTACCAAAGAAGAGGCTTTTAAATATCAGGAACTCATATCACTGTTTGAAGCCCAAGAATTCCGCATAATGGCAAATAAGATTTTAGAAAAACCTATTTGGAGTATTGATTTTTCAAAGATATTTATGCAGGTAGTTGTTGATAAAAAATCTGATTTTGCAAGAGCGACTGGTAAAAAAGGTGTTATCATAAATGGTGTTAATTATAAACGCTTTGTCGGAACTACTGGTGGATTAAAAAATAATACTCTTCTCTTCTGCAATTCACAGTACATTGACAAATTAAATGAATTATGTGAATGCAAGAGAAATCCAGATACTAAATTAGTTCCTGCAAAATACGAAGCTTACAAAGCATTAACATGTTCTGCATCACAACCGATTTGTGATCCACATGGAATTTTGGTTGTAAAAGATTGTATTACACAATATTTTGCAGATGTTATATCACTTGATGATGGTGGCGATTCAAAAGAACCGACAAGAGAAATTATTAAAGATAAAGCTCTTGAAAACAATGTATCTGACGGTTTTAATCTTTGTACTATACAATATATGCAGCGAGTAGCTGAATCTTTAGGTCTTGATTATATTCCTGGCGGTGTGTGCTTGAGAAACGCATGGCTCAAAGGAATGCTCTATCCGTTCCCTATTTATGAATTTATTGAAAAATACAATAATGGTAATTATATGATTGAAGATATTTGGGGAAACATGCAAGATATTCGTCAATGTGAAATGATTGTCACAGAGTCTTCTCTTAAATTATGGGGAGCGTATGATAATATTGAGCAATATGTGAATGCATATAAGGAATGTGGATACGGATTTTCTGTAACAAAAATTTCACCGCATGTTCTTGAAGAACAGAGAGAATTGAATTACCAATATCTTCAGTCTTATGAATTTACAGACGAAGATGTTGAGGAATTGTGCGCACCAACAATCAACTATTTAAAAGATGCTATGTGTGGTGACTACTCTTCTACTATTAAATTTCTTGGTATTAACGAAAATACTGATGTAAATTCATGGCAACGTGCTTTATATACAAGCGAATATATGTTGGGAGATCCATATATAATCGACTCTGTACATAGATATATCAAGAAAAAAATGAATGATGCGAAAATTGGTAAATTATTTGTAAAAGGTAACTATCAGATTGCAAGTGGCGATCCATTTGCTCTTATGCAATCTCTTTGTGGGTTGGAAGTTACAGGTTTATTAAAAGCAAATGAATGTTATTCAAAATTTTGGATTGATAAAAATGAAGATGAAATTGTACTCTTTAGAAGCCCAATGACAAGTCATAATAATATTCGAATGTGTAATATCAATAATTCGGATGAATGTCAGTATTGGTATCAATATATGAATACTATCATGATTATAAACGGTTGGGATTCATTTTGTATGGCTGAGAATGGGGAAGATTGGGACTCGGATCTGAACTTTTCTACTAATAATCCAATTATGAAAAGACGTTATAGATATTTACCTGCTATCGAATGTGTTCAGCGAAATGCAGAAAAAATTGTTGTTACTGAAGCTGCTGTTAAAAAAACAAATAAAGCAGGTATGGGAAATCAAGTTGGAACAATCACTAATTATGTCACATCTATGATGGAAGTTCAATCTCATTTTGAGAAAGATTCATCTGAATATAAAGAATTAGAATATAGAATAGAATGTGGTCAGCTCTATCAACAAAATGAGTTGGACAAAATTAAGGGAATCATTGCAAAACCAATGGAAAGTAGTTGGTACAATTTAGGTGCTTGCGGAGAGAATAGATATTTGCAATCGCTTTGCGCATACAGAAAGCCATACTTTATGATTTATGTTTATGATGAGACTAAAAGACAATATAAACAGTATATCAAAGAAAGTAATGCTAAGTGCTATGCTATCTACAAATGTTCTATCGAGGATTTGTATAACAAAGATAGTCTTACAAAAGAACAAGAAGATTTTCTATTTTGGTACGAAAGAAAAATGCCAGTTGGTACAGGAAATTGTTCTATGAACCAAATTTGCAAATATGTTGAAAGTCAGTTAGACGGATATAAGTCTCAGCTACATAAGGACTCTTCATTTGATTATAATATACTAAAAGTAAAAAGACGTTGTACTGAAGAACACAGACAAGCTCTGCGAGAACTTGAACAATATTATTGTGAATGTATTAAAGAATATAAAAAGAAACAGGTAAAAGAAAAAGGAATACAGTTAAATAGAACTGATATCTTTGATAAGCAGGACGAATTCGACAAATATTATCAACGTGCAAGTATGGTTGAAATGTTTAAGAAGAAAGCCGAAGAAATATGTCCAAATGATGATGAACGTATGAATATCATTCTTGATATGACTTATGGATATAAAGGTAATAGGCAGTTTTGTTGGGATTGTATTGGAGAACTAATTATTAAGCGTTTAGAAGAAATGGAGGAAGAAGTTGTATATACTGAATGAAAAAGAATATATTAGAGAGATATTAGTGTCTGGTAATAAACCAGACAATATCTCGAATGGATATTTGATAACATTGATTGCTAAGTATTATTTTGATAGAGGTAAAGATCCAAATATTCTAATTGATACAGTCAAAGCAAAGATGCTTGAATTCAATATTGAAGGATATCAGGAATATAGATATGCCAATAAAATCAAAAAGACATGTACTGATTTATATGATTCAGAATCAAAAAATCTCTTTAGGGAACTTGAGTATGTTCCTATCTATGAAAAAGAATTAAAAGTCGTGGAGTCTCTTCCAAATGATCGCCAAAAGAAATTTATGTTTACACTATTTGCTATTGCAAGATATATGAATAGTGAAGGATGGATAAATAAAAAAGACTCAAAAGGTCTTTCAGAAGTATTTAAACTTGCCAATGTTACTCTCTCATCTGATAAAAAGAATGAATTATTGCATGAGTTATATAGTAATGGTTATATTCATTTTGGGAAAAAGGTGAATAATCTTAATATCAAAATAGATTTAGGAGACACTGATGATGATATTGCTTATAAGGTAACTCAATTTGAGAATATTGGTAATCAGTACATAGGGAATTTTAAAAAAGGTTATAAGCAGTGTGCAAATTCTGGTTGTGGAAGAAAAATAAGAATAATAAAGACTGGAAGACCAAAGTTATATTGTGAAAAATGTGCAAAGGAAATAGATAAAAATAAGGCAAAAGAACGTATGAAAACCTTGAGAAACGCATAAATGTTCGAAAAACTCATTCACTAAAACCATTGATTTATAAGGCTTTTTTGCACATTTTTACAAAAAATTCGTTTTTCTTAAATGTAGATATAGTGAAATATTTACAAAAATATGATACAAAAACGATTGTCATGGAAGAAACAAACCGACAATCTTTGTATGTCTGCTCTGCTACTCTTTCGAGTGGCATTGCAGATTTAGAATGAAATCAGCTTTTCTTGGCTGATAAAACAGAGAATATATAATTGTCGAGAGACATTAGAACAACGTCCTATACGGACACAATATAACACAAATTAAATTCAGAACAGTGATTTAGATCTCGTATCATACTGAGGCAATAAAGTCCATAGAGACAATGTATGTGGTGCAAGCAGCCATAAATGCTAACTTTAATGTTAAGTTGGTAAACTTACGGATAATCAGCTTATTTGGTGAACTGATAAAATCTAAGAGATTCCATCGCTACTAATTCATTGGCGGTTCTGAACAATTCTAAAGTTCATTTCTAAGATTGGTACATATTCATATTGTACTCCTCTTCTTATAGATCGGTGGCTGTGCTACAGTTCCTGTGGTATGGTCACTGACAATTCTTAATCTCTTATAGCTCAGCTGGTAGAGCATCGCACTGTTAATGCGAAAGTCGTAAGTTCGAGTCTTACTGGGAGAGCTTTTCTACTTTTGTAGGACTGGTTGGTTTCGGATCAGGAGATGTTAAATCTCAAAAATAAGCATGGCGACATGTATAAAGTGGTTCTTATCGCATTATAAGGCTGCGACTGTGAAATACAGTTTAACGGAAAACACATAAAATCTACACCATATCTAAGGTCAGAGGTCAACTGATAATGACTATTTACAAGTTTATGTAGATTTGATAATCTTACGGTTTGATAATTCTTAAACAAGTTGATATGGTGGGTGTCTTGAAATAGGCACTGTAGTAACGCAGAAATGTGGGTATGATTTGTGTATGGTTGGTGGGAATACCGCAAGTATAACTGCTGGTCAGATTGTAGGTAGTTTTCTTAAATTGAAAGATAGGAAACTTAATACAAAGTAAGGAGATCGCAATCCGAGCAGGATGGTGATGATTGGGCTGTACTCAAAAGGTACGGATGGTCAAATGTACACCTCATCGTCCATAATAAGTACATACTTTTGAAAAATCAAATTATTTTAGGCAGATAATATTTAAAAGAAGATTGTAAAACAGCAAAAGTGTGTATGACCATAAAGAGAAAAACAACTTATTGTCCTGTAATATGGACACATATAATACTCGCAAGGTATTATGTGAGAAAGTACAAGTATATGCAACTCTAATAGGCTGCAACCTATGAATCTCGCAAGGAAGAATGTGTAGAAAGAAAATCTATAATACTTTATGGTAAGAGTTTGCCGGTTATGTCAAAACTGGTGTTGTTGCTAACTACAAGCTAATCGCTTGTGTGATAAACTGTGTCCAACCACAGTAGATGTTGGTGTGTTAGGTCAAATATCTCAGCCTATATTAAGTAAGGATCTCATACTTCGGTATGGGATTTTTTTATTTTGGGAATTAGTTCAGTTTGGTTAGAACGCCTGATTTGGGTTCAGGAGGTCGTGGGTTCAAATCCTACATTTCCAACTACTATCCTACTCTATCGTAGGAAATAAATCAAAGGATGTGAAAATTATTTTATTAATTAACAAAACAGAAGCTTTTGCAATGAGGAAACTTGTTGGGAACGAGAATGTAAAAAAGACTTATAGTGGTCATTCTAAGTATTATCTGGTTGAGTCTTACAATAACTTAAAAGCTTTGGATGAGTACAGGAAAAGCAAAATCGTTTAATAAACGAAATCTAAAATGAAAGGTGGTCGGAAACCATCGGTACAATAAAATTTTATGATACTAATGCTGTTTTAAAATTACAGGACAAAATATTTGAGGAAAATTTTATTATAAGTTCTGTAACATTACAAGAATTAGAGCACATTAAAGTATCTCGAAACAAAGATGATCAAGTAAAGTATGAGGCACGAAAAACTTTACATCTACTTGATGAAAATTCGGATAAATATGAAGTTGTTGTATATGACAACGCAATTGAAAACTACATACTTGAGAAAAATATGGAAATAACACCTGATACTAAAATAGTTGGTAGCTGTGCATTTATAAGCGGAATGCAGGATGTTGTTTTTATTACGGATGATATTGCTTGTAAAATGATTGCAAGAAAAATATTTAATCTTACTGTAAAAGGTGTAAATGATGAGCCAGTGGATGATTATAGTGGATTTATAGAAAAAACGCTTTCAGAGTCAGAAATGGCTTGTTTTTATGAGCATTTACAGGAAAACATCTATGGATTACTCGAAAATGAGTATCTTATCTTAAAAGATTCTAATAATCATGTCGTTGATACTCTCGTTTGGAGAGAAGGAATGTATCAAAACATTAAATTCCCTAATATTAAATCAGATTATTTTGGTGCAGTTAAACCTCTTAATGGAGACATTTATCAGCAAATGGCTTTAAACAGTTTTTCTAATAATCAGATTACTATGATTAAGGGTTCTGCCGGTACAGGAAAATCATATCTTGCGGTTGGATATATGATGTGGTTACTTGAAAAACACAAGATTGATAAAATTGTGATTTTTGCCAACCCAACTCCTACAATGAATTCGGCTAAGATTGGATTTTTACCAGGAACACAATTAGATAAGCTTGTTGATTCAAGTATTGGTAATATGCTTGCAGGAAAACTTGGAGACAAGTTTATGATTGAACAACTTGTGTCAAGAAATAAACTTTCTATATTACCGATGTGTGATATTCGAGGATTTGATACGAGTGGGTTAAATTGTGCGGTCTATATTACAGAAGCGCAGAATCTGGATATATCACTTATGAAACTTGCATTACAGAGAATTGGTGAAGATTCAATCTGTATTATAGATGGCGACTATAACGCTCAGGTCGATCTCAATCAATATGCAGGTAACAATAATGGTATGAGAAGAATGTCTGAGGTATTCAGAGGACATGATTTCTATGGAGAAATTGAATTACAGAACATCTACAGAAGTAAAATAAGTCGTATTGCACAAGAAATGTAAGAAATTATTAATTAGCAAGAACTAAGATACCTAATGATGTGTTCGAAGAACACTTTCTACAGATTGGTACTTGTCTGCAAAAGAAGCAATTGAACTTGGTGTTGCAGATGGATATATAACAAGTTTGGATGAAATTATTTTAAGGAGGGCGCACTGCTCTCCTATTTTTATTGGAGAAAAAGGAGAAAATATGGTAGATAGTAAAATTAAGAAAGCAACTGTTAGTGCTGCTAAAAAGAATATTACAGCAAGTGGAGTAAGAATTGAAAATGGAATTTTTGTTGATGATGAAGGTTCTATTGTAGATCGTATTGCTGAAATGTTACCAGAAGGTACTACTATTTTTGATATTAAAATTAGTATTGAGCTTCCAGATGAAGAATCGGAATCTACTGAGTAGAGAGTAGGTGGACATTATAACAGTCTATAAAAGATTTAATGGAGAGTCAGATGAAGAACTCATTTATAGAATTACAGGTGAAAAAGACCAGATTGGTTCTTGGCAGGATGTAGCCGATATTCTAAATGAGTTACTTGGCACTGAGTATACCGAATCAAAGTTTAGAAAACAGAGACAAGCTTTCGATAAGATGTTGGCTGCAAACCAATCTAAATTTGCTGATTCAGATGCTCAGTTAAAGGAAATTGAAGTTCAGAAACGTGAATTAGAACGTAAGAAAATTCAATTTAGAGATGAGCGAAACGCTTGGCAGAAACAAAATTTTACGGATGCCAGGGTTGAAGAAAAACTTGATAAATTAGAGTCAGAACTAACCTCTCTTGGAAGAACTAATTTTGACGAACACAATAATGTTTCAATCAATTCAGATAATGATATGTTAATTATTTTGAGTGATTTACATATTGGACAGACTTTTGATTCTATTTTTGGTAAATATAATACAGATATTGCAAAAGATAGACTTAATCAATTATTGAATGAAGTCATTTCTATTCGTGAATTACATAATTCTAAAAATTGTTATGTTAGTCTTCAAGGCGATTTAATTTCAGGAAATATTCACAAATCAATCCAGGTATCAAATAGAGAAAATGTAATTGAACAGATTAAAATTGCTACAGAGTTAATATCTTCATTCTGCTATGAATTGTCGTTACATTTCGAAACGGTATTTATGTCAAATGTTAGCGGAAATCATACTCGCATGGATCGTAAAGATGATGCAATTCATGATGAACGTTTGGATGATATTATCAGTTGGGCGGTTGAATTATCTATAAAACATATTGATAATTTTCATGTTTTACACAGAAATATTGATACCGGCATTTCTGATATTTTAATCAGAGGAAAATCATATATTGCCGTACATGGCGATTATGACGGATTTAACAAATCTGGTGTTCAAAATTTATGTTTAGCACTTGGTTTTGTTCCATATGCAATTACTTATGGACATTTACATGTTTGTTCTGTAGATGAAACGAACGGTGTAAAAATGATTCGTGGTGGATCTCTTGCTGGCTGCGGAGACTCATATACAATTGAAAAGAGATTAACAGGCAAACCGTCACAGATGGTTTGTATCTGCACTGATAAGGGAGTAAAAGCTTACTACCCTATTGAGCTTAAATAAAATACTAATTTCAGAGGGAGTGTACTCGAACGAGACGCTACCCTCTTTTATATTACAAAAAAATAAAAAATATTATGAATTTAAAGGAGAAAATTTAAAATGACAAAGACAGAATTAATTAAGGTAGTTAAGGATACAGTATCAGAGACATTAGAAGGAGTAACTGCAAAGGATACGGCAGTGTTTGTAGATGCGACAATTAAGGCAATTCAGGATACTGTTATTGCAGGTGAGAGGGTTCAGATTGTAGGATTTGGCACATTTGAAACTACAACAAGATCTGCACGAGAGGGAAGAAATCCTGCTACTGGCGAATCAATTTCTATCCCAGCTTCTAAAGCACCAAAATTTAAGGCTGGTAAGGCTTTTAAAGAAGCTGTAAAGAACGCTTAATTTGATTGGTGGTGAAAATATTGAAAACATTTGGTTTTACAGATACAAATGATTTTGCTGAATTTTTAGCAGATACTTTTGACAAGTTGGATGTTTGTACAAGAGATTATGATGATGATTGTTCAGAAATTGTAGTTGTGGCTAAGTATGATGTGATGAAAGATGTTCTTAATTCTGTTATTAAGAATACTAATTTTAAACTTGCTTCTTGTAACGATTTGAATGATCCTTATTTGGACGGTTATGATGATGCATTTATTCTTAGTATTGATTCTGAAATGAATGTATGTGTTCGGGCTGCCAAGTATGAGGGAAATGATACTTATATCAATATGGATGAGACAGACATTGTATTTATTCATGGAGATGTAAGTTCAGCTTTTGTTAAGGATAATAAAGATTCTGGATGCATTATTCATGAATTCAACATTGGTGAGGACGCTGAAGATGTAGACGATGATTGTGATGGTAATTGTAAGAATTGCAGTTGCAGTGACGTAAGTGATGATTCTCATAAAAATATTACATTTGATAAAGATGAAAACGGAAATATTCACGGATTTACTTCTGTTAAAAGTGATGTTAATGGATATGAAAAGCATGAATTTTATTCTAGTAAGCCGATTGATTTAAGTGATTTTGACGAATATAATTCGGTTGGAAGATTATTTGATTTGCTTGATTTTATTTTTTAAATATTTGGAGTGTGTGGTGTATGCTGCACACTCTTTTTTGTATCCTCTCATAGACCACTAAAGATGTGGGGTAGACTGTAAATCTATCGTCTTCGGATCGGCTTGGAGCGTTACCAAGTGGGAGGACTTTTTCAATGTTTTTATATACGGATTTGGAGATGTTAAATCGGCAACGAACTTTATATGGAAACAGAGAATAAATATATGTGTTCATGATTGGTGTAATAGCTGATTGTGGGATTTATGGAACAGTAGGTACTTGGAGTAGCTACCAAGTATATGAGGCAACCTACACACCTCTTCTACTGTTCTATTTTTATTGTATGTGTAGGGGAAAGTGTAGGAAAAATTTATGAGAAGAAACAAAGTCGATGAAAAAATATGGTATGACGAAGTAGAAAAATATAAATCTGCTTGCAAACAATTAGAAAAAACAATTACTTGTACAATGTTAAAGTATGGATTTATGGGATTAAAATGTTGGAGTTGGTATTCTGGAAATGCACCAGACGATTTGAATATAAGTACATTTTCAGATTTTCTAAAATATCTTGGAGAAGAAGCATATTATAGAGAACGTCCTACTAAAGAACAAGTATGTGAATATGTAATTAAATTAAGAGAACAATTGGGAAGAAACATTAAACTTTCTGATTTTGAAAATAATAAACAGGTTAAAAAAAGTGACATACTATATTATTTTGGCAGTTTTAATAAAATGAACAAGGAATTAGGATTTGAAGAAACTGGTACATATAGAGGTCATTCATATTCTAAGGAAGAGTTAATTGAAGCAGTCAAAAATTTTGTAAGTGAAAATGGGTTTATCCCAAGTGCTAAATTTATTGATACTCATGGCAAAGAATACGGTATGCCAAATAGAAAGACATATAATAACAAATTTGGTAGTTGGAAAAATGTTTTACATGAGTGTGGATTTGATGAAAAAGAATATGCAAAAAATTATGTTTTAAATGAAAATGATGATTATGTATTAAAGCATGATAATGCGGAATTCCTTCAGAATATAATATTTGAATACATTGAAAAATATAATAAAATTCCTGGAATACGTGATATAAATAAATATTATGGAACTGAACTTAAAAATTATTTCAAAAAATATTTTGGTGGATATAATAATTGTTTAGAATCACTTGGTCTTAAAATAAATCAGAAAGCTGAATATAAAGAATCTGAGTTAGATAAAGCATTTATGGATTTTGTTAACGAATATGATAGAGTCCCAACAATACAGGATTTTAATAAAACTGGAAGACCTTCATTTTGGGTTTATCAACAAAGATTTGGAAGTTGGGCTGAAACTTGTATTCATTATGGATTTAAACCGAATTGTAGAAGACCAGAATTTTATATGGATGATGGTGAAAGATGTGACAGTAGTTGCGAATATGATATATCCACATGGTTAAAATCTAAAGGCATAAAATATGATAGAGATATACCTTATGTAGATTTCACTACTAATTATAAAGGGAAAATGAATTGTGATTATAGATTTACTCTTGCAGATGGAACTGTTTGGTATGTTGAAATGGCTGGTTTTATAAATACATATGATTTTTCTAAACTTAGAAGTCGTGAAGAACAGATATATTTTTTCAAGATAAGATATAAAGAAAAATTGTTTAAGGAAAATCATTTAAATTATAAGATTATTAAAAGAGATGATTTAAAAACAAAAACTATGGAAGAAATATTTGATTTTTTAAATATAGAAAATGTCGCTTAGAAGCAGTTAGTTAATAATACTACTGCTTCTTTTGTTATGAAAGGAAGTGATTTAGTGGCACATGTAACAAGGGTAAAATATTTTACCAAGGATAAGGAGAAATTCATAAATCTTGATAACTTGAAGAAATATAAGAAATATCTCCAATCAAATATTATTAAAAATCAGGATGTTAAAGACACTACATATAAAAGATATGAAGGATTGTTTCGTCATTTTCTCATGTGGTTAGGCGAAAACTATGGCGATTTAGATTTATATTCAGATGAGTTTATGGAGAATGCCGTTGATATTATGGAGAACTATATTATGTTCTGCCAGGAAACACTTCTGAATCATAAAAAGATTATTAACATGAAAATTTCTGCCGTTAGTTCATTCTATATTTGGTCTATGAAACGTGGTTTTGTAAAATATCATCCTTTTGATGGAAAACTCGATAGAATGAAGAAAGCTAATGAGGAACATATCTTAAATTCGTATTTTCTTACAGAAGAACAAGTTCAGACAATCCGTAGAGAGTTATCTGAAAATGATAAGTATTCAATTCAGGATCAAATTTTATTTGAGGTAAGTTTTGACTCAGCAAATAGAATTGGTGCGTTGTTAAGGTTGCAACTATCTAAACTTGATTTAGAGAATAACATGTTCGTAGATATAAGGGAGAAGGAAGGATACCGTACACAGGTGGTTTTCGGGGATGTTGCAAAAGAACTTATTCAAGAATGGCTTGAAATGCGAAAGAATGATTATGACCATTTGGAATGTGATTCATTGTTAATTACAAAATACAATGGAGAATATAAACCTATGGGTGACAGTGCAATCAGAGATAGAATGAAGAAATATGGCGAAATTATTGGAATTTCTGACTATAGACCTCATTGCCAACGTAAGACTAGGCTGAATCTTGTATATGAGGAAACTGGTGATTTAGCATTGGCAGCCGAACTTGCCAATCACCGTTCGACTGAAACCACTAGGGAGTTCTATTGCAGGAAACAAACTAAAGCAGAGGTTATGAATAAAATCAATGCTCTAAGAAGCAAAAATTCTGATGTTACTGACGAAAATACCAAATAATCTTCCGAAACCACTCAGATGTATGTCATTCGTGAAGATACTGAGGATGCCGATGAAGCCTTCGTCTAACATCAACAATTTAATTTAAACAAGAAAGCATAGTAACGTGATATTTGAGCCGAGAGGTGACGACAATGTAGAGAATAAATATAACAAAGCTGCTCACATCCAAAAAAGTGAGGGCGGTCTGTCAATCCGTTGATAGATTTTTACAAGTGAGCTGTCGCTGACCGATATGCGACATAAATATAAAGGTCGGTTTGCGAAATTATTGACCTTGGAACGGTCTAAAACTTCCCACTGTTTACTGCTCATTGGCGGTGTTGTTTCACAATGTACATAACATTGTATTTTGACACAAGGAGAGGTCTTGCCTTAGTAGACGATTAACACATCTTGGCATTTGCTATTCATGTAGTATTGTAAGTCCTACTTCTTTCCTACCAACATCTAGGATTATCGGTGGCTCTCAACCTTCAGAAATGAGAAGATGTTCGTGCTTCTCTACGTTAATGAGAATCTTAATTGACGGATAAGAGTCATTAAACCTTATCAAGAGGTCTTTGCTCCGAAGACTGAAAATATGTGGAGAATAATATATTATCCAGGTCATCAGCATGATTGAACATGCGTCTCATATCAGAGAAGATTTCGGTTTAATTCCGATGTGGCGTTGCAACTGGATAATATTACATGTCAGAGAATTTTCAATATTCTCTTTGTCGGTTGACTGGTAATCAATTGGCAGTAGATCTTACCAATCTACATATAATATGGGGAGGTCGCTCCTCTCCTATTATCATAGCGGAATGACGAGCAATGGAAGCTCACTTGGCTCATAACCAAGAGAATGCAGGTTCGAGTCCTGTTTCCGCAACTCAACGATTAAAAGGAAACTAAAAATAAAAGAAAGGAGTGTATATATAATGGCAAGTAGATTATCTATTGAAAATGATAGATTAAAAGTTGGGCAAGTAAAACGAGTAACATCGAATAATGGAAATAAAATTGATTCTATTACTCTTCTGCTTAATGAATCTGTGGAAGTTTTATTTGCGCCAAATGGAAATACATTGGAGTTTACGGTATCAAATCCAAATATTGATATGAGCAATTTGGACTGTACTATTGATAAAGAGACTTTAAGGGATTTAGTAATCAGTTTCAAAGACGCATATAACCAAATAATTGCAAACGAAAGCGAGGGGACAAATTCATGAAATTAAATATTAGCAAAACTATTGATGAAAATATTATTGGTGTAGATATTTCTGTCGCAGAATTAGGTACATCTGATACCGATGCTGCTACTGAAAAAGATATGTTACATAATTTTGTCAGAACAATCGAATATTCTAAAATATCCTTTAAATCTAATATGAAAGCTGACTCTAATGGAGATCCAGTTACAACTGATAGCGAAGTTGATGATTCAACTATTATCTCTGTTGAATTAAAAGATATTATCAACCAGTCATTTGTTGTAGATGAAAACCTTCACATTACATTCTCTGTAGATGTTACAAAGATTCCAGAATCAGAAGTCAAAGCACCTTTTGATAGTGTTGAGAAACTTGGCAAGGCAAAAGTTGAACTTTTCGCTACTAAGATTCAGGAAGAAATCGGTAAGAAGCTTGCTGAGATTCGTGCTTTAAATACTAAGTTTGAAGGTAAAACAGAAGTTATTCTGTAAAAAATAATGGGTGGCACTCTTCCACCCTAAATATGGGGCATTAGTCAAAAGGTAAGACAATGGATTTTCATTCCATGAGTATCGGTTCGAGTCCGTTATGCCCTATTTCGTGCGGTAAACCTGATGTAAAAACCTATTTTTTGGATGTATACGAAACTTAGGCGTGTAAGCTCAACACTTACTACCGCCCTATGCCCTTTGCGGTCTTCGGACTGGTACTGTTGTAACAATAGGATACGTCCTATGCAGTTTAAATGAAAGCTCGCCATTCGAGGATGGAATGAGAAAGGCAATATCATTTTGGAATTTTATCAAATATCAATTTTCTTAACTTGAGTTGATATTTATCATAATGAGATTCCCAATCAAATTCTTTTGTATTATCTAAGATATCTTGTTTGAGATTTTCGAGTTGCTGTTTATCTGTTTTATGCTTCATGATAATCGGTAATTCGTTAATCTCGTTCTCATAAAATAAAATGGTTGCAATAATACAATTCTTATTGGCAAACAACGCAACTAATTCTTGTTTTGTACCCAATACAATTTCAGCAATACCTACTACTCTATTCGTAGTCATAGCTTTACGAAGAAGTTCATATTCGATTTCTGACTCCATTTCAGGAATTAAATAATATGATTTATCTATGAGTAGGTCTGATATTTCCTTTGATTTACAGAAATATTTTATTGAAAGTGTTCTATCTTTGTTTGATGTAATTGATTCTATATCATATTGTTCCAAAATAACATACTTATCTTCTGCATATTTATATCCTTTTACAATATCTTCATTGTGGATTTCTTTATTACAAGATGGACAAAATTTGATATAACGCACTCTTTCTTTGGAGTCTTTGCAGAGTTGATTAAGTTCTATAGAACTATTGTGTGATGTTTTTAACATTTTTACGGGAATATATAAATCTTTGAATTGAATTGCAGTTTTATATGAAGCGTTCATGATAATCTCCTTGGATGTTTTAGTATTAGTATGTGGAGAAAATTGAAAATTATGTATTTGAAAGAGTCATTTCATATGAGATGGCTCTTTTGTTATATACGTCTTTAGTTTAATTGGTTAGAATATCAGACTCCAAATCTGAGAGATGTGGGTTCGACTCCTACAGGGCGTGTTAGCACTATGACAATAGTGCTCTTGAATATGTGGTTCAAATCCACACACCTTATATTTGAAAGAAATGAATGCGCAGATTTTTAGTAGTTTATGAGGTAAGGCGTTGGAATAAGCGAGGTTCGATTCCTCTATTCAAGTTTGTGTGTAAATTGCACTTTCATTGGAAATTTAATATTGGAAATTATGAGAAGTCATTTCGTATGAAGTGGCTTCTTTTTATATTGGAATAAAAGGAGGTGGCTGTTAGTTTGGCTACGACAAAAGAAACACAGCCTACAAAATTAACGGCTGCACAATTAAAGAAGAAAGTTGAAACACAGGAAGAGAAAATCAAGTCTCTCAAAGAGGGAGCTTGGTGCTATATGTGTGATACACATAAAGCTAAAGATAAATTTTATGTAAGTACAGATCCTATGAGTAAAAGTGGTCTTACTCCAATTTGTAAAGACTGTGCAAAAAAGATAGCGTTAAGAACTACAAATGGTGTTGATCAAGAGCCTACGAGGGAATCAGTGCAACTTGCCCTTAGATATTTGGGAAAACCTTTCCTCGAAAAGGTATGGGATTCAAGCATTCAGGAAGTTGAGAATCTTGCTTCTGGAAAAGTTAAATCTAATGTATGGACAGCGTATGCACGTCAAATTGCTATGCCAAATTATATAGGGCTAACATACTTTGATTCAGACCATTTTGTTAAGGATAAAACTGAAAATGAATCAGTAAAAGAACTTACGACTGAGGAAGAACTTATTGAATCACATGCTGGGTTGGATACATATGATAGTTTTTTAAAAAACAAAAATGATGTAATTCGATTACTCAGTTATGATCCTTTTGAAAAAGAAGATATAGTCGACCAACCCTTCTTATATTCACAACTATTAGGTCTATTAGATTCTAGTGAAGATGCAAATGAAGACATGATGCGTACCTCTTCCGCTATCTCTATTGTTCGTGGATTCTTACAGCAATCTAAAATTGATGATACCATATCAAAATTAATGTGTGATATTTCTAATATTGAACGCAATTCTGCAACAATTAAATCCCTACAAGAAAGTAAAGGTAAAATAACTTCGGTCATTACAAGTCTTGCTCAAGACAGTTGTATTTCATTAAAGCACAATAAAAATGCTAAAAAAGGTGAAAATACATGGACTGGGAAAATCAAAAAAATTAAGAGTCTTAACCTGCGAAGTGGTGAGGTCAATGGTTTTGATATTGATACATGCAGAGGTATGCAACAGGTTCAGGAAATTAGCGATGCTTCTATTATGAAACAATTGGCACTTGACGAATCTGAATGGTCAGATATGGTTTCTGAAATGCGTGTTGTAAATACTGGTCTTCGTAAAGAAAAGGATGCTTATCAAGAAATTAATAGAATCTTATTGAGAGAAAATCTTGATTTGAGGGATACATTAAAAGAAAATAATTTACTAAACGAAGAACAGTTAAAAGATTTAAAAGATGTTTATTCTGTTTTTGCGGAATTTGACGAAGAGAAAGAATCTCCTGATGAAGAATCAAAGGAGGTTGTTGAAAATGAATCAGAATAAACAAATGATTATGAATTACTATCAGAATGAAATTCTTGATTATGATAAGGATTTTTATAATCAATACGGAATATATGTAAAACCACATGGTTACTCTATTTCTTCTCGTAAAATTGAATCTTATATTCAAATCGCTGAAATCCAAAAATATCTGCAATGCAACCCAGTAAAAGCTATAGATCTCTTTTTCAATATAGAACTTTTAGATGGGCAAGCACTTCTTGTACAAAGAAGTTGGGTTTGCCCAAATGTACTTGCAGTATGTACTCGTGGATATGGTAAAAGTACAGTTATTGACCTTGAGATTATGTCTAAAGATATGTGTTTTTGTAATGTATGGACATATATTGCAAGCGGTACAGGTGGTCAGGCTGAACAAACTTTCACTACTTTGGAACGACTCGCTAATGATAATATTGATACATTTTATGGTTCAACTGGTTCTTTATTCAAGAATGAGATAGAAATCAAAAATGCAGCAGGTGATGGATTTTCACACTCGTCCAATGGGTTTTCCTATTCATGTTATAACGGATCTATGACTAGGACATTGAACGGAAATATAGATGCCAAGAGAGGTATGCGAGGCACAGTAATTTTTGATGAAAGTGGTTTCTTATCTGATGAAATGATGAATGTATACGGTGCATTTGCTGTTGTTAATAAAAGCTTAAAAACAGGTAAAGATGTTGATGGCAATTCAATTGATCCTATCCGTCAAAGATGCTTACCAAGAGATTTGTCATATCAGAAATATTATATAAGTTCAGCTTCCTCAACTGATACTCAATTTTGGAGACTGTATCGTGACTTTTCTAAACAGCAAATTATGGGAAATCCAGATTATTGTGTTTTACATATAGATTGCGAACAAGCATTTAAACCAACTCTTAGGGGAGAATTAGTCACCCCTCTTCTATCTCGAAATACTGTTGAATCTGAAATGAGAACAAATCCCGAAAAAGCAAGGCGTGAATATTATTGTATTTTTACTACTGATGCTGGTACGGATGCAATTATTCGTAGAGGTGTTATCACACGAAATGAAGAAACAAGGAAACCGCTTTTATACAATGATACAGGTGATAAAAAGTTCGTCATTACATATGATCCAGCTAGAAGTCGTGATAATTCAGTAATTCTTGTTGGAGAAATTTATGAATATGAACAAGTTGATGGAAGCATCGACACAAGAATGAGATTGGTAAATTGTATTAATCTTATTGATGTTGGTAAAAAAATCAAATCTCCTATGCAGACACCAGATCAGATTGAATATTTAAAAAAAGTAATTCTTGATTACAATGGTGGAGCTGACGCATATGGGAACATTGTTGGTATATACATTGATGCAGGTAGCGGCGGATCAGGAGTTAATATAGCAGATTATTTGATGCCAGATTGGACGGATTCTGCTGGTATTGTTCACAGAGGATTAATTGATAAGGAATACTCTGCTGATTATGTTAAGAAATTTCCTAATGCAGTAGACAAAGTGCATCTTATGTCTCCTGCTGGTTATAAATCTGAAATGTATGAAGCAATGATTGAATTAATGAATCAAGATAAAATCAGCTTTACCGCACAATATGATCACAAAGGCTATCTCACTGTTTTCGATGTTGATGAAAAGAAGCTGGCTAAAGAGAAAGAAAGAATTTCTACCGAACTCAGGAAGCAAAAAGTTAATGAGAAAGAATTTGAAACTAAGCTTAATGAAGAGTTAGAAAAAATAGAATCAGTTAATACCAAAACTATTAAACTTGATTGGCAAGATGAAATAGCTCTTGCTAATATTGATGCTCTCAAAGAAGAACTTGTGAATATGGTTCGTAAGAAAAGAGACTCAGGAAAAGATTCATTTGAATTGACACCAGAAAAGGCTAATAAACTCCACGATGATCGTGCGTATACGGCTTGTATGGCTTCTTATGCACTTATGTGTGAGCGTAGAAAAGCTATCACTCAAAAGAAACGTCCTGAAACAGATTCAAAAACTCTTTTATCTAAACTCCCAATCCGTCAACCATCACATTCATCATCGTTCTCAAAGCGATTCTAATAAATCAAATAAACTCACATGAAAATAAAAAATCTCAAAGAAAAGGAGGTGTTTACTACATAAATGGCACAACCAAAAAAAGAGATGTCAGAAACATCTCCTAAAACAACTACTACCAAGCGACAACCTACGGCTGCTGAACGAAAGCAGTATATGGAAAAGCTTGAAACACAAAAACAGAAATTTGCCGAAAGCAAACAGGCATTTAAGCAAGTTCGTGATGTAACCAAAACAGTTCGACAGACAACTATTAGTTCTTATAGTAAAGATGATGTCATCAGATATTTACAGAACATAGACAGCTATGAATCTGAATTACGTGGATTATCACGTTATCTTTTCTATCGTTCTCAAGTCTATTTCAGATTGATTATGTATAACGCTACAATGTTCGATCTGAGTTCAAGATATGTTGTTCCTACATATAGTCCAATTGAAGATAATGACAAGGAAACTATTCTAAAAGATTATTACGAAACATTACAGGTTTTAGATAGAATGGATTTACAGAATAGTCTACTTCCTATGTTAATTAATAATTTCATCGAAGATGTTTATTATGGTTGTTGTTGGATAGATGAGACAGGCATATTCATATTAAAAATACCGCCTGAATATTGTAGGATTTCAGGAAAATACTTTACTGGTGATTTTTCATTCAGTGTGGATATGAGCAATTATAAAAAATTTGAAGATATCCTTGATTTTCTTGGAGAACCATTGAGTTCTATGTATAAAGCTTATGGTGGTGATAGTAAAAATAAATGGCAACCTATGCCAGATGAATATGCTTTATGTACAAAGTCAAGAATGGAGTCTTGGGAAACAATTGTACCAATTTACAGTGGACTATTCATTGATTTAATTGGGTTGCTTAATTTGGCTGATGTACAAGCTGTGGCAGATGAACAACAAATTTATAAATTGATTACTGCTACTATTCCAACATTATCAGGTGCAACAGATCCCGATGCATGGTCGGTTAATATTGACTTGGCTGTGGATTATTATAACAAGATGGTTGAAAGTTTACCTGATTATGTAGGTGCTGCAATTACCCCTATCCCACTTGACACTATTTCATTCTCTGACGATCAATCTACTGATACAACAAAAGTTCAAAAGGCTACAAAGGAAGTTTTAAATACTTCTGGTGGAGCACAGATTTTGAACTCTTCTACTATTAGTGGAGCCGAGGCATTCCGTTCAGCAACTCGTGCTGATACAGAATTTGCAATTTCAGCGTTACTTGGTCAGATTCAAGGTTGGACAAATCGTATGCTTGGTTATCAAGTTTCTAATCCTGCTAAAGTGAAATTCTTTGAAGTATCAGCATATACCAAAGACGCTTTTAAGGAATCATTACAGAAAGATTTACAATATGATGCAACAAAAATTCTTGCGATCAACGCACTTAATGGTATTAGCGAATTAGATACATTATCACTTGCATTCTTAGGTAATGACATTCTTGATTTACCAAACAGATTTAAGGTTCTTACTTCTGCTAATACAGTTTCAAATAGCTCTGATGGAACAAAACCAGAGGTTTCTGATACACAGATTTCAGATGAAGGAAGTGAAACTCGTGACCAAAATAAGAATGATAATTAGGAGATAAAAGGATGAAACAGAATTTTATAAAAACTACAGATACTTCTACTGCTGAGAAATTATCTTCTCTTGGTTTTCAGAAGATTGATGTTACTAATGGTATTTATACCTTTTTGAATTCTGGGAAAATTCAGTTTTCAAATGATGATATAGATAAAAGAAAAATTCAGTATAGCAATATGCTGAGTATTTAGCACTCTCCTATCTGAGTGCTTATTAATAATTCAGAAAGGAGGAAATAATGCAAAAGAAATATTTTACAATCGAAGATTTAATTAGTTTCTGTAAGCATAAGAAAATGTACAATTTTTCTTCAAAGGAATCTGGTAAACCACTTTATGTACAAGCAATTCAAGATTTTTCTTCTACTGATATAGAAAAAGCAGAAGATAATAAATTATATGCTAAAGTGCGTGTTTGCCATACATTACTTAATCGTAATGGTAGTTACATATCTGAAGATTCTATGAAGGCTGCAATGCCAAGTCTAAAATATTCTCCACTGCTTGCAAACATTCATCAATTGGATGACGGTTCTTGGGATTTCCATTCTCACGATTACCATATAGAAACAGACGAAAACGGTAATGAAATAACTATATATGATGAAAAACAGGTTGGTACTTTTACATCAGATGAACCTTATCTCGAATATGACAAAGATATGGATAAAACATATGTCGTTGCTCGTGTAGCAATTCCAGAATCATATACTCGTTGTGCAGACATCATTCGTGAAAAAAATGGAACAAAGGTGAGCTGTGAGCTGATTGTATACGAGTGTTCATACAATGCAAAAGAAAAATATCTACAATTAGATGATTTTGAATTTGCAGGATGCACTTGCTTGGGAGCTGAGAAAGATGGAACACCTATTGGTGAGGGGATGCTTGGAAGCAAAATTACGCTCGAAGATTTCAGTGAAGAAAATAACAGTCTAATTAAATTTAACGAAAAAATGGTTGAATTACAAGCACGACTTGAAAAATTAGAGACTGCTTGTTTTGACAATAAAAATAATTCTAAGGAAGGAGGAAACAACGTTAATATGAATAAATTTGAAGAGTTATGTCAGAAGTATGGAAAGACAGTTGATGATATTACGTTCGATTATGAAAATATGTCAGATGAAGAATTAGTTGAAGCATTTGCAAAAGCATTTGATGATACTGATACTACTGATGGCACTACAGATAATACTTCAACGGAAGATACTCCTTCTACAGACGAGGGTGTAGAACCAACTAATGATGAATCAACTGAATCTACTAAAGATGATAGCAAGGAGGATTCAACTACAGATGAATCAACTACTACTCCATCAGATGATGATGAAGTCAAGAAGAAAGTAGATAATTCTGTATCTAATAATACTGTCGAATATTCATTTGTGAAAGATGGAGAAATTAAAAAGTTTGCTGTATCTTTACAGGATAAAATCTATGCTATTCAGGATTTAGTAAACGCTACATATGCAGAGGCAGATAATACATATTATGGTGTCACTGTTTATGATGATTATGTAATCATGTGTGATTGGTGGTCAGGAAGATATTATAAGCAGACTTATAATTCTCAGGAAGACAACTATTCTCTTACTGGTGACAGAGTTGAAGTATATGTTGAGTTTGTTACTGCTGATGAGCAGAAAGAACTTGATGATATGCGTTCAAATTATGCTGAATTAAAAGCATTTAAGGAAACTGTAGAGAAGAATGAGCTTCATGAAAAGCGTGAAAAAATTCTTGCAGACGAGAGATACGAATCTATTTCTACAAAAGATAAAGAAGGAAATTTTGTGAATAAAGATTTTGCTGAACTTTATAAGAATATGGATAACTATTCTCTTGCTGAACTTGAAACACAGGTTAAGGTAATCCATTCTGATTTTATTGCAGAACATTCAACTTTCTCTTCATCAACAGAGGAAAAGAAATCAACTTCTAAGAAGCAATTCGCTAATCCATCTAAAGTTGTTAAATCAAGTAGATATGGAAAATTATTCCAAAACAAATAAACAGAAAAATTAAATAATCATTTTTTTGTTAGGTCGCTTTTATAAAGCGGTCTTTTTTATTTTTATCAAATTTTAAGGAGGAAAAAATAATGGCTTTACGTTATTCAATTGAACAGCATCATGTTTGCTTCCCTACTAAAGTCCTTTCTGAGCGTGTAGGTAGAACATTAAACATGGTAATTAAGACAGACACAGACAATGGTACTGTATGCGGAAAAGGTAAATATGTATCTTTTGATCAGTATGAGGTCGCTGATGCACCTACTACTTTTGAGGGGGAAATTCTTGAGCAGGCTGCTGATGGAAACTGGTATGTAGAAGTTAAGAAGATTGATCCTAATGCACCAGCAATTTTAATTTATGAAGTTCCTACTATTGCAGAAAATTATAATTCTAAGTTTACAGCTACTTCTAATTTCTTCAACGAAGCAAGTGCAAGTAGAACAAAGACTGTTAGAGGTTTTGTTCTTGGTGTAACAGATGTATACGAACTTAGTGCAGATGCATTTGATGGTACACCAGTAGCAGGTAAAAAGGTAACAATCGAAGCTGGTAGCCAGAAACACAAGGTCGCTATTGCGTAAGAAGGGAGGCAAAATATAATGAGTAGAATGAATTTTAGCACACATGTAATGAATGTGTTTAATGATATGAATACATCTTATGATGAAATTAAGAACCTTATGTTTGATTTATATAAGGGAGAACTCGATGAGGGTATTTCTAAAAAGGATGCCGAGGACAAACTTCGTGAAATGTCTCTCAAAATCTTTGGTTTAACAAAGGATGCCAAGAAGAGAGAACGTATTCGTGCGTATGAAGAATTCGGTAGACAGTTCTTCAATGTTATCGAGGAGGTAACAGATTGGACAGTATCTACAGGTCTTAAAGAGAATGAGTGGTTTAATGAGCTTGTAAACTATAGAAATCTTAATGATGGTGATGAGAACTTATTCAAGAATGAGCACGAGGAAGTAATTCTTTCTGTAGCAAGAATGGGTAAGAGACACCATGATACAATGCTTCAGAGATTACCAGAAGGTGAGACATATTCTGTTGAAACTGATCTTTATGGTGCTGCTGTTGGTGCTGATATTGATAAGTACTTAATTGGACAGGAAGATTGGACAAAACTTATTGATGCTATTACAAAAGCATTTGTTGTTATGGTTCAGGATCTTATCTTCGCAGAAGTTCTTAATGCTCCTAAAAAGCTTCCTGTACAGACAGGCTTCGTTGAAACTGGTGCTTTAAATACACAGAACAGAGGCAAGTTCAATAAGGTACTTCAGAATGTATCTGTTGCAAATGACAACGCAGAAGTTGTAATTATGGGTACTATGGTAGGTCTTCAGGAACTTGAAAACCTTGTAAATGTAAACTGGATTGCCGCTTCTCAGAAGGAAGCCGTTGCATCTATGGGTAGACTTGGTAACTATGGTCGCTATCGTCTTGTTGAGATTCCTCAGAGATTCGCAAGAAATGATGTAACAAAGACTATGTATGATGATAATACACTTTGGATTTTCGCTTCTGGTGATAACAAGATGGTTGATATGGTCGATGTTGGTGAGACAATTATTGATGAAATTACCGACAGAGGTGAAGCTAATAGCAACATCGCAGACCTTATGAAGTACGAAGTACAGAGAGAGCTTGGTGTTGCTACTCGTCTTGGTCGTTACTTTGGTCAGTGGAAGATTTCTCAGGACTAATATAATACAACACTTATATAGGAGGGTATGAAAATACTCTCCTATTTTATATGGAAAGAAAGGAAATAAATATGGCTTATACAAAGAAAACTGTTACTAAGACAGAAGAAACAGTTGAAACAAAAGCAACTGAAAAACCAAAGAAAACTTTTACTGATTCTGACTTTATTTTATGTCGTTCAGTATGTTTTGGCGGTTTAAATATTACATGTCCATCTGGTAATACATATGAATTTAAGGATTATGGAAAGACTTGCGAAATTAACTACAGAGATTTAGTTACTTTGATTCGTAAGGGTTCTGACCATATTTTCTTGCCTAGATTCATTATTGAAGATGATGATTTGTTAGCTGATTTCCCTTCAGTTACAAAAGTATATGACAATATGTATACAGCAGAGGATTTATTAGAAATTTTAGATTTACCTAATAGCAGAATGAGAACGGAAATTGAAAAACTTCCTATCGGTGCAAAGGATGTACTTTGTCAGATGGTTGCAGGTGAAATCGCAAATGGACATCTTGATAGTATTTCAAAGGTAAGAACCTTAAGTGAGATTTTTGATTCTGATTTTGATTTGATTAGTAAGTTATTCGTTAAGTAAAGGAGGCTCACAATGACGCTTCCATATGAAACAATTTTTTCACGAACAAGAGGACGTATTTCAGATATAAAAGAACTCTCTCTTGACGAAAATGATCTTAATGAAACATTGACTGAACGTTTACGCATGGTTGCAGGTGATGAACGAGTTATTAGAAAATTCGCTTCATTTAATATGGATGACGAAATCCAACAAATTGAATTTGAGATGCAATATCCTGTTAGCGATTTTGCAGATAAGGAATATGTTATAGGATTATTCACTCTTGGAATGACAATTGAATGGTTACAACCACAGGTTGACTCTGCAAAATTTACTGCTAGAGCTTTAGGAACAAAAGAAGAAAAAAACATACAGAATCAATATAAAGATATGCAAAGTAGATTGGATACATTACAACATGAATTCAGTAGAAAACTTGCAAGTCATGGATATATTAATAACTCATATGTGCGAGGTGAATAACTATGGAATATATATATGGTTCGTTCACTAAAAGGCAAATTAAAGAAGCTGCACATGCAATGCACAACGATGTCCATAAGTTATTACTTTACAAGGATAATCGAATAGAAGAAAAAATATTTGAGAATGATGAAGCTTTTCTTATATTTTTCCAGAATGTCATGTTTAAATTTAGTGGAACAAAGACTCTATTTAATAACAATGGAATTATGGTCACATTAATGGCTACTTTGCAAGCTGCTTATGACGAAGTTACATCCGATGAGTTTGATTACATGACATTTCGTAGGGCTATTTTAGATAGTCACAATTACATTAAGCAGATGTTTGAAGGAGGTGTTGGTGATGCCAAGCTTACAGACAGCACGGCGAATCGCTAACGCCAAAACAAATAATGCGAAAACTTTAGGTCAAATTTATAAAGAAGAATCTGACTTTTTGATGGAAGAAACTTGGGATAACAGTATTGCTTCCAAGACTTGTTATATCTACGATCATTTTCATGACGACTTCTTTACAGATGAACATGGAATTACACGTTCTCTTGCTGAAGGTATGACTTATGAAAATACCAATAAGACAAAGATTGACGCAAAGTTTATTGTCAAATCTTATCAGTCAATGGACAAAGATCAAGTAGAATACTATCTTATGTTTCGTCCAAGTCAGCCTGTAAGATTCAATGAAGGTGATGATCTTTATTATTATGAGACTGATTTTAGGAAACGCTATGGAGCGACATTTCCGATAGGACTTTTCGTGGACGTTCCAGATGATAGAGGAATTTATCATAAGTGGATTGTCTGTCGTGATGAACCTGCAAATCAGTTTCCAAAGTATCTGATTTTACCAGTAAATTACGAACTTACATGGATTGAAAAATCTAATGATAAGCGCATTAAGAGACGTATGTGGTGTTGTTTAAGACAACAGAATTCCTACACTATAGGAACTTATACCGACCGATATTTTACACATACTGATAATCAGGATAAGATATGGTTGCCAATGAACTCTATTACAGAGAAGTTTTGGTACACTTCTGAAGATTCTAAAAATATGCGTGTTGTAGTAAGTGCTTTAACAGAACATCCTACTGTATGGACAGTGACCAAGGTTGAAAATTCAATGCCATTTGGTATTCAAAAGCTTACTATATATACAGCATTTTGGAATGAGCATACTGATTATGTCAATCTTGAAACAGGTGAAATGTATGCGAACTATTTCGATTCAGAAATCGCCCCAACAGATCCATCTACTCCAACCACTCCACCATCTTCTATCACAGCAAGAATTTCAGCATCCACTTCAACTATTAAAGTTGGTGGCAGCTATAAAAATCTCACAGTAAATCTATTTAATGATTCCAATGAAGATATTACAACTGAATATGCTGATGCGACCTTTACATGGACTTGCTCTATTGACGATGAAGATTGGACAGACAAAGTTACATGGCGAGCTGATACAGAGTACAACCAAAAGAAAGTAAAGTTTCCTAACGACAGTTCCGTTATCGGCAAAATATTGTCTGTTAAGTGTGATGTTATTAAGGATAACTTGACAATTGAATCTGAAATTTTGTCGTTAGAATTAACTGAATAGGAGGCGTTTTATGGCAGAAAAATTAGTTACAAAGAATGATTTGTTAAATAAGCTTCGTACATATAAAATAACTCCTGACGATGAAAATATTCAGTATAAGAAAAAGATTGAGAAAGCACTTATGCTTAATCCATGTCTTTTATATGCACTTAATGAAAAATCATTAGAATCTGAACTCTTTGACGATGATGGTAATATCAACTGGGAATGGAACGAAGATACAAAAGAGTATGAACCTCTTGGAGAATGGGATAGATATTTCGGTGGAACATCCAATATCCGTCCTTATTTGTTTATCCCTGACACTCAGACGGAGGTAAAACATTATATCTGTTACCAAGTATCTTTTGATGAAATGCCTCGCTATCAGGATACATTAAAGTATACGAATGTTACATTTACTATTTTTGTTCATGGTAATGACAGAAATGATAAATTAACTGGTGTTCCAAGACACGATCTTATTGCTTCTATTATAAGAGAGCGATTTAATTGGTCAAATATATTTGGAATGCAAACACATCTTGTATCATCAAAGGAATCTACAACGGATAATAATTATCTCGTTCGTACTCTCGTATTCCAAGTTGTTGACACTAATGGAATTCATAAAACAACAGATAAAAAGTCTTCTATTATGAATTACGGTATAAGGCGGTGATTGTTTGGATGTATTAGAAACATTGGATAGTCTTCAATCTGCTGCTGAAGAAGATATAAAAAAGAAACAAGAAAAAAGTCATAATCCAGAATACCATTTTGACAAACTTAAAATGTATTTTGGTGAAGATTATACAATAAATGGTATAACTATTTCAATTCCAACAATAGGAGATATTTTAAATATTGGCGAATCAAAATTTTACCAAGCAATTTCTCCATTTCTGAGTAATTCTACTTCTATTCGAGTTCTTCTTTATGATGTATTTAAAAAGGATTGGAACAAAACAAAAGATATTGAAGTGTTTTATATCTTATATCAATTGCTCGAAGATAAAGAGCCGTTAAAGCTACTATTCAAAGATTTTAGTTTTGATGGATTTGAACTAATTCAAGCAAGAAAAAATGTTGACGATCCAGAATACAATCATCTTGCGCTTTTAAATCAAGATAAAAATATGATTATTTATGATGATGAATATATGGAAATTGCTGAATTTATTCGAGCGATGATGAATGTTCATCCAAAGGTTGAAAAGGCAAAAGGTAAAACAACAAAACAATGGATTTTACAAGAAGATAGAATGAAAGCAGAACAGGATGATAAAAAGAAAGGCGCATCAACTCTTTTACCACTTGTTTCAAGTTGTATAAATCATCCTGGGTTTAAATATAATTTGGAACAATTAAAACAAGTGAATATATGTCAGTTTATGGATTCTGTAAACAGAATTCAAAAATATGAACAGGGAACGGCTGCTCTACATGGGATCTATGGTGGAATGGTGTCGGCTAAAGATGTTCCTGAAGATTTAATCAATTTTATGGGCGAATTATAATCGCTCATTTTTTATTGCATAAAAATAAAAATTTTAAAGGAGGAAAATAATTATGGCATTTAAATTAGGTGACGTAATCGTAGATAGACTTCAGTTTGGTTACGGTGCAAAGTCTAATGGTACACCTCTGTATGCTTTAACACAGCTTACACAGGCAAATATTGATATTACTGCTGACTCAACAGATATCAATGATAAGGATGGAAACCTTGTATATCGTAAGTATACAGGTAAGAAAGGTGAGGTTACTGCAACTAACGCATTCCTTAACCTTGCTGTTGTAGAGACTATTTCTGCTACTGATGCTGAGATTGCAACCGCAGATAAGGGTATTGTTATGCCGATGATTCAGATCGTAAAAGCTGGCGAGACATTGGATGTTACGGGATTTGTTGAAGGTTCTATTCATGTAAATGCTCTTTCTACAAAAGGTTCTATGGGTAAGGACGAATTTAAGAAAGGATCTGCTGCTTCTGCTACTGAATATGCAATTAAGCATACTGATGAGGTAAAAGATCCAGGAGATCAGCATGTAACAACTCCTGCGAGTGATGTATTAACACCGCCTACAGCAGATGGTGAAACTCAGTATATTGTCAAGTATAAGAAGACAATTAAGAGTGGAGCAAAGATTACTAACTCAGGTAAAAAGTTCCCTAAGTCTCATGAGTTGTTCTTCAAGGCACTTGTAGTAGATAAGTGTGAAACTGATGTATTAAAAGCAGCTATCATTCATATCCCTTCATTTATGCCAAGTCCTGAATTCTCACTTGCATTACAGGGTGGTGATTCTCAGACGATGGATTATAAGGGTTCTATGATGTTAAATGCTTGCTCTACAGATGGAGAACTTTTCTCTATTTATTACATTGATGAGGAAGAGGACGACATCGAATTATAAGGACATGTAGGGCAGTTAAATTACTGCCCTATTCTTACAAGGAGGAATAATGTCAAAGAAAGAATTGAGAACTTGTGTGCTTTGCGGTAAAACTTATTCGTTTTGTCCAGTTTGTAATCCAGAAGACCGTTTGAAGCCAACATGGTATTTTTGTTGGTGTTCAGATAATTGTCATGAAATTGACGAAGTAACTTCTGCTTTTGAAGATGGACGCATGACATATATCGAAGCAAAAGCAAAATTAGAAAAATTAGATTTAAGCAGAAAAGAATACTTTGGCGAAAGTTATAAGAATTCTATTGCCACTATCATGAAGGCAAAAGCACAAGTTATTAAGAAAGAAAATAAAAAAACAGAGGCTAAATCTGTCAAAAAAGATATTGTTACAAAAGTCGAAAAAGAGGCTGAAAGTAATGTTGAATAGTGATTTTAAATAAGGGATTATAACATACCACTATTCAATGTTATAATCCCTATTTTTTACGCTATTTAACTGAGGAATAAAAAGGAATGATAATTGAAAGTAATTTAAAACCAAGAAATTACACCGAAAAAGAAGTTGTCCGTATATATAATAGAGACCAACAAACTTTTTACATCGACTCTAATGTTTATCCAGTGGATGTATATACGAGTTATAGTCCCAAATGTGAAAAGAAAATTATAATAATGACTTTTATTAGAAACGATACAAAAGACGTTTATAAGAAATGGTGTAATCATGAATTAATATAGGAAGGAGTAAACTATTATGGCAGTAACTGAAAAAGATATTGCATTGTGTGGTCATGGATCAGGAACACCTTCTACTAAAAATATGTATACATACCTTGAAAGCAGATACAAAAGCATTGCTTCAAACGGAAAACATAAGGGAGTTATTGCAGTAAGACGATTAAAAAAAATTACTAATTCTGGACGAAAAAAGTTTCATGACACATATAAAACTATTCTAGGTCGGAACTCATATAATCAGTCGTTACGATCATATGCATATACTCCATATAAGGGGAAGTATTATTCAGACTGCTCTTCTAGTGGATGTGCTACGTTTAAGAAAATTGGATATAATGTACCGTTACTAAACACGGCAGGAATTTATACAAGTTCATTGTTTGAAACTGTTCCAGTAAAGATTAAAAATGGTCATATTACAAATCCTGAAATTTTAAAGGTCGGAGATGCAATATTGTTTGTTGGATCTGATCCGTCTCGTCCAAAACAAATCGGGCATGTTGAGTATATCTATTCTATCAACAAAGAAACAACCACAACAAAACCATCTTCTATTTCTACAAGCAATTCAGCTTATTATCCAAAATGTAATAAATCATATACAACTCTTACAAAAGCCTTAGAGTCTGTACATATTGATTCTTCTAAAGAAACAAGAACAAAGATTGCAAAGGTAAACGAAATTAAAGATTACAAATTTACGGCAGAACAGAATAATCAGATGCTAATTCTTCTGAAAGCTGGCAAGTTAAAAAAGTTTAAATAAAAGGAGGAAAAATTATGGATGTAACATTTTTAACAAATTTTGCAGTGCCAATTATTGTTGGTATTTGCTTATGTATTGGATATGTATTAAAGAACATTGTAACAACTGACGCTGTAAATAAATATATTCCACTTATTATGGCTGTTTTAGGCGTTATATTAAATTCATGGATTAACATGTCTTTTACACCGGAAATTTTATTAGGCGGTTTGTTTAGTGGTTTGGCTAGTACGGGATTATATGAAGCATTTAAACAGCTTATTAAGAATTAGAAGGGGTGATTATATGAATGGAAGCGATAGAAGAATTAAGTAAAATTGATTTTAATTATTTTGTCCTAACTTGTTTTATAATTATGTCTGGATTTATTTCTATATTTGCAATTATTGGAAAATTTTCTGAGATGATCGGAAGACCTGTAAAATGGCTTAGGCAAAAAAAAGAAGACCATGATCTTTTAGTTAAAACGGCAGAAAATCTTAGCATATTACAAAGTAAAGAGCTTGAAGATGTAAAACAGTCAATTCGACATGATGAAATGATTAAAAGGGATATTACAAAGTTATCAGAAACGGTCGAAGGAATTGCTGCGACTCTCAATGATATGAAAGAAAAAGATAATATCACCGAAGTGAAAAAATTAAAAGAGAAACTTGTTGGATATTATAATAAGTATAAAAATTCTGATGGATGGACAAAGGTTGAAAAGGATGTCTTTTGGGATTTGTTTGAAGAATATGAAAATCGCGGAGGTGATGGCTATATTCACTCAATTGTAGAACCAGTTATGAGAGAATTAAAAGAAATTGATTAACCCATATTTCTCTATTATACCAAATATTCCATTAACCATGCTTATATATTTTTCCAGTATTATACAGTTATAAAAGAATAACTTATACACATACTTATTGCATGGATAATAAAATCGGAGAATATCGGTATAAAAATGACCTAACCCTCAAAGAACTATCTATACGAAGTGGAATATCTACTACAGCTCTTTCTAATTTAGAAAATGGATTGACAAAGGATATATTGCTTAGTCATGCCATTACATTATCAAGAGTATTACATGTAGATTTGTATGAACTATTCTGTATAAGGAAATGAGGAGGCGAGGTTTATGACGTATTTCAATTTAATTTGTGAGGAACATGAAATTACAGGAGGCAAGGTTATTCATATTGATAAAAATGTAGGAAATATGAATGACGTACATAAAATTGTAATCGAAAATGTGGATAAGTATCCCAACGCCAAATGGGAACTTTATCCAATGATTATTGACAACTAACCAAATACATATAACAATTAAATATAAGAAATATGAAAGAGCGGTTTCTTCAGAAGCCGCTCTTTTGCTATGTAAAGGAGTGAAAGGAAATAGCACAGAATCCAGGAAAGATTTTTGAACAGTCGATTAAAGATTCTGTCCCAAATACGTGTTGGATTTATCGTTTCAGGGATAATGCAGCATCGTTTGGGAATGGAAATAATACTAGATTTGCTAGTAGTAATATTTGTGATTATCTTCTATTTGATGATGATTCAAGGACATTGTATTTGCTCGAATTAAAATCAACTCAATCAACAAGTCTGCCATTATCAATGATTAGAGATAATCAAATTAAATCTCTGCAAGAAGCAAGTGAACATAATCTTGTCGCAGGATTTATTTGTAATTTTAGGAATGAAAATAACGACACATTCTTTATAGAAATCTGCGATTTCGTAAAGATGATGGAGAATATAGATAAGAAGTCGTTCAATATTAACGACTTGAAAAATAATAATGCTATTCAAATAAATAGCAGAAAGAAACGAACTAGATATACATATGACATTCAGAAGTTTGTAAACGAGTCACATTTGTAAAGGAGAAAAAGGAATATGAGACTTTTAGAGTTTGTAGAAAAGTATAACAACATGGCAAATAACACATTAAAGGAACAGTTATTAAGTAAAATCAAAATCACCCCATACATTTCAATTATCAAGAAAGATGCTTACGCACAGTTGATTGTAGATAAGACAACATTTGAGCAGGAATCTTATGATGATAACGGAGTAACAAAGTATCGTAAAACAGATAAGATTAGAGTAAATTCTGTTGCTCAGTATGTACAGTTTTGTCGTGCCGTAATTGAATTATATACTGACCTTGAGATTGACGAGGATGATAAAGGTTTTATCAAGGGATATGACGCACTTAAGTCATCTGGTCTACTTGATATTTTAATGGTTGGCTCTGATAAAGCTGATCCACTTATTCCTATAAGCGAATTAAGAGAATTTAAAACCATTTTAACAATGAAGCAATCAGACACTCAGTTTAATGAGACAACTACTCAGGCGTTTATTAGCAAACAGATTGGAAGGATTTCTGATTTGGCAAATGCTACTCTCACACCACTTGTCGAAGTTGTAAGTAAAAAGCTTGATGAGATCCCGAATGAAGATTTAGAAGATAAAATTCTTAAGTTTGCTAAGAAAGGCAATTTCAAAGAGGTCTAAGTAAATTCAAAATTCTTTGGAGGATTTATATGATTGAAGGAATAATTTATGGACTTATTGGTGCATGGTTTCTCAGTCTATTTGGAGTTGATAATATCTTTGTAGAAGCGTTGCAGCCATTTGTGAATTTCACATTAACAACAAGTCATTATTATTTCATATTTGGATTTGTTGGTATGGTATATGGAATTGTATATTATTTAAGAAATAAAGATTAAATATTAGGCTCTATACGTGTAACAGCGTATATGGCTTTTCTTACGGAGAGTGGTTATACTGCTCTCCTATTTTAGTGTAAAAATAGTGAAATTTTTTGAGGTGATGAAATGGCAAAAAATATATATGCAGATTTTAAAAAGAAGTTAGACAGAATTGAAAATCATATTGCAGAAGAAATTGCTCCACAAGCAAATGAACTTCTAAAAGAATCTGTCAGATATTCATTAATAGATTGGTATAACGACTATACTCCACAGTCGTATGAAAGAACATATAACTTCATGAAAATTCTTGATTCTACAAGAACAAGAGGTAAAGGGAACGTTCTTCTTTTTTCAGTTGATTCAGGCGCAATGGATTCATATGTCGGTTGGTTTGGTCAGAGTTTAAAACCAAGTACAGCTTTCGACTATATGTTTATTGATGGAGAACATGGTCATGGAAAATGGATGATGCATCAATCATTACCTCCATATATGTATGTTGAACGAGATATTGAAAGTGGATTTGGTGGTCGCTTAGACAAAATTATAAATAACAGAATAGAACAAATTTTGAGAAAGTGAGGTAGAAAATGCCAGGTACATATCAGTATGATGTAGAAATCAAATCGAATGTAGCAAAACTACTTTCAGATATGAAACAAGTACAAGACAGATTAGATACTGTTGAAGGCAAAGAATATAAAATCAAATTAAATGTCGATGAAAAGAAATTATCCAGTGTAATTTCTAATCTCGAAAAAATGCTTGATTCTCTTAGTAAAGGAACAGGTGATTTTAAACAGTTTGAGAATTTATCGAAAGAACTATCAAATATTGTATCAGAAGTACAAAGTTTAAGTAAAGCTTTTGGTAAAGTGGATGATTCTGGTGCTAAAACACTACTCTCTTCTATTCAGAATATTGACAAGTCACTTTCTGAACTGAGTCAGAATATTCTCAATGTTAATAAAAACATGAGCAATATGGGTGGCAATACGGGTGGTGCTGTCAAACAGGTGGAGAATATTAGTAATGCATATCAAGATGCTGCTAAAGAAGCTGAGAAGTTGGCTGATGCACAGAGTAAGATTGGACAGAAAACGAATATTTCATCTGCTTCTACAGAATCTGTTACCAATTCCATCAAAGAAGAGAATAATGTATTAGAACAAAATACTCAGAAAATCAAGGAAAATACACAAGCTAAAGAACAGAATGCCAATGTAAACCTCAATAAATATGATAAACGTTTGGACTCTTACAATGGTAAGGTTGATAAATATCAAGCTACTATTGACAGATTTAATGATGGTGGCTGGACAAGTAAAACATATTTGGAAAATGTACAGGCTGTCAAGAATGCTGTTCATGAGTATGAAACTTTGCTCAATGAATTAGAGGGCAAAGATGCTAGTTTGGTGACAAGTGATGATATCAACCGATTAGATAAGTATGAAAAGAAAATCAAAGATACTATAGCCACTGTTACTAATATGTCGGCTGCTGAAAAGGGATATAACTTTGTTTCTGGTCAGAAAGAATTAGACAAGATTCATAAACTTTTAGCTGAGAACAGTAAGATGTCTTCTGAGGCAAAAGCTAAAATCAAAGCTTACTATGCAGAAATTGAAAGTGGTAATCCTAGTATGAGTCTTGACAAGATTCATGGTGAAATCTTAAAGATTTACAATGCCGAAGTCGAAGCTGGTCGTGCTGGCAGAACATTGTTTGACACTTTAAAGAATAGCGGATTTCATCAAATTGCTGCACAGATGGCAGGAATGGTTGGTGTGTATGATGTTATTAATCTGGGTAAAGAAGGTTTTAATGTTGTAAGAGAACTTAATACTGCCCTCACAGAAATGCGAAAAGTATCTAATGAGACTGTTCAAAGCCTGAAAGATTATCAAGCTACCACTTTCGATACGGCAGATGCGGTTGGTACAACTGCAAAACAGATACAAAATTCCACAGCAGATTGGATGCGTCTCGGAGAATCAATGAATCAAGCTGCGGAAAGTGCAAAGGATGCCAATGTTCTTTTAAATGTATCAGAGTTTGAAGGAATAGATGAAGCAACGGAGTCTCTTGTATCAATGAGTCAGGCGTATAAAGATCTTGATAAAATGGATATAATTGATGTTCTAAATAATATTGGCAATAATTATAGTATCTCGACAGATGGTTTAGCCACTGCTCTTAAAGATTCCGCAAGTGCATTAGTAACTGCGAACAACGATCTTAATGAAGCTGTTTCGTTGACTACGGCTGGCAATGCTATAACTCAAGATCCATCTAAGGTAGGGGCAGGTTTAAGGACAATTTCTCTTAGATTGGTTGGTACAGAGGAAGCTAAACAGGAGCTTTCAGATTTAGGCGAAGAAACAGATGGAATGATTACTACTGTTTCTAAACTTAGAGATACAATTATGGATGCAACCAAAGCTGCATCGTCAGATGGAAAAGGTTTTGATATTCTTGATTCTAATGGAAATTATAAAAGTACATATGAAATTATGCAAGGACTCGCAGATTTGTATGACAATATTGTAAAAAAAGATAAAGAATTAGGAACAAATAATCTTAATCTTTTATTGGAGACTATCGCAGGGAAAAATAGAGCCAACATTGCCGCAAGTATTCTTCAGAATGGAGATATGCTTCGTTCGGTGTATGAAGATGCTCAAAATTCAGAGGGATCAGCAGAAAAAGAATTAAACTCTTATCTTGATAGTATTGATGGTAAAATGGCACAGTTGGAGAATCGTGCGCAGGAGTTCTGGTTTAAGGTGATAGACTCCGAAACTATTAAGAATGGTATTGATTTATTATCCACCCTGCTTAAAGGTACTACTGATTTTGTAGATACAGTTGGATTATTACAAACTATTCTTACAGGAATTGGAGCAGCGTTATCTTTTAAAAATGTCGGCATTGATACGTTAGTGGCGTATTAATCAAATCATTGTTATTGTTTTGAACGTACCGACATCATAGGGTTTCTAATGGATACGTTAGTTTGGACTATGATAAGTATGCTATACATACGATAAACGAAGACGCAATATGCGAGGAAGGCTGTAAAACTCATGGTACTACTCTATTATAAGGAAACTAAATAGACATAGTAAAAATTCATGAATTCAGTTGGTTCGCAGGGATAGACCTTTAAAATGGTAAGCCCTCAGAGAGTGACAACCGTTGGTGGTAGTTATATGAAACGATGCTACTATAATATGCATTCCGTACTCATGGCACGACATGTTAAATGATGTGAACTTATCTCATATCTCGTGTAAATCAGTTTGACCTCTCAGTTCCTAGAGGTAGATAAGATGGAACAAAACCAAGAATTCTTGATTTCAATCGAGTAAAATAGAGAATAATAAAATAGCACCACAAGTTGCTGTTCTTGTAGTGCTAAATTGTCTTTGAGATTACCGAAAATCAAAGACTCCCTATATTGTAACATTGGGGGTAGTACATAAAATTGGTCGTATGTACAAATTTATTGTATCAAATATCAATGATTATTTCAACAGTAAAAAGAGAATAAATAAAATGAGGGCTGTCGTGATGACCAGCCCTCTTGGAGAATAAATATAGATGAATATGAATACAATTGGAGAATGGTAATTAACTAGCCTTTTTAAAGATTTTATGTTGTTTAGTCGAAATTCTTGCGATAGCATCTGCTTTATCATCGGACATTTCTGGATGATTAGCAATCTGATCAATGGCATGATCTTGTGATTTAAAATATCTACGCACCGCAAGTAATCCGATGATTGCACACAATAATATAACAATGTACAATCTCTTCTACCCTCCTTTCCTGTAAAATAACTTTTCAGGAATTTGTATTTGCCCAGAATGGGCTGAAATGTTCATCCTAGTGCCACTTACATAGGCACCCCCACATGGTAAGATACCAAGTGTTCGATCCTGATAATGAATCGTAATGTGGTAATACGATTATCTTGCACTTGGTATTATATTACCATATTCTACCAAATTCTTAAATCCAGAACGTAAGTTTGTCGAATAATGCAGAAAGAAAAATATTCAAATTTTGAATAATTCTATTTACAAAATTTTACAATTATGCTATTGTGAAAATATAAAAATTTTTGCATTTTTTGAAGGAGGCAAACTGGATGGAAGATATTAAAACAAGTCCGAAAAGTTTAAGATCGTTGGTTGGTGAAATCAATAAGGGAAAATATAATTTTGACTTACCAATTCAACGTAGAGCTGGTATTTGGAAACCAAAAGAGAAGTCATTGTTTATTGATACTTTGTTAAGAAACTACCCTATCTACCCTGCACTTGTGAATAAACACAGTGACACAAAAGAGATTGATGTAGTTGATTTTAAGCAACGTTTTACTACAATCGCAGCCTTTGCTAATGACGAATTTAAATTGTCAAAGAATTTAAAACCATTAACAATTGATGGGACTGAATACGAAATCGCAGGAAAGAAATTTTCTAAGCTTGACGAAGCTGTTCAGTCAAGATTTAATGACAGAGATATTTCTATTATAACAATGACAGATGCAACCGAAGAAGAAATTGTTGATATTTTTGAAAGAATAAATATGGGACACCAACTTTCAAACGGACAGAAAAGAAGCACTATTGAAAGCAATGAAGTCAGAGAAATTATTTACTCTATTGCTGATCATCCATTCTTTGAAAAAGTTTTATCTCCTGCTCAGTTTAAAAAGAACCTTGACAGAGATATTGTTATTCAATGTTTAATGCTTACAGAAAAGACAGATAAAAACAATTTTACTTCATTTAGAGATGTAGATATGAATAAATTTATTATGTATTATAATGATAAGATTGCAGATCCAAATGAAAAACAATTTGCAGAAAAGAAAATTGAAAATCTGCGCAAAGCATTAGATAAGTTGAATGAAGAACTTCCAGAAGATGTAAAAATAAAAGCAAGTACAATTCCAATGTGTATTTATGGAATGTACCGTATGGTTAGAGATTCTAAATCTACTTCTAAATATATGGAATGGTTAAATGAATTCTTAGCATCATATGACACAAATTTGGATTACCTGCAATACTGTTCTAACGGTACATCAAATTCAGATATGGTAAATGGACGATTGCAGTTCTTTAAAGATGCTATAAAGGAAATTGGATAAAAGATAAAGAGTAGTCGATTGGCTACTCTTCTTTTATATTTATAAACATACGTTCTGATAGTATTCTGTCGATTATTGGTATATAATGGTAATTATAATACTTATGATTGGTGGACACTATTATGGATGTTGAAAAAGAACTTGAGTTAATAAATAAAAAGATTTTATCTATTAAGAATTTTGATATTATTAGTTTTGTATACAACTATAAAAGAATGGTTAATTCAATTTATCACTTTAATAACACAATAGGTAAGAATGCTAAAAATAATACTGAATTATCAAAGATAAAATATAATTTAAAGGGAATGGAACGTCCGTCAGAGGGAGATGTCTGTTACTTTTATATAGAAAATTCATACCCAAAAGAAATATACAATAGTCATTGGTGTTTAATATTAAAAGATTTTGGAAACACTATGTTAATAGTTCCGCTTGTATCTATTAAAAAAGAATCTGCTCCTGTTGATAAAACATGTGAAATGATAATAAGAGTTAAGAATTTTGAAGAAGAAGGATGTAGTAAATTAAAGGTGCATCAAATGTTTTGTGCCGATATTATGAGAATAAATCCTAATAAAAAAGTTTATAAAATACAAACACCATATGATTATGTAAAAAACAAAATAAAAGAATTAACAAATTTATCTTGACAACATATAATACATAATATATAATATGAATTGTAAATCAAGTTGCACAGAAATGTGTATACGAACTGCATATAAGTTTTTAGTAACTAATAAGAGACTAGAGCAATCTAGTCTCTTTCGCATTGTAAACATATATCATAAAAGACCTGCCATCTGACAAGTCTTCTACTCTCTTAATTCGAGGTGATAAATACGAATATTGATTTAACAAAACTTATTCCTCAACCTGACCTACGAAACCTATCTGACGTTTCGGAACTTCTGGAGCAGGTTTTTGGACAACCATTAAAAGAAAATTTAACTGTTGTACATGCTGTATCAGTTCCAACGGTTTGCCAGATGTGTCCTCTCCGTGGAAACAAACCAAATTGTAGCCAATGCAACCGATTTCTTTAACAAAAATGGTAATTGACTGATTAAATTGAACAATAGACATTGCTACATCTTCTGTATCAGGAAGTTTGTTTTGATAATCTCTGATTTCTTCATACAGATAATAAGCAACTTGTTCTGCGCTACTATCAAGCTGCATCTTGGAAGCATTTATTTCTATCTGACGATTAGCTTGGTTTTGCTGCATCTGTCTTTTAACTTCTGGTGATATAAAATCCATACGCATCAACCTTCTTTCGTAATATATTTGATAACCAAATTTTACCATTTTAAACAAAGAATTGATAGTCGGAACATACGTTTACCATTTTGCTCCACAATTTTTACAGTGCATTGTGTTTCTTACATCTGAACTGAACAATCCAAATATTACACCGCCAAATATTTTCTTACTAGTTGAAATCTTTTCTACATTAAGTGAGCCACAGGTAGGGCATTTTGGCATGTTCTTACCACCATTGCGAAAAGCTGTTTTAACATCCGCACCTTGACGTATTGCATCACCGATAGCCATATCTCGTTCATATTCGGCAGATTTTTGTGCTTTGATTCTATCTCTATTGTTAAATAGATATTCGTCAAATTCTGGTGAAGATTTTATACATTCTTCTATGAATTGGTCTTTTTTGCTTTCATTCAAATTATTTTTATAAATTTTTCCATTATATAGTAATAGATATTCTTCAGGAACTTCATATGTTATAGAGTTACAAATGTCACATTTTTTTGAATCTATAATTGTTCTTCCACATTTTTTACAATACATTAACATGATGACACACCTCCAATTTATGAAAATTGTATCACATATAATAAAATTCAACAAGTCCTCAAACAACTTGTAATAAAATAGTATGATATTCAAAACATTTGACAGTGATAAAGATACATTTTCATCGAAATTTGGAATATTGGGGAAATCATTTGAAGATATTGGAAATAGATTTAAAAAAGTTTCTGATGAATTAATTGTAACAAATGATTATACAATATCTAATATTGCAAATGCGTGGAAAAATTCTTCCGTTAAGAAAGACTTAAGTGATAAATTTATTATTACTAAATCTGATATACAAGATAAATTAAAAGATCTTTCTGTTTATGAAAAAAATCCGCAAGGTATTTTAGATAATCTATTGGAACAAAAAGAATTAGTTGATTCTAATCAGTCTAGTTGGCAAAAATACTTTGAAGGATTATCAGAAGGTGAAAAATGGCAAGTAAAATTTGTTCAAGAAAATGACTTAACTAAAGTATCTCTTGATGATGTAAAAAATGCTCATAATGCAGCAAGGCAGTCTGCTATTGCTTACAATAATGGATTAGAGCAAATGACCATTGGTGCTAAAGCAGCTAATATTGCCTTAGAAGGATTAAAGATGGCGGCAAATATGATTGCTGGTATGCTTATCGCAGAAGGCATTCAATTAGCTGTTACAGCTATTGATAATTATATCCATCGTGTAGAAAAAGCCAATGAAGCAATGAATGAAGCTGTAAGTGAGTATGATTCTGCTAAAACAGCATTAAAAGACACAACTTCTCAATTAGAAGAACAAAATAAAAGTATTGATGAACTTAATAAAAAAGATAAACTCACATACGTTGAACAGGAAGAACTAGATAAATTAAAAGAAGCTACTCGACAGTTAGAACTTCAAAAAAATATTGAAGAAAAAGAGAAGGCTAATTCTGCGCGAGAGGCGGCAGATAAAACAGTAACTGCATTTAATAAACAATATGGGAAAGGTGATATTGATAAAAATGCGGTTGATACTCAACTTGCTCAGTCAAAAGCAACTGGCGTATTTCAGGAAGCTCGAAACAGCGATGATATTGTTGGCAATTTAGCATCTTTTGAATATTATACGGAGCAGATGGAAAAGACACAAAAGAGATATAACAAAGCTTTGAAATCTGGTTCTAAGGATGATATTAAGTATTATGAAGAGAATTTACAAGATTGTATTGATACTGTAGATGAATATACAACATCATTAAATAACAATATCGAAGATCTCACAAAGAAGAAGAACAATCTTCAAGATGCCTATGATAATGCTGTCAAAAAGAAGTCTAATGGAGAATCTTTGTCCTCCGATGAAAAAAATACAATTTCAAAATATCAAGAAATTGCAGACATAATTAAGTTAATCTACTCTTATACTGACAAAGCAGGATGGAATAATTCTCAGATTTCAGAAATTTTCAATACAAACGGAATTGAGAAATCAAAAGAAGATCTTAAACAATTGGCACAAGAAGGTAAGCTTACAGAGGAAGAATTACAAAAATATCCTAACCTTATGAATGCGATTAATAACGCAGAGTTTTTAGGGGAAAAAGATTCTAATCTTAAAGTTTTCTGTGATGATTTGAATGCTGGTGTGGATGCTATTGAAGATACGGGTAATGCTGCTGATTCTGCTGCCCCATCTATCGCTTCTTTTGACGAAGCATGGCTCAATCTCAAAAACACAGACGATTCCGATTTAAAAGGTGCGGCAGATGACCTTCTTGACCTTGCAAATGCAGGACAATTAACAGGAAACGCACTTGAAGGTTTGGCTGGTGGTCAGCAGTTGATGAATGAAACAGGTTTATCAGCAGAGGCACTTGCACAGAAAATAAATGGTCTTGTAAACGCTTCTACGCAGCTCTCTTCTATGTCTACACAGATTTCTAAGATATCTGATATGCTTGCTGACAAGAAAAATGGTACAGTTGCATCCGCTTCTGATTTAGCAGGATTTGATGTTTCAGTCCGTGGTCTTGAATCATGGGATGAGTTTGAAGAGGTAATGGGTAGTTCTGAATCTAGCATGGATCAGTGCCAGAAAGCAGCTAATGCTCTTGCTACTGAATGGGTAAATGATGGCAATTTTCTCGCTAATCTTACCGATGAAAACAAACAGTATTATATCACTCAGCTTGAAGATATGGGCGTTAAAAATGCCGAGCAAATTGTAACAGAGGCTTTGGCAAAAAAGGAAGAAGAACTTAGATTTGAAAAACTTCTTTCTGCCGATGCATCCACAGATTTGCAAAATGCCACAGTTGCTGATATTCTTAAACTTCAAAATCTTGGTGATATTACAGAACAGGAAAAGGCAAAACTTGCAGCTTTCACATTGGAAAAACAGTATTGTAACAAAAACACTATTGTAACTGATGCAGATTGTCAAAATATTTACACTCTTGCTAAAATGGCTGGTGCAGGTACAGAAGCTTTAAATAAACTTGCGGCATTAAAACAAAGATTATCAGACAATCCAATTATGTCTAATGAAATGCGCAATAATATTAACAATGCAATTCAAGACATTGTAAATGGTGTAACAACTTCTGCTGGTGCAAAATTAGATATACCACAAGTAAAAGTAAATTCTTCTGGTTCATCAAGTTATAAATCTCCGTCATCAAAAAAATCAAAATCCAAATCCAAAACAAAATCCGATGCAGCCGAAGTATTTGACTTTATTGAGATCAAACTTAATAATCTCACGGACAAGGCATCTAAGGCTAAAGACAAGATTGACGATCTTCTTACATTTGGTCAAAAGAAAAATCAGACTAAGAAAGCTATCGAAGCTACAACTAAAGCTATTACTGCACAGGAAAAGGCATATAAGAAATACATGGCATATGCCAATAAAGCCGCAAAAACACAGAATAGCAAAAAGACAACTTCATCATCTTCTTCTACAGGTGGAAATGCTGTATATGATACTGCTACAGATTATCTTGGACTGAAATATGTTTGGGGTGGTGCAAGTCTTACAAAAGGTGCGGATTGTTCTGGATTTACACAGCAGATTTACAAGAAGTTTGGTGTAAGTTTACCACATCATGCGGCTGACCAGGCTAAGATGGGGACAAAAATCACATCGAAGAAAAATTTGCAAGCTGGTGACTTAGTATTCTTTGGAAGCAAAAACAACATCACACATGTAGGTATTTATGGTGGAGACGGTAAGTTTATTGAATCCCCTCATACTGGCGCATCTGTAAGAGTTTCCAAGCTTTCATCTCGTAAGGATTTTGTATCTGGTTCACGTTTTAGCAAAATCAACAATGCAACATCTACATCTTCTAGCAGCGGAAAGAATGTAAAAAAGGTCAAAAAAGGTGTATCATCCAAGACACTGGAACATTACAAGAAACTTATCCGTAATGGTACATTGGACGCTGATGGAATCCAGACTATCAAAAATGAAAACCTGAAAAATGCCATGAAAGATTATCAGACTTGGTATGAAAAGGCAAAATCTTGCAAGGAACAGGTTACCAGTCTTACGGATCAGTTAAAGGATTTATATGAGACTTTAGCGAACAACCCGATTGACAGTGCTTCTGATAAGATTGAAAAACTTGGAACAAAGATGGATATTCTGAATGCCAAGGTAGGTAATCTTACATTTAATCCAACAAAGAAAATCGGTACGTCTGATATTGACAATCTGTATAAACAGATTATTAAAAACTACAATAGCCAGTTATCAGCTTCAAAAACTGCTTATACTGGTGCAACAAAGAGTTATAAATCCAATAAGAGTTCTCTTACAAAGTCTCTTAAAAAAACAAAAGCTAAAAACATTGGTCTTACTCAAAATGAATTTAATTCTATTAAGAGTAATTTAAAATCCAATAAGTCAATTTCGTATAATCTTATTAACAAGATTGAAAATGACACTCTTAGGAAAAAGTGCATAGCACATAATGAATATCTTCTTGCAAAGAATACCGCAACTGATAATTATAATCAGGCTAAAGAGGATCATACCTCTAATGTGCGTCAGACTAGGAAAGATCACTTTGATGAGGTACAGGCAAGATATGACAATAAAGCCGGGCTGATTGAGCAGAGAAAGAACGCTGTTTCCAATTCTCTTAGTATAGCTGAAGCAAAAGGTCAGTTAATAGGTGAAGCTTATTATACACGTCAAGCAGATGCCGTTAAGTCTGATATGCAGCTTAAACAGGAAGAAGCTGAAGAACTTGCAAAGAAATTATCTACGATTAAGTTTGGTAGCGATGAATGGTATGAAGCACAAGAAGCATTAAATGGTGTCTATGAATCTATTCAACAGGATGAGCAAGAACTTGCGGAGTTTCAAAAGTCTATCAATGAGTTGAAGTTTGATCGTTTTGACGAGTTACTTGATAAGCTTGGAGACATCACGGACGAGACAGATTTCTTAATTGACATGCTTGATTCTGACAATCTGTTTGACAGTGATACGGGAATGATTACGCAGGATGGTATTACTGCTATGGGATTGACCGCTCAGAATTATGATACATATCTTGCTGAGGCTCAGAAGTACAAAGATGCTATTGCTGATTTGAATGAGATGTATAATGAGGGCAAAATTGGTCTTAACGATTACAACTCTAAGTTGAGGACTTATCAGCAAGGTCAGCGTGATTCTATCAAGTCTGCTAATGAAGCGAAGAAGTCGTTAGCTGCTTATGTAAAGCAAGGATTAGATGCGCAGAATAATGCTTTGGAAGAAGCAATTTCGAAGAAAAAGGAATTGTTAGAAACAGACAAGTCCTTAAAAGAGTGGAATGATAAGTTAGCTGATTCTAATAAAAATATCGCTAAGTTAGAAAAGCAGATTGCGGCTTTGGAAGGCGACGATTCTGAAGAAAATCGGAAGAAATTACAACAACTTAAATCCGATCTTCAAGACGCACAGAAAGATAGATCGGACATGTTGTACGATCATTCTGTTTCCGATCAGGAAGATGCTCTCGATAAGATGCTTGAAAATAGCAAAAAACAAGCTGAAGACTACCTGAAAGATACAGATAAAGTTTTCTCTGATGCTCTCACATATGTAAATGCTAACTCTTCACAGGTTGCATCTAATATTGAGAAAATCGCAAAGGATACTGGATATGATATATCATCGTACATTGTGAATGCTTGGGAAAAGGGTGGAAACGCTGTAGGTGATTATGCAAGCACATTATCTTCTAACATTCCAAACATTACAGCACAACTTAGTTTGATTGCATCTTCGTGGCAATCTATTTGTGATGCTGCTGACAGAGCCGCTGAAGCAAGTGCCAAGTATGCAGAGACAAAAGTTACAGACACACAAGGTATTGGATCATCAAACGATTCAGGAGCTTCAAGCGGAAACGGTTCTGGTTCTTCAGGAAGTAACAATACCGATAAGCAACAGAAATTGTATGAACTCAAAAAGAAAGCAAGTGATATTACAGAATGGATATCTAAGCATTCAGATTCGGCAACACACAAGAAATCGTATTACGGTGCTCTTAATCAGTATCTTTATGATAAACAGCATAAACAAGTTCTGAGTATAGCTAATGAAGTTGCTCTTGCGAAGAAACTTGGTGTATCTGTAAAAAGTGATTTGTCTGGTAAGAATGATAGAGAGAAAATTGCTTCAGCTCTCAAGAAACTTATAAAAGACGCTTCGTTCTCAACTGGCGGTGTGATTAAGGATCTTGTTAAACTTTCTGGTGAAGATGGTATTAGTTTCTTACAACGTGGCGAAGCTGTACTTTCTAAGGAACAGACGCAAGCATTGTTGAATTTTAAGCCTGTTATTCCACAGATTGATTCTATTATTGGCAATCTGAAGAACATTCCTATTGAGAAAGTTTCATCCCAATCTCCTACTTATCAAATCGACAACAGAACGATTGTTGAAGGTGTCGCTACAGACAAGATTGTTAAGCAGATGGAAGGTGTTGCTCAGAAACAGGCTGAAAATGTTGTGAGAAAGATTAACCAAGCAACTTATGCCAAAGGAGTAAGAAGATAATTTATGGAGAGGTGAAATATCCTCTCCTATTTTAATGGAGGAAAACGTATGTCAGAAGTGACTAATGAAAGAAAAGTAAGTATTCTTGAAAAACTGCTTCTTGAACGTGATGAACAGATTCGGAAGTTACAGGAGAAAAACACTGAATTAGAGAAAGAAATTGAAAGTTTTGGAAGTGATATTAAGGAATTACAAGATATTATTTCTGAGACACAGAAATTGAATAAAGAGTTTTCTGGGACAAACAGAGAAATGAAAAAACTCAAAAAGAAATATGAAAAAGAAATGAAGAAAAGGATGTAAAAAGAAAGGAGGTTGCCATGACAATTCAAACTCGTGGTTTTACTTTTGATAATAAGACCTCTGATGAGTATGGACTGATGGTATGTGAATTTGACGGGAATACTCCATCTGATACGACAGGTGGCAATATTGAATTTACACTAACCTCCTCTCCTATTCAAAATAGATGGTATAAAAATGGAAATTCAAGTTATTCAGAAGCGATTAAGTTTGAATTCCAAGTTATGAAACAGAATTTTGAGCCAATTGATTCATATGAGTATTCTGCAATTGCTCGATGGTTACAGAGGAAAGATAATTATAAGGAATTCACAGTTACACGATTAGATTATGATACAGTTCATTTTAATGCACAATTAAATGTATCCCCTATTTCTATAGCTGGTGATATTATTGGGATTACAATCACAGGGACAACAGATGCCCCATTTGGGTTTGGACAGTTAATTACACTAAAGGCAACAACAGAAAATGGTATTGGTATGTTAAAGTTTGTAGATATGAGTGATGAAATTGGTTATATTTATCCCGATATAGAAATTGATATTTCCAGTGCTTGTAACCTCAAAATTACCAATGAAACATCGGGTGAAATTTTCAAGCTGGATAATTGCATCAATAATGAAGTTATAAAAATTGATGGAACAATCTTAGAAATCACTTCTACAGCTATATCACATAAAATCTACAACGATACCAACTATAAACTTCCACGTATTGTAAACGACATTAACAAGAGAACGAACATATTTAAGGTTGAGGGTAATTGCACTCTTACTATGAAATATAGACCAATAAGGAAGGTGGTGATCTGATGGCGGTTCAATCATTTAATTTACCCGTTGATTTCTTGAACAATCTTGAAAAACCAATTATCTACATTGCTAAAAAGGATAAAACTTTTCTTGGTGCAGTAAGTATTTATGATGATTTATCTCTTACTTTTAATCTAAATGCTTATCAGACTGCTTCTTTTAAAATCTATAGAGATATCAATGGTAAGAAATATGAACATTATGACGATTTTCAAGAAGATCGTTTGATTATGGTACAGGGTATTGGCTGGTATAAAATTCATGCGGAGACTAATATTGAGAATACAGGGATCTCAAAAAGTATTACAGCAAATTCATTAGAGTGTACATTGTGTAACAAGCGACTCATTGATTTTGAATGTAATACGGGCGAGATTTTGTATGACGATTATGTAAAGACCATCTTCTACGATCCTACAAACCCTAAAGGAAGTTTATTGCATCGTGTATTGAATGTTGCTCCAAGTTGGTCGGTTGGTCATGTAGATGCTACTCTTGCTAACAAACAAAGAAGTTTTGACGAGGACGATATAGATATATATTCATTTTTGACTGGTGATGTATCAGAAGCATTTAATTGTTTGTTTGTTTTCGATACATTCAATATGACTATAAATGCTTATGATTTAGACGATTATGGAGAAGATACAAATATCTATATCTCAATGGATAATCTTGCGCAGTCTATGATAGAAAGCATTGATGAAAATAGCATTATTACATGCTATCGTGTAAATGGTGGTGATGGAATTTATATCAATGAAGTCAATCCAAATAGCACAAATAAGATTTATAATTTTGAATATTATTTACCTGAAATGGAAGAATCTATTCAGAACAAAGTAAAGTTATATAATGAAAAATATCAATCTTTAAAACCACAGTACGAAGAAATTATGAAGCATCTTGGTGATCAGATTGGTGTTATTCAGGAACTTGAAACGAGATTACCTGATAGTTTGGATTCTAAGGATTGGACGAAATATGGATTGGATTTTCTGGATTCAAAGGTTAAATCGTTCAAGAACATAGATGAAGTTTATTGTGCCCAAGGTATGAATAAGCCAAATTCTTTTAACTATAATCTGTATCAGCAAAATCTTGAGGATTTGAACAATGTTACTGCCGAATACAATAAAAGAAAGTCTGAGGTTGATTCTGCTACAGATGTATATAATTCTATTATCGCAGAAAGAAATGCTGTTCAATCTCAGTTGGATATGGATAAATGGTTTACTAAGGATGAATGGAAAACACTTGATTCTTATGTTGTAGAGGAAACATATAGTAACGACAATTATATTACTACAGATAATACAACTGATACAGAGAGATTCGACATTGAACGTCAGCTATATGATGTTGCATGGAAGGATTTATCCAAGAAATGCCGACCACAATATCAGTACACTTCTACTCTTTCTAATGTTCTCACTATTCCACAATTCAAAGGATTCTTAAAGTATTTCCAACTTGGCAACTTCATAAGAATGGCTACTGATTATGATACTGTAATTAAATTGAGATTGATTAGTTTTACAGTTGATTATAACGACACAAGTAAAATTGACGTAACATTCTCTGATGCTATTCGTGTGCATGGTGTATGTAATGATGTAGCCAGTATCATTTCACAGGCTAACTCTGCTGCTATGAGCTTTCAGTTTAACAAAGACCAATACGATAAGTCTGTAAATCAGAGTAACTTTGTTGAGGAAATGCGGAAATATGGATTAGATGTTGCAAATATTCCTGTAAAAAATCAACATCAATCATGGGACGAAACTGGAATGTGGTTCAGGCAATGGAATGAACAGAAGAATGACTTTGATCCCGAACAGATTAAGATTATTAACAACCAAATTGTATTTTCAGATGATGGTTTCCAGAGTGCAAAAATGGCTATCGGTAAGATTCCCATTGACAAAAATGGAAATACTGTTTATGCCGTAAATGCCGAAGCAATTTTAGGAAAATTATTTTTGGGAGAATATCTTACTTTACAAAACAATTCAGGTACTTATAAATTTGATGATGCTGGTTTTATTGCTAAAAGTGGTAATAACTCTGTACGAATTCAACCGAATCAAAGTGAAGAATTATTTTCTATTTATAAGGGGAATAACAAACAGTTTTACGTTGACTCAGATGGTAATGTGCATTTTATGGGCGATTTGACTGGTTCTAGCGGCATTTTCAGCGGTCAGTTAAAAGGTGGCTCTATCAATCTTGGTAATGGGACATTTACGGTTGATAAAGATGGTAATTTAACCGCAAACAAAGGTACGTTTAGTGGAGATCTTATTGGTGGAAGTATTAATATAAACAATGGTAACTTTTTAGTGGATAAATATGGAAATATGAAAGCAAATGCGGGGTTAATTGGTGATTGGGGAATTACAAATGGATATTTATGGTATGATGGTGACTATGGAACAAGTATAATATCTCCAAGCTTAATACAGTTATTATCTAATGGAAATAATGACGGAACAATAATAAGTAATAATAGTATATTCTCTAATTCTATGAATTGTAATTATATAAATGGTTCTAACGAATTGAATATTCAATCAAATGTTATCAATCTAAAAGGTACAATTTTTGCAAACGGTGAACAACTTATCACTTCTTCTTCGCTTCCAAAAAGTACAAAAGATATCGAAGCATCTTACTCAGTTGCAGTTGGAACATATGGCGGTGGATCTAGGCTCATTGATTTTTCTAATTATAGTTCTGGTATTTTGACAGGAGCAACACCAGATTATGTTCAAACGTATGTAAATGAATATGTAGCAGATAAGTTGTCTGAAGTATATCGTAAAATGGTTACTGCATCTGACTTAAGTGGTTATGCAACAAAATCATGGTGTAATAGCACGTTCAAAAAGAAATAAAGAAAGGCTTAATATGGAACAAAAACAGAATAATACACAAACACTGGAAGTTGTTTCTTATCCAAAAGATAAGATTCAGCTTCTTTTTAATATACTGAACTCTATGAGTTTTATAGGGATTCAGCAAGCACAGGGAATCGCACAGATTAGTGTAATTCTTAACAACCCAATTGTAGAGGATAAAACAGAAAATGTAACAAAGGAGTCACAAAATAATGAGGTAAAGTAAATGTCATGTGAAGTATTTAACAATTCAGACTTTGGTATGATTGGTGGATGTCGGCAGACATTTAGTGTAGATTTATATGATATTCTTGATGAAGAATATCATATTGCTGCATCTTCATGTGAATGGCGTTTGGCTAAATATGGAGAAACAGAAGTCTTAGCAACCGAATCAACTGTCAAAGGTACAATAAATATTACAGATAACATAATTCAAATAACAATTCCCTCTTCTGATACACAGAACTTATTTGGTAAATTTACACATCAGTTGGTTATTACAGATAAGTTGGGAAATCAATTCGTAGCCGACCTCGGCAAAATTTCAATCAAACCCATGATCAAGTAAATAAGGAGGATTCGTAATGATTAATACATACGAAAAAAATCAAATTCTTAATAATATTTTTCGCAATGGAGAAAAGACAATTTATATTGGTGTAAGTAAAACTGCTCCAAGTGAAGACGGAACTAATTGTACTGAGCCTACGGTTTCTAGTTATAAGCGTTTTGCTGCAAAATGTGATGCAACTAATTGGAACGAATCTGTTCAAGGTTCGACTACAAATTCTGTAGTATTTCGTTTTGATGAAGCACAGGAGTCATGGACAACTGCAGCGTCACCTGTAACTCATTGGGTAATTTTTGATGCCGCCACTGGTGGAAATATGATGTTCTATGGAGAGCTTATGAGAGCACAGGAAATTCCTGCTGGTGCAGTTCTTGAAATCCCAGCAGAAGGACTAACGACTACTGTACTGAACGCATAAAAGAAAACGAGGTGAAGTATGCGAATAAACTATCACATTTTATCATCCAAGATTTCGGATAGACAAACATTTCGTGAGTATATTCATGGTGCTTCACGATATACTCAGCTTGTTAATACGAGTTTTATTAAAATTAAAAACTCTATTAAAACAGCATTAAAAGCAATATTAAAGCCACGCATAAACAACGTGGCTTTTAGTAATTCAAAATTTCTAACAAGAGTCTTGTTTTTGTTCCATGCAAAATCAAGAAATGAGATTAAGTTTGATGATGATTCAACATTTTTAATTCGTGAAAATGTCAAAAGTAAAGAAGAAAACACAATAAAGATAGAGAATAAAAATACATCCTCTTTCATAGTTTCTAAAATAATTAAATCCAAAAACAATTCTGATATTGTTGTACAGGGCAACAATTCTTCCCTTTTATTAAGCGAAAAACTGAAAATTGATAATAATAATAATATTCAGGTTAAGAACAACGAAGTTCATATGCAGATAGGCGTTTTTAATAAATCAAATGAAGATAATAAAATCAATTTTACAAATGGGAAGGTCAATATGTCTGCTGGTTATTTGATACGATTAAAAATGATGAGTGGATCTTTGAATGCTTATTATAATCAAACAATCTCAGATACAGGTAGAAAGAAAGTAATTTAAAAGGAGGAAATAAAGGATGTCAGAAGTATTGAGTAATACTGGCGTTAAGTTGTGGGCTGAATCCGATTATAGCGAATTATGGCTTACTGTATTTGATCAGCTTACAGGGCAAGGTGGTAAAAGCAATATTCGACTGATTGATGAAGCTATCGGTAAAATCAATGGAACTCTTGATGGTTATAAATTTGAATTTTCCTCTGATGAGGGCAGATTATATATCTCTAAGGGAGATTCAAAATTGCCAGTTTCGTTAATTGATTCAAAAGGTCATGTTGCTTCTAAAGTCGATGGTACTACTATCACTATTGACGAAAATGGTATTGTAAAAGGAATTCCTGTTGATGATACTTTATCGGAAGAATCAACAAATCCTTTACAGAATAAAGTAATTTCCGGTGAATTAAAAAGTATCAAATCTAAAATGGAAACAGATGAGTCTGCGATTAAACAGAATACATCGAATATTACGAATAATACAAAAAGAATCGAAGCCAATGAAACGGCAATTTCCACATTAAATGGAACGGGCGATGGCTCGGTAAAAAAGGCAGTTTCAGACGGAATTGCAAAGGTTGTAGCTGGCGCACCTGAAGATTTAGATACATTGAAGGAAATGTCTGATTGGATTTCTGGTCATGAAAATGATGCATCTGCCATGAATAGTGCTATTAAGGATAATAAGAATGCTATTACAACATTACAGACTGATAAAGCAGATAAGACAGAAATTCCGACTGTTCCAACAAATGTATCTGACTTTACAAATGATGCAGGATATCTTACTGAGCATCAAGATATTTCTAATCTTGTTGTAAAGGAAGAAGGCAAGGGATTATCTTCTAATGATTATACAAGTGAAGAAAAGACTAAACTTGGTGGCGTGGGAACTTCACAGGGAAGAAATATTATACCATATCCGTATTCTCAAACCACTAAAACTGTATATGGAGTAACATTTACAGATAATAAAGATGGTTCTATCGGTATTTCTGGAACGCAAGATGGCAGTACATCAAGACCTTATATGGGTGTTGGTATATGGTGGGGTACAGATAAAAAAGAGGGCAACATTAAAATTGATGCCAATACTTATTTTACTATTTCTGCTAATTGTAGCTCTGACAATGCAGGGATTCGCTATTACGTTTATGATGAAAGTGGTTCAAAATTAGCTGATAATATAGTTTATGGTACAGCGACAAAAACATTAAAATTTGATGTTGATACTTGGGTTGCTTTATGTATTGAAACTGCCGCTAATAGCGAAACTTATGATTGTATATGCAAACCTCAATTAGAGTTAGGTACTATTGCTCATGCTTATGAACCATCAATAGAGAGCAATGTAAATCTGAAAAAAGAAATTGACAAAACTTCGACTCAGCAAGGGCAGAATTTAATACCTTATCCATATTATAGACCGGATAGTTATACGAATAACGGTATCACTTGGACAGTAAACGAAGATGGGTCTGTAACTGCTAACGGTACAGCTACGGCTACCGCGCACTATACTGTTTTTATAGGCAAGTTAGGATTAGAAATTGGAAAAAATTACGTGTTGACGATAACTACAGTCAAAGGACAAGCGAGTTTATATTTAGCCAATAAAAACAAACAAAATATAAATACGGACATTGCTGCTTGCCGTACTGTTAATAATTCAACATTAAGTGTTATTTTTAAGTATTCGCAAACCGATGACTTTGATCGTGATGAACTTGGTTTATATATTGTAGCTGGTACTACTTTAACTAACTGTATTATAAAATTCCAGTTAGAACGTGGCACTATAAGACACGAATACCAGCCTACAACTCTTAGTAACCCTACGCTGAAAAAGGAGATCGGAAGCGCACTGCAACCGGAAAGTATCGTAAATAACCAGACAACGACTGTGGCGGGATTTGCACTGGACGCAAGGCAGGCGAACCCGAATATTGATGGATCGCTCGCAAAGCAGATAAGTGATTTAAACGGCAGTCTAAATAGTAAGAAAATACCATCATTTGGCATCGAAAACATATTTACTGGAAACCCGTTTTGTATAGTCAACAATGGTTCCGATGTAATAAGTGTACAAACCGATTGGGATATAGACAATGGCGGCTATAGGGTCAAAAACATAAAGTATCCTGCAGGAACGGCTACTAATCTTACGGTCTCATTATCGTTACCTGCTAATAGCATTGTTATTGTTGATGTAAATACACTTAATGGAGAGAATATTGATATACAAGGTTCACTCATTAGAAGTAACTTTACAAGTAGCCCAAAAAATTGGAATTTATCAATTAAATTCACTGGGCGTACAAACCAAATACTTACAGATATTAGATACATGCCGTTAGTTATCCACTTAGGTTAAAGAAAGGTTTCCCATAACATGTTGTGCCTAATGCTTCGTTTCCATCTAATGTATTAGCTCTTTTTATTGTTGTATTTAAACTGCCGTTTAAGAAAATATATCGAACAAATATTCGAACGCAACTTATTAACCATTTTTTATCATAGAAAGGAAAAAATAATATGGATAAAATTATTTTAAAAGATCAGACCAGCTTTGAAATTGCCGATGGTGCAAGCCTTGGAAACATCCAGATCCAGTCCAAAAATTTTGACGGGATTAAAACGATCACGGACACTTTTGCAGAGAACAACATTGCGGAAGTGACCTTTAAACACAATGATGAGGTATCTGGAAAATACACCGATCTGAAGTGTGATGGGTTTACATACGCACCGAATACGGACGAGGCCGGCAAGGAAGATGGAACCTACACGGTTACTATCAGGCTGCGAACCAAAAATGAAATCGAAAAACGTCTGGATTCATTGGAAAAAGGTCACATTGCAAACGCTACTGCTATTGATTCAATCATCACAGATATTATTCCAGGTATGGAAGATACTGAAGGTGCTGAATAAATATATTTCAAAGGAGGATTTTAATATGGAAACATTTATGGCAACAAGAATTGAAGAAGCAAGAGGAACTAGTCTTGAAAAGGGACAGGCAAAGTACAGAGCATATTTCGTAAGAAAGAGTGCCGCAAAACTGTATGGACGTTATCAGGATACTGTAAATAGTATCTTGGAACTTGATGGATTCTCAGATTGTATTGTATCTGAATAATCTTATCTACAACTGAATATTGAATAACCGAACCTCCGTTCTAAAATCAATTCCATTTATTTCCAAATGGAGAATATATATGTAGAACATATAAATTTTGATTTAGGATGGAGGTATTTTTTTACGTTATGGAAGAGAAATTTAGATTAGAATTATTATCAATGATTGACAGATTTGCAGATGATAATACTGTAATGATGATAGATGGATGTGTTTGTAGATTATTAAGAAAATATGATATAAATGAGAAACATACAGAATTGTGTGTACTTGAAAATGAGAATGAGAAAATTCTTAATACATATAGAGCTTCTTTGCGTCTTGAAGGTCGTTCACCCAGTACAATTTATCAGTATATGGATTCGATTAAGCACACGTTAGATGATCTTGGAAACAAAAATATAAAGGATATTACTACAAACGACATTAGATGGGCACTCTCATTGTATCAGCAAAGAGTTTCAAATACTACTGCTAATAATAGGAGAAAAAACCTTTCTGCGTTCTTTAGATGGTTGACTCTTGAAGAAATTATTCCAAAGAATCCTATGTTGAAAATCCATGAGATTAAGTCTCGATATGTCACAAAGAAACCATTCTCTGATGAAGATGTAGAAAAGCTTTTAGATAACTGCGATACAATTAAAAATCGTGCGTTATTAGAATTTATGTTTTCTACTGGATGTCGAGTTTCTGAAGTACAGAATGTTAACCGTGAGGACATTGATTTTAAATCGGGCGAATGTACTGTCGTTGGAAAAGGCAACAAAGAAAGGACGGTTTATATATCTGAACGCTCTATGTATTATATCAAAGAATATATTATGACTAAAAAGACAATCTTGAACCATTATTTTTAAATGATCATGGGACACGATTATCCAAGGAAAGCATTAGACAAAGATTACATAAAATTGGAGATGTGGCAAACGTGACAAATGTTCATCCGCACAGATGCAGACGTACAATGGCAACAGAATTAGCTCGTAAAGGTATGCCAATTCAGTATGTTCAACAAATTCTTGGTCATGCTAAGTTGGATACTACAATGATTTATTGTATTTGTGATAAGAAAAATGTTAGAAATGAATTTAATAAGGTTATGTAAGTGGCGTATATGAATGTGCAAATACACGCCAAACAAGAAAGGAATACGCACAAAATTAAACAATTTTTGCGCATTGATAGTATGTATTGACTTGAATTGTATTATACAAAGAACTTTTGTTCGACAATGTTGTTTTAAACGGCAGTTTAAATAGTAAATTTCAAATCATTAATCCGGATGGCATTACTAAAAATTTCTACTATGAAAAAAGTATTGGTGAGGTAGGTGGATGGT